GGTAGAGAGGTGGCTAGGGTACCTTGTCGTTTATGGGAAAAAAAGGTACGGGGAGGGGTTTGACAGATTAGTCTGACAATTCAAACTAATAAGAAAAAGAGCGGACACCCCGCCCTTAAATGAAATCCGCTTGACTCAATCCATTCCGTTTCATTTCCCTTTGCATTGTGGTCATGTGTGCATATGGATCATTCTCCTGCATGATCTCTATGTCTGTGTGTAGCTCCTCTATATCCTGATCAAGCTCCTCTATAGCGTCTAACAGTTCAGCCGCTCCTGTCTCCTCATATTGTGCCATTAGATCATTGCGTGTGTCCTGCATGTCCTCCAGCTTGTCTGCTAACACCTGTATATCCATTGTCATGTGTATTCCCTCCTGATTTGGTATGTCTTTAGTATATCACCTTATTGTCTTAAAGTCAACACTAATCATAAAAAAAAAAGAGCGTTGCCGCTCTTACACTTCCTGCCCGCATTTAACACAATACGAGAAGCATTCAAATGATCCGTTTACCTCTTCTTGCACAATCTCATGATCACACCAGCCGTGATAACCTTCAAGCATCTGTTCCGCTTTAAGCTCTAGGATGTACCTTACCGAGTAGTAAGGGATACTAGTGATAGAACAGTTCTTCACTGCATGCTCTCTGCCTGTAAACGCTAGTTCCTTTAGAATCGCTTCAAAGTGTTCCCGGAATAGGTCATCATACGTTTTATCCTCATACCTTTCTATCTCTGTAAGTACATGGTCTGAACCGTGTTTGACAATGGCTTCGAGCTTTGCTGTACCTTCCTCGAATGATACGCCGTCAACGTGCCCCATTAATTCCTCAACCGCCCAAGTGTTCATATGTAATGTGTTCATAATAAAATCGCTCCCTTGTTTTTAGTATGTAATGTTCTTTACAATTATAATGATACCATATGAGTTGACCATAAGTCAACTCATAATATACATTTTTTCAATTTCTTTTTTAGTCCCAATTTCAAACCCATTTTGGTATAAAAAATCTTTAATGTGTCTTAAAGTTGTACTTGAGTGTGTCCCGAATACTTCAGCCTTGCCGTCCCTGATCTCTGCTACAATCGTTTGGTAAGACAATAGCTGTTTAACACCTTCACTCTCTAATACCCAAGCCTTTTTATAGAAGCTTTTACGTCTGTCATAAACTGGAGTTAACTCTGTTCTGCTTTCACCTATCATAATTGATCTCTCCCTTTAATTTGTTAACTTAAGTATACCATATGGGTTGACTAGAAGTCAACCCATATTTAAAACTTTTTTTACGAGTGTTTCCTCATGTAGCTGAATCGTATCGCCTTCAAAGTATTCCATATCGTCACCATAAAGGACAACAGCCTTATAGAACCCATTCAAACGCCTGCTTGCTATCTGGACAGTAATGCCTTCAAATAACACTTGCATTCCCTGTCTAGGCGTCATATCCTTTAATGGTAACGCCTTGCACTGTCAATCGTTCGCATACCTTCCAGCAACGCTTTCCGCTTCATTTAGGATGTGTTTAGCCTGCCATAGTTCGTCATAGGCTTCACCTATAAACCTGCCAGATTCTAAAGCATCTTGAATGATCCAAAATAGCTCTACTTTCTGATCCCACCATGCAGCATGCTCCCATTGACTTTTAATACTTCTCGCACTGACTAATAGCTCTTTAGCAGTTGCCACACATTGACTAGTTGTTTTCAGTTCCATCATAAATCCCTCCATATTTGGTATAGTTAAAGTATAACAGGACGTTGACGCAAAGTCAACACTTTTCTAATAATCGTTTTAATGACTGGTCATACTGTTCACAGATTGTATTAACCTGTGAACAGTATTCGTCTACCGTCAGCACCTTCCTACGTGTCAGCCGCTTCCATAGCCTTTTCATAGTGGAAGTTTACCCCACGTAATAGCGATAATAAACAGCAGAACACAGATAGTACCACCAATGACACCATAGAATAGTTTAGCGTCCACCGCTTCCACTTCTTCACCCTCTTCAAGACAAAAGAAATAACGATTAAGCATAGCATAGTAGCGTTTTAACATCCTGCATACCTCCAATTAGTTTATGTATGAGTTAGTATGTATTTAGTATAACACCGTATTGACGAAAAGTCAACACCTATTTTGCACAACCTGCACATTTCTTTCTGTCCTTTGATTCTCCTACAAGATAAACCTTGCCGCACCCCTTACAATTATCTACCCGATATCCTGCTAGTGTTGTCATTATGTATGTACCTCCTATTTAGTATGTCTTAAGTATATCACCGTATTGACTGACTGTCAACATCTTTTTAGAAAAAGAAGGAGAATTATTCTCCCTCTTCCTCTTCATTAATGAGCGCTGTTAGTTCATCGCTTAGTGTTAGGTTAGGGAGGTTTCCTTCTAGGGAATCCATGATTTCCTCAATGTGGTCCTCTAATTCCCGCTCTAAGTCATATTCTGACACACTCTTTAGATTGCCGTATCCATCGAATTTAACATAATCGTCAGTATAGTTGTAGTCACCATATACAGCCGCCCGCACTGCTTTCATAGGTTCACCTTCAAAGTAAGTATTAAAGAAGTCCTCATCGTTATACTGATAGTCAAGATGTTCAAGTTCACTATTCCAGCTGTTAACCTCTCTTACAACGTCCTTTAGTTCTTCCATGTTATCTAGTAAGTAAGCTTTAACTTTTTCCATTTTACTCTCTCCCTTGTTTGGTATGTCTTAAGTATATCAGGGTATTGATTTAAAGTCAACACCCTTTTAATTTTTTTTTAAAGGATAATGTTCTCTAGGTATTCTAGTCGGTCGTTTGCTTCATCCTCTGTTTTAAAACCATCTTCAAATAGTTCTGTACCTGCACATAGACACCATTCATCACTACCCTCTAACCATATAACCTCTAGTTGCTCTCCCTCTTCCTCTAGGTTTCTAAAAATGTTTTTCCACGTCTCTAAACTCTGTCTCATTATGTAAGCCCTCCCTTATTGGTATGACTTAAGTATATCAGGGTATTGACCACAAGTCAACACCCTTTTTCATTTTTTTTTTAGAGTTTGTAATCATGAGTGAAAGCTGGTTCGTCCTCATCACCATACGCATACAGTTTAAATGATTTAGATTCCTCATCATATTCTAATACGGCAACTGTTTCACCTTCGATATTCAATTCTAAACCATTGTCAGTTTCCTCTGCAAACATACTGTGCTTTCCTGCCTTTAACTGAATGTATTTAGTCATTGTAAAATTCCTCCTCGTTTTTAGTACATCTTTAGTATATCACCCTATTGACCACAAGTCAACCACTTTTAAGAAATAAAAATATTCTGACAATTAGCTTACCCTGTGCAGCCCGCCGTAGCTCCGGTATACCCAGCGGAGCCAGAGCTACTACAAAATGAGCTACTATTTAATACGATCCCAAAACCTCTTAAGTACCTGCTTACGTGTCATCCCCTCCGCATGGAAGGAATATGTTGAGCCACTACTATGATCAGTGTAATGACCTACATAGCCGCCACTGCCCCGCCGCATTACAACCGTGAAATGACCTACTGTATATTCATCATAAGCCTTCATCCTTATTCACCCCTTTATATGCGTCCTCTGCATAGCTCACCAGTATCTTTTTATACTTTTATTATACTATGTATGTTGACTAACTGTCAATACCTTTTTATAAAAAATTTGGTGAAGAGCGGCTTACCCTCCACCAACCCAAGGCAGTACATGAATCGTTAATGAGCTATCAAGAAACGATCCCTTAATTAAAAGTCAAATATAAGTCAATAGTATTGAGACGTTACTTTGCATACGTGCTGCTAATTACTTTTTAGATTTGTCAGTTTGGTTGCGTGCCACTTACCCTCACCTCCTTATAGTATATATCGTGTATCTTACTGTAACTATAGTGTAACATGGTCTATATGTTATGTCAACACTTATTATAGAAAAATATTTACTATTTAAATGCGTTTTAAGCCGTTTTAACCTGTTTAAGACTAAATATACTCGATTATTATTAAAACGTCTTACAGGGCAATCTGAGAAGGGTGAGCGGTATTCTGACAAAGGGATAGTCTAACACTTATATGCGCCCCCTTGAATTGTCAGAATATTTAGAATAATGAAAATTCTCCCGCCGCCCCCTCCACAAGATGCGAACAATAAAGTCTAGCATGAAGCGGACTCGATTTACACGCCCCAGGTTCGACTGTTCTTTAGTATGATAAAGTATTGTCTTTCCTCTTTCCTCTCTCCTCTCTCCTTATACATTATAGTTTAAAGTTTCCCCTTATAGTGTAGTCCCTCTATATGAGTAAGTAAGTCCATATATTCCTCTGTGTCTGGGTGTAGTGTCTCTAATGCTTCTTCTATATATATATATATATATAGAGAACATTCTTTTATAAGGGTTAATAGCTGTTCCCTAGTAATTACTTCTTTATATATGTCTGCTTGTTGTGTTATTTCTGTTAGAGTCTCATGTAAGCTACTGAGTTTTGCTCCTAGTGTTAAACGTTCTAATACTAATGTTCTGGCTATCTCTCTGTTAATCCTCTCCATGTGCCCCTCTCTATTTTTTAGTACATACACTCCTCTATTATCTCCCCAGTATCCATATCTATTACGCACCAGCATAGATCAGGGTTATATGTGCCAATAAGCGCTATGTCTTTAAACTCCTTTGGGTATCTTATAAGAAGTCCAATATAGAAGTTGTCAGACATTTCAATTAAGAGAGGTCTACCTATGTTTTCTCTAATCGTTTTAAACAAGTCGTAAGCTGTGTATTTGAATCCTTTGTACTCTATCATTGTTATTTCTCCTCCCCATTATCTGAAACGATACTAACATTTATATAGTCTAGCGGCGGTACCAATTCAATATGATCTACCTTAACTGTCTTTAGTTCTGTGAAGTGAAATTTGTGTTGCTTGCCCTCTACTGTTTTGAATACAAAGTCTTTGTCCTTATAGGTAAAGTTTAGATCATTGTCAAAGTGGCTATATGTGCTAGAGAGCGGAATGATAAACTGTTTTCTCTTACTGCGGTACGTCCATATACTTATTGTGACATGGATTGTGTACTCATCTTTAAATACTTCTAATAAGTCTCTATACGATGTAGAACGGAATTTCTTACGCTCTGTCATTGTTATTCTCTCTCCTTATACAATAATACGGATATACTTGCGAGTCCTGTAATACCTGCGATGACAAATACTGTGATGGCTGTTATCCCTATAGTGAGGTTGTTTACTGCGTATCCTGCTAGTAGAAGAATCCACCCTAACGCAATGAGTAAGTTTGCAGTTATGATTAACACCTTACTAGCCTTCATTGGGTAACCTCCTTAGTCTAATTTTAACGCCATGAGTTTATTTCTTAAAGCTGTCTCCTGTGCAGTTAGTTCTTCAATGTGTTTTGAGATGTGGTCTACGTGGGTATATAGCTCTCTATAGTCATAATCTTTTGCCTGTTTGTTTAAATGTTCTACGGATATTCTGAGAGCTTCAATAAGGGCTGTCAAGTGATTCAGTTGGTACAGTGCTTGTAATGCGTTCATGTTATTTCCTCCTGAGAAATTTATTCATACGTTCTTTCCGTCTACGTTTCTTTTCTGCTTTTTCCCTCGCTTCTTGTTCGAACCCTTCTGCAAGACCTAAAAGGATTGTGTCGAACCATGAGAGGTTTTTCTGTTTGGGCTTGAAGTTTACTCGTAGTTTATGGCTGTATGGGTAATTGTTGGGACGTAGTGTCTCCTCTAACCTGTTTATACACTCTGCTATGCTTCTGAGATCATCCAGTTCGTCTACGGATACTGACATCTGCAAACTTTTTACACTATCTGATAAGGCTATTAGTGTTGTATATGCTCGTTTTTGTTCCGCTTCTGTCAATGCCATTGTTCTCTCCCCCTATCTTAGCTCGTCTTTTAAACGTTTGATCCTTGCTAGTAGCTCTTCACCGGACTCCTTAAAGGAGCTTAGTGAATCTACTTCTAACTCTTTGACTACTTTCGATAACTGATGAAGTCTATCCGCTAACAGGAGCACATAGGCTTCCTGTGCAGGTGTTAGGTTTGTAATTGTCAGTCCATTGATAATATCTACCATGTCTAATATTGTGCCGCCTAGCTTTGCTCTCTCGTCTACAGTTATAGCCATATTGTGTCCTCCTTAGTATGTAACCATCAATTAGTGTTATGTATAGGGGACACCGTTAGTGCCCCGTTTGTTATTATTCAATAATTGCGTCTACTGTTATAATCAGATGCCCATCTCTGTCTATCTCTACTCCTGTAGTTAGTATACCTGATCGTTGTCCTACAGTCAATACAATTTTGGAAAGTTTTACGCTTATTTGTTGATCTTTGTGATAACGTTCTGACCGTACTTGTTTACAGTGTAGAAGTAAGTGTAATACTGCCCCTCTTTTAGGTTCTTGTAGTACCATTTATTTGATGTACGCATGATGTATACTTTCCCTGTAGAAGTTTTTACTTCGAATGAGTTCATATCAGCCCAACCGATTAGTTTAGCTCTTACGTGATGTTCTGTAGCGGCTTGTGCTTGTTGTGGAGCTTGTGCGGCTACCCCTGTTACTCCTAATGTTAGTGCCCCAATCAGTGTAATAGACTGCATTAATTTTTTCATTGTTACCTCTCCCTTGTTATCTTATCTCTATTTTAATGTCATTCCTATTCCTTGCCCGTCTTTTTCTTTTAAAGCCTTCCAGTAGTACCCTTTGTGATCTGTAAGAATTATTTCTACTCGTTCTCTTATGTCCTGTACTGCCCCTACAAAGGTATCTCCGTAAATGAAAGGAATCATTAAGCTCTTATATAGTTCGTATAAGGGTACGGACATTTCCATGTAGTTACATCCGCCGTAGGCTTTCTTACACATATCTATTGAGTTATGAAGAGTACCTATGATATTAATGAGCGGCATCTTTTTACTTTTACTCATGGCTACCCTCCTCTCAGTTAGCATTCCTAGCTAATACTTCTAGGAGGTCGTCTACAAAGCCACAGACACTATCATCGTGTGTGAGTGCGTATACTGCACGTATAATGTCTACGTTCTCTCTTTTAATTCCGTACTTAAGATACTTTATATCTGCCATAGCATCCTCATGCATATCGAACATGTGATTTTCCATAAGATCGTTCTCAAAGTGTTCAACCCGGTCTAGTAACTCTTCTTTGATACTGTCTGTGAACTTGATTGTCATTTTAATCTCTCCTTTTGATTTGTTAATTTTATTATATACTGTTATTGACTTAAAGTCAACACCTTTTATGAAATTTTATTTATAAGCATCCTGTAAGTTTTTCAGAGCTTTGAACGCTTCTGATAACATGCGAGTATCTCCTAGTGTCTTTCGGTTAACGTCAATGCTCCATACAATGTTATCAATACTTTTCTTGATTTGCGCCAGCTGTCTTTCTGTGGACAGTGCTATTTGTTTTACCTCTGCTATCTCCTCATACACTTGTTGAAACCCTTCCTCTGTGCTAGCCCTATTAAATTCGGCTTCCAACTCCCTGAAGGATTTGCTTCGTGTCCTAGGAGGTAACGGGCAGTTATATAGATACTTAAAGGCGGCTTGGTAGCCTTCTTCTAGATTAGAATACTCATTCATAATGCAGAATGCGTTGTCCAAGGCTACCTCTAAGCTAAGTTTAGTTGTCATTTAACTTCTCCCCTGTCTCTTTTAATTGGTGTTCTAATTTCTTGTAGTGGCTAAATTCAATCTGTGCTGTTGTGTGTGGCTTTATGTAGTCTACGAATACTATGTCTACCCTTTGCCCTGTGCGGCTCTCTATGCGCCGCTGTAGTGCTTTTATGTCGATATTCATTTGCTAGCTCCTTTCTATACCTTAATCTTATCAAGTTATTGACACCCTGTCAACATCTTTTTTATATATTTTTGTAGGTCTTATGTACTATATATTTTGTTGCCACTGTAGTATTTTACGCTTTAATCTAGTGTACTTATCCCACTTGCCCCAGTTCTGTGGATTGGCGTATCTATTGATCTTTCCCTCATAAGAACCAATCTGCATATAGAGAGCCATTGCCTGCTCCTCGTTTAAGGCTAGGCTCTGCTGTTCCTCCTGTACTTCTGTTTTTAATACTGCTACATAACCCATTACGCTACCCCTCCCACACTCATTGTATTCTCAATCTGCATACACTCTTGTAAGTCCCCAAGCTCTTCAATAATAACCACTTGATCCTGCTTTACTGCTAGGTAGTACCCCGTTTCTCCCTCCGGTAGGAACTTCCACCCTGCATCCTTTAACTGTGTCAGACGTTGTAAACTTCTCACTAGGTCTAAGTCTAGTTGCTTCATTGTTATCTCTCCTTTATTTTAACTTAACTTCATTATAACATCTAGTTGATTTAAAGTCAACACATTTTTAGAACATGTTCACAACCTCTTCAAAGTCCTGCACTTCTTCAAACGAATCCGTCAGAATAGCCACAAGATCGCTTGACCACTCATTTACATACTTTTCTTTTACAATAATGTATGTTGCACTCACACCGTCAATATGAATATCCTCAGCGTCATAAAAGATAACGTTATCCTGAAGGCATCCCTCGAAAAACTCATAAGGTATGCTATTCAAATTTGCCAAGGATATCATAGTATTCAAAGTTTCGTTACTGATTGCGAACATTGCTTTTGTCATGTTCGTTCACTCTCCTCTGGTTTTCTTACGTACTTATCATATCATCATGTTGACTATAAGTCAACCACTTTCTAAAAAAAAATTACTTGTCTTTGTCTAGCTCTCTTTTAAGCCGCTCATTTTCCTCTTGTAGCCGCTGAAACTCATTTTCTGCCTGTCTCTCTTGCTCTATTCGTTTTCCTGTCCATACCCAGCCCGCAATGGCAGGGATAACAATACAAAACAGTAAGATGATTGTAAACGGGTAGATATTGATTAAGAAGAACAAAACCACAATCCCACAGATTAGCCACAATAGGGCACCGATACCATTTAGATTCACCGTATATACCTCCTTTGTTTAATGGTATAGTATATGCAATAGGCGTGTCTATATTACATGTTTTTATTCGTAGTAATATCTAAGGTTACGAATGGTGTTAGACAGTTTAACGATTGCTTTAAGTCCTCTACAGGTGAATACTTCTTCCCCGAATATAATCCGTTTCCCTTTTAAAAATTCCAAGTCTGCTTCTTCAAACGGCTTGTTATAGGTAGTCGCTGTATCGTATACGAGCGGGCTGTCTGGTTCTTCCTGTGGTATAACTAACTTGTTTTTAAGTATCTTTAGTTCTTCCTTGTTCTTTAGGGTAATGAGCCTACCATTCACCACTACCCCTCCATAGCTGACTACCTGTAAAATCCTTTGACTAGGCATCCCTAGTTTAATCTCTTCAACTATAGAATCCATGTACATACAGTTCCCCTCCTAGTTATCTATAATCTAAAAAGTGCTCCTTATACGTTTTTAGTTGATCATATAATTCTATTAAAGTATACTCATCTAAGAAGTCCTCTAAGGTGTCAGGCATTTTCGCTATCTAATTGTGTTTTACAACCGACGCAATGCACTGTATCTATTGTCCCATCCCCTACTCCAAAATGCACGTATCCATCTGTTTCAATTGTACCATTTGAAATAACAACCTTGCTTTCTCTGCCACAGTGTTCACAAGTTATTTTAAACATATTATCATTTATCCCTTCTGTTTTGTTTTTTTTTATCGTAATTTTATTCTATAACAAGTTAATTCCGTTGTCAGTATAATGTACCCTCATTAAAGTTGCCCTAAGTAATTTAGATACTGTCTTGATAGGTACTCCGTGTCATCCCATGTATACTCATCTAAGAACTCCTCTAAGGTGTCCGGCGCCACTGCCTTTTCTAACCATGCTTTAGAAAACCTTACTGTACGGTCGTTGTACCCTTCTAGTGTAATATACTTTTCATCCATGTTAACCTCTCCCTTATTTAGTATATCTTTAGTATATCAGGGTATTGATTAGAAGTCAACACCCTTTTTATTTTTTTTTTAACCTATATCCTCAATCGAGTAGCCTGTTAGAATCTCGAAGTGATCCAGAGCATTTTCAAAGTAATTCTTGTATTTATCCGCATTACTCACGAAGTGTATCTCTACTTCTGACCCTATATGACTGCTATCGGTATCTTGAAAGATATCTAGATGTTCTCCTACCAATACTGCTCTTTCAAGCCACTCCCTAGTAGTGCTGTGATGTTCTTGCTCCCCTAAGGTATGGCGATAAGAGTCTACAGTAGTATTGATATAATCCTGTACCGCTCCCTTGGCAATATCAAACATAGCCCATGTAAGTGTATTGATGTCTACCTCTGTACCCGCTTCTGCGGCAGTCTCTACTGCCCTCTCTACAATGTCAAGCATAGGAATCCGGCAACCCTCTAGGGCTGTTAGATCCTTAGGATAGCAGTCTAAAAGTGCAACCAGTAAGTCTACCTGTTTGTCACTGGATAATGACATCTATTTTCCCTCCTCTTTACTCTGTACCTACAGTATACCTGCTTGTTGATATAAAGTCAATACCTTTTTAAAAACTTTTTACACATTTAGATTGTCGATATAAGATAAGAAAGACGCCTTTGTAAAGAAGGGCATTGCAGGTTCTTCCAGCTGTATAACCTTCCCTTTCCTGACTGTTAGGACATCTCCATGTACGATGCTGAATAGATAGACATTCCCGGAAGAGCGGTCCCACGCCCCCCATGCTGGAAAATTATTGGTAATTTCTTGGTCCACTCTCTGAAATAAGGTGATGACATCATCCCTTGTCTCTATCCGCCCCGCCTCTGTCGTGTTCTTCTGCCGTGTCCGGTAATAATAGCCGCTATCTGTACGATATCCTGTAAAGAAAGAGGTGTGTAATAAATTAGTGACAATTTGCCCAACCTCAGTATCTTTAGGTGCAGGGTTACTCCTATTGAAAATCATAATACAACCCCTTTTCAATCTTGATGGTCTCATATTGAGTGACCAAGGTTACTGCCGCCGCTAAGTCTACAAAAGGGTAACTCCCTTTGTCTCCTCTAGTTACCTTGTACCATGTGGTGTTATCTGCTCTGAAATCCAGCCGCACAACCTTATGGTGTTTAGAATACGCTTCAATGTAATGGTTAGAAGGAGATACGATAACGGTTATACTGCCGTCTTTTGTTCTGTAGTTCTTTTCCTCTTGGTCTGCTATACCCTCCCTTAAACAGGAAGAGTATAGCTCTACAATATCATTGACAGGTAGTAACGTAACGTTACTCATTGCCTTTCACCTCCATAGAGACAACCGTGTCAGTCCAAAAGTCAGAGCCTACACCGTATATCTCCATAATTCCATATCCTCGTGCCCCATCAATATGGGCATCGTACATGTTATGTGATAAGGTAACTTCTTTGTCTAGTTGAATGTCGTGCATACTTCCTGCACCGTTCCAATAATCTACAAGCCCTGCTGTTGTACTCTTTTCTAGAGTCAGATCAACCTTGTTTTCTTTAATCTTGATGAAGTCCTCCAAGCTCATTTGTACACTGAATGTTAATGCGTTCATTGAGGTTGTAACGTTAGCCGACTCCTCTACAATAGAGTCAATGAATTTGTTTCCGTTGCCTTCTTCACTGTTGATCACGTCAATCAACTCTTCTACACTGTGTCCCTGCTGTTTTACTAACCATACAAGACCGCTTTCCGGTGATAACTGATCATCGTCATAGTAATGGGCGTTTGCAAAGCTGTTTAGTGTGTAGTCATAGTTTGCATCCCCTGCGTCTACTACAAGGTTAACCAACACCTTTTGTTGTAAGAAATGGTTATAAGGAAAATCCGCATGTACGTTGCCAATAAGAAAGTCTCTAACTTCATCTTCTACATCTGCAAAACTTCCGTACTCTCTCTTGTTCCACTCACTCTTAATATCATCAAGAAGTGCATACCCAGCATACCCCTCACACTCGAAAACGTACTCGTCTAATGACTCAATAAATGCCTCATGTGGATTATCTGCCTGTGAAATAGCTTCTAACTGAGTATCTCTTAACCTGTCATAAGGGTCTGCATACACCTCTACTGCGTATGTCCCGTCTCCGTTGTCCTCTACGTAAGAGTGCTGCCCTAAAATGTTCTGTACCGCTGCATAAATTTCCTCTGTACTCATTTTCTTGTTTTCCATGTTAACCTCTCCCTTTTTGTTTTATGTAATGTTTCCTTGCTATAACTTAAGTATATCAGGGTATTGATTTAAAGTCAACACCCTTTTTAAAAATTTTTCGATACTTGACAACTTCTATAGTAGCTGTTATTTTATTAGAGGGCGTTAGCAACCATCTGACGTATTCCTTATGTATGACGTAACGCCCTCTTGCCCTCATTGTACTGGATGAATACCAGTTCCTTGCTTGGAAGGTACTAGACTTGTGTTAGTACCTCTTTTTATTTTGATCTAGGAGCTAGGTTCACATCGTCATGCTTCTTTAAATATGCGGATGCTTGCCCATGCCCGAACCCTACATAGTAGCAAATTACACACAGTATAATGAGAAAACATAGCTTTATGCGTTTATTGTATTTCTTTGTTCTCTTTTGTTCCCGCTTTTCATTTAGTGTCACGGTTAATCCCTCCCTTGCTTTCTTGACTCTAGTATATAATGATATTGACGATTGGTCAACACCTTTTTTTTAATATTTTTTTCTTTTGAAAATATGAAAAAGACCTCAATCGACCTCGTTGCAGGGAGCTACTAAGGTCAATCAAGGTCTGTACAGGGAGCTACTAAGGTTTTTACTTCCCTTTACTTGTTTGTAGGTCAATGTCTGGGACGATCTGCTCTGGACGGAACAACACTTTGTAGTGGAAAGCATCCTCATACTTAGCGTCTGTCTGCTCTACAAAGTAACTTACATTATCACTTAGTCCAAGATAATGTTTCTTATACTGATCTTTTCCAATTTTACAAGTGACAGTTAATTTCTTTGAGCTACTAGTGTCTAGCGCACAAAGCCCCTCGATAGTCAGCAGGTACTTGTCTGTGATTCCATTAAAGAATACGACTCTCCGCTGCACTTCGAATGAATCAGCAGATTTTGACAGGTTTTCTGATACAACATCTGATTCTGAAGAGCAGCCTACCAGTGAGATAATTGCCGCAAGACCTACAAACAACGTTACAAGTTTCTTTTTCATATTAACATTTCCTCCTTCGATTGAACCCTATACAGGGAGCTACTAGTGATTTAGTCACTTACCCTACAAGTATAACGAACCCGTTATGATCTAACACGACCACATCTAACACGGTGCCATCCTGATAAATAAAGTTATATGTTAGCTTACCGATCATAGGGAGGGGAGTGAGCCTACCTTGATCAGATTGCTGAACCTCAATCAGTTCTTTCACAGCCCTACTTATGACTACCCTTTCTGGAAGCTTTCCCCTCCATAGTTCATACTCCCTAACTTTTTGAGTAATCTGGTTCTCTATGCTTATGTCCATCTATGACACCCCCGATCAAGTTCGATCCAGTGAGCTACTAAGGTATAAGGTTCTTAGACATCCATTCGGAGTAGTCTTCAACCTCTATTTTGATGCTTACCATCTTCTTTTCCCCACATGCAGGACATCTAATGCCTGTGTGAGAGGGTCTAATGCCCTTCAGATGATCCAAAGTAGTTATGTTCTCCTTACCACAAGAGCAACTCCATTTTAAATCAAGTTCCATTGCTGTACCTCCCCTCTCTCCTGTTTAAACACCAAGAAGTATCCGTAGTTCTCTAGCTGACAAGTCTGTAATTCTCACTTGATCCATTGATAGCTCCTTTTGCCTTGTAATCTTGCAAAAAGGAGAGTTCGGGTCAAACTCTGGGTCTTTTTTACTTAGGAAAAATAATAAGTCCCCCTCTGGATGGTCATAGGGGAAGTTACCCAGTAGAACCGCTTGTTTACCTGAACTACCTCCAACATTGTAAGTCACTCTAAATGCTCGCATAGCCGTTTCCACCTTTCGTTTATAGTTAATCCAGTGAGCTACTAAGGTTTAGTAGCGTTTAATAACTTTTATAGCACGATCCAAAGGAATACTCTTTAAGTAACACTGATACCCTAGCTCTAAGGTGTATACCGTACCCTCGCTTAGACTATACTCCTCTTGGATTTCTTCCATTGTCATGTCCCTTGTACTTCGTTTAACGATATAACTCTCAATTGTCATTAGCTTTCTTCTCCTCCCAGTGAGCTACTAAGGATATCATCAAAGGTCCCAATCATTTTAATACGATTAGCTATGTGTCTACGAGGAAAGCTCACGTACTCCTTATCCTGAAGATGTTCAGGTACAGGCATGTTCTCCCTTAACCAGTTAATGTTCTCTACTATAAGATTCTCGTGAGTCATAAACTGCATCCCATGATAGTACACCTGTCTTGTACCTTCCTCATTCTTATCCGCTCGGTTTTTGTACTGGGCAAACCACGCACACGCTGACGGCGGGTAACCTAGTGCAATCCCAACGTCCTTACACGAAGCTTTAAATTGAGAGCCCTCCCAAAACATGTTGTTAACTTCAACTACCTCAGCCTTCTGTACGTATTCGTGAAGTTTATAAGCATCTTGAAATATTACTGCACGAGGTGAGCTATTTAAGGGCTCTACCAAGCTAGGGAAGTTGTATACAAATATCTTACTAGCTGCGCTATCTATGGGGATAGCTAAGGCAGGCTTTACCCCATACAGAAACAGTCTAGACTCTGGAGAAAGCCTGCTGATCCGTATACCTGCCGCCCTTAGGGATTTAATAGCCATTATCGCTGACTTTGACAACTCACTCATTACTCTTTTCCCCCGCTTCATCAGAGTCTGCACAGGGAGCTACTAAGGAGTCTGCTGCCCTTAAGGAGCCCCAGTCAAAGTTCTCCAAAATGTTCAGCAGCTTCTCTACTTTAGGTGCTCTCCATGCTGTCATAGCGTATGTGTGTACCTTACTAGTGTAGTGGTAATGGTTAAGTTTAATATGGTTCTTAGCTTCCTGCTTTGTAAGGAACATAGTGTTAGGGACAATAAACTCTTCTTCTTTTGTATAGACAAGATACGCTTCGCTGTCGATGTTAGTTTGAAACCACTTCAGCAGCTCATCCTCATCGGTCACGAAGTAGTCCACCATCTCTCGCAAGTCATCAATAGCATCGTGGTCTACTGTGTAACAATACGAACAGTCAGGATTATAGTTAATGATATCACTGACTAGCTCATCTAAAACATAGTCCTCGTACTCTTCGGGGAATACAATCGATATTCTCTCATGCTCATCAGGGGAAGTCTCAACCCACCGATAGTCCATTAGAGCCCAAAACCTCGGGGCTGCTTGACAGTCGTTGTCTTGTGTCTTTAACTCTTGCTGTAGGTCCTTTAAAAACTGAATTTCCTTGTTCATTAAATGCTCTCCTCCCCTGAAGGCTCTGTATCCGAAAGGTCCTTCAATGCGTCATAATTATCTTTAACTGTCTCCTTAATTAGAGCCTTCCTTAAACAGCGTCCTTCTAGCTTCTCGTCTTGTGGCTTAAACTCTTCCCCATACTCACGCCACCGTATACCAAACTTTTGTACGACCTCTTGTTGTAAGTTGCGGTAGTTTAAATAATTTTCAAACTTTTCCTTCTTCAGCCGCTCTACTTGCTTCTTCAAAGAAGCAACAATGTTAGGGTTCTGACTCTTAAACACCCGGTCCGCTTCCCTATATAGAGATCGAATAAGAGAGTCTTTAAGTACCTGCTCGTCTACGGATAACTCTTGCTTCTTAGCTCTCTTAATGGAGTATCTACCATCAATATAAACTCCTATATGTGCAGGTACCTCATCTTTTACTTTATCATAAAGCTCCTTAGGCATCACATAGTAGTTATAATGACCACAGAAGGTCTTCTTAGCTGTACTCCTAAAGTCGGCTACTGACACCTTGATTTCATAGCAGCGCCATATCCCTTTTGTGTCGTAAGTGATATAATCTACCCGCTCGCTACCACCCATACCTATGGTTACTTCAAAGCAGCCAAACACCCCCATCTTGCAGGTGTTGGCATAGATCATTCTTTCTAGTGTAGTTGTAAGTTCTGTCTTTGCCAGCCTCTCCACCCCTTTCAGTAGCAGCACAGGGAGCTACTAAGCGTAGCTCTATTCCTCTGCTTGCTTCTGGAATAATCGGTACTCTTCTAAAACTTTTTTCATCTCGTGATATAAAAGAGTGTCCCTTGTATGCCAGTGGTCTACCATGTTCATAAGATATTGCTCATGTTCGTCAATGTCTAAATCATACTCCCCAGTAACTAGTGTGTACAGGATGTCTGAAAGGGGTTTACTATTGAGTGGTTTAAAATCGAATCTCCATTCTCCATGATTCTCTAGGTTCTCTAACTGTGAGTCGATAGACCCTAGGCTTAACAGTTTTAATGCCTCTACTTGGCTATGAGTAAACTTCGGTACCTGTCTAACCCAATTCGATCCGTTTAAGTTTGGCATATTATTTACCTCCCTCTGAAGAAATTGTCCATTTTGGTATCGGTCCGGCTATGTTGAATAAGCCCCAACGCTGGTCTGCTGCTGAACACTCTGCTAACTTATTTGCAACACTATCTACAGTTTTACCTACAGCTGTATGTCTAATTCTTAACCCTTCTACGTTTTTATGGTGTAAGTCCGCATCATAAGTTTCTTTGTAGTATTGTAGCTTAGTTGGGTATTCTCCGATATGATTAATAATCAACTCATTGTTCATGGTACCCGGTATTCTAACAGCTACACCAAAGTAGTTAAGCCCTTCATCATAAGCTCTCTTAATCTGCTCCTCCATCAACTCGAATGAGGTCATCGAAACTTCTGATACAGAGTAGAACTCTCCGTCCTGCATGTGTCGTGTCAGTGCCTCATCATAGGCTTCTGAGGGGGTTTCAAAATAACCCACTAGTTGCCCGTCCTTCTTAAGTACATATTTTTTAGTAGTCTCCATCTTCAGTTCCTCCTTAGTATTGTTTCTGAATTTCTTCTATCATCTGGTATATCAGATTCCTAGCTTTCCATAAGCTGCCCCTGTGTATTTTGATCCTTTCTGTAGCGAGACCGTCATGTACAGTAAGCAGGAATCCGCTTTTGTTCATTGTAATCGCCTCGTCTATCTTCTGTAGAACTGGGTAGGTATAATCTAAGCCAACAGCGCCGTGGAGCTGGTATCTGCGGGAGAACGGCGCTTTCGAGTAAAAGTAGAAACCGTCAATACGCTGCTTACCGTTCTCCCATACCGTAGTCGTTCCCAGCTCTACATCAGATTTGACGTAACGAGCTACTCTTCTAAATAGCTTATTCATTTTCTTTACCTTTTAGGGGTTCGCCACCCAGAAAAATCATATCAGTCTGGAAAGGTATATTAGTTCCCATTTTCATCAGCCGCCCTAAGCGATACATGAGGTCCCATAGTTGAAATTCGGAGTATCCTTCCTCATCAGTCTTAGGGAGTATAAACTCGCCAATATAATCTCCATAATATGCATACAGCTCATCATGCTGCCTTTTAAGCTCAGCAAGACCTTCACTGGTTAACTTTACTTTAACGGCGTGGTTGGCATTAAACTTGAAGTCCACGGGTTTTGACTCATCACAGCACGGCTTTAGAAGAGACAGAGGAGCTAGTTCTGTCATTTCTAGACGTGCAACTAGTGTGTCCCGCTCTCTTTCCCATTTAGTCAGAGTGTCCTTAATAGACTCATCTACTTCATCGTCTAAAAGAGGCATAATACCATAAACAGTGTTTATTTTATGTTCTAGCCCTTCTATTCGTTTAATAGTTTCTTGAACTTTCATCTTAACCCCTCTTCCAGAAACCCTTCTTTTGATTCTTCTCTAGTTCTAGTATGTGGTCATGGAGTTTATCAATTTTCTTATCTTTTTTCTCTAGTTCCCTACGGTTTAACCCTAGGACTAGCTCCTTGAGCTGGTTGATAACGCCCTCTATATGCCTCTCAGTAGATAGTGCAGGGTCTTCTACATGCTTGACATAATCCGTATAGTAGACCACAGTACCGTCTGTTCTTGTTACTACTTCTCGAATTGTAACCGGATATTCTAGCTCTTCTAGTAAAACTCTATCTCCTGCGCTCTTGATAGGTCCAGTGATCTTTTGGTCTCCTCTAATTAGGTACACTTTGCTGGACGCTCTTTTAATATCCTGAGTTACTTGAATGCTTTTGATAATCTCTTCAGTAGGTAATGCTCTATGCAGATAGTCTTTGTCTCGGTATTGTAATCTATAGCTAACATGTTGTAGTGTACCAAAGAACACCGCAGTATGTTCTTCTTCTGTTTCAGGAGTATCGTTTATAACCTTCGAAGACAGACCGTCAAAAGAAAGCTTTGGTTCACAGCAGCAGCGGCAACACTCTTTTTTATTCATTACGCTTCTCCTCCTACAATTTCACGTTTAAGGATATAGTCTCCCCGGTCTAACATTACAAGTTCCCAGCCTTCTTTACCTAAAATGTTTAGAGCGTCCACAATGTTAAAGTAGGTCTCTCCTCTGAAGAAGTAAGAAAACCCTTGTGCTCCTGTACGGTATGTCATGTTGTCATATTCGAATTGTCTGTATTGTGTCATTCTATTTCATCCTTTCTTAATGTATGTACGGGCTAGAAGGAGGCTGGTTCATTAAGTCCAGCTCCTCCTCTGTCCGTCCTTCTGCGTTGTGCATATCCAGTAACAAACTGAATAGCTCATCCATTTCTTCGAATGTTAGTTGGTTCTATGGTATAGGGTCACTGTACACAGACTCCATAAGATCGAGAGCATCCTGTATTCTGCTCAGATCGGTAGGTTCAGGACCTTGTTCGCCGTTAAGTGCCCATTTAAGCTTTAGAGACTCCATTACAGCCCCGATAAGTACGGCGATCTGTTTTTTAGTTAAGGCAGAGCTCACGATTAAAACTCCTCCTAAGTATAGTTAATTTTAATTGTTAATCTCTTCGATAAGGTTGTAAAGACCGACAATGAGCCTCTCAGCCTCTTCCTTGAGGATTAGCCTTTGGTCGCCGTAATCTTCCTCAAATGACAGCTTGTCATTCACTGCTTCTTCAATTCTTTCTAGTACACTGTGCTGGTATACATTGCCACTGTAGTCCTGTTCATTTTTTCTAAAAATCATTGTAACCCTCCTTGTTATTTACTATATCTTGGTGTTGTTTAACTCTGTAACCAGAGTATAACATACAGACTATGCGCTGTCTATAGTTTTATGCAAAAAAAAAAGAAGGATTTTTTAATCCTTCTCTCCCTCATATTGCTTAAGCACCTGAATGGCTTCGGACAGCTGCTCTTGATATCCGTCACCTTTCTCAGTATACTTTATCTGTTCTTCTAGTTCTGCGATAACGTCTTTTACTGTTGCCAACTCAAAGACCCTCCAGTCAATATGATAACCTATATCGTAGAAGAACCCTTGAGGGCTCCTTTATGGTTTCTTACAGTTACAATCCTTATGCTCGTCTCTGTTAACATAACGCCATACTTTGTAACAAAATACTGCATTCGCTAGTTTTTCCTTTATAGCTTTAAAATCCATCCTTATACCTCCTCTATAGGTACAATACGTGCAAATGCAGGAGTACCTCTCCCGACATAAGCGTTGGCAATATTGTACTCAAAGTATTCGACTGCCTCTCCTTCGGTCATACCGTCCCTTCTAATTAGGATGTCTATACAGAGGTCTTTATCATACAGTGCTGCCTCGTAGGAGCCGTTAGGTCCAGCAATGTTAACTAGACCGAGTAAAGCTTCATCGAATCCATCTACAAATAGCATAGTATCGTTACCTTCGGATATGTACTCTTTCATCTCTTTATAATCCAATTTCTCTCCTCCTATGTGGAACACCTAGTAGAACATTTCTTCGACATGAAGCTCTATGATGTCCTCTATGCGAGTGAGCCCTAGAGCATCCATGATCTTAGACAGATGTACTTTGTTAATTACTGTGCGAGTACCTTGAGCCATCTCAGAAATAGCCGCAGCCCGTATCCCGGTCATCTCTGCAAGGTCTTTCTGAGTTAGCCCACGTTCCTCTAATACTTCCTTAATCTTCACTCGGAAGTCATAAGTACGTCTTACCATATCGTCCACTCCTTTAGAATTTAAGGTTTGTGAACTGCCTATGGACACGAACTTCATTTGCCTGCTGGACGATTAACTTATCACACTCACTGTCTTGCATTATCTGATAGGACATGCAGTTTAGAATCCTACCAAAAATATCAAGTCGATAAGGGAAGTTAATCCCATGCCTACGGCGCCACTCCTCGTTCAGTTCCACATCATGCAGTCCTGAGACCATCTGAAGGAGCTCCTCGTCCGTTAGTTTGCTATAATCCATATATCCCCCTCCTGCTGCTACAGACGGTCTCTATCTCAATATAAGACTAAGACCGCCTGTCTATCTAATCTCTAATCCAATATACTCTTCAACTATAATATTTAAAATTTATACGGGGTATTTTTTCTCCGTGGAGTACCCTTTCAAGCGTCTTTGTCATCTTCTCTACTGAAGTTCGTACAACCCGTATGGCTAATTCATCTTGCTCCTTTGCATTTTGTAGAATATCCCTAGAGGTTTTGTTTAGTAAGGCATAACGATTCAGGTCTGCCTCCATCTCAGATACCCTCTCTTTGTACATATCTATTCTACGCTCAGCATTGGAAATCTCCTCTTTGATTTCATCTTCTGTGATATCCTCATACAAGTCATCATAATGTGCCATTTATTTATCCTCCTTCACTTGTTCCCCTAGCTCATCAAGAAGCAGCTGGTCTGTGTCTGTAACCTTCCCCTTAGTATCCTCTTGAACATTTCGGTACTCTCCGTTAGGGCAGAGAACGATGTACTCTCCAAACTCTACACATAGGAAAACCCCTTCATAAGTAGTACCGTCTAAGGCAGTCCAAGACATCCAATGGTCTTTAAACTCTTCTCGGGCTGCATCTAAGTCTTCCTGACATTTGTGTAAGATGTACCTCTCCGCATCCGGGAGGTGGCTAAACTTGTCTTCAACAGACTTATTCATCTTTCTTTCTCCTCGCTTCCGCACTGTATTCTCCTAAAATATATCCTGCACGGAACATCATAAACAGTAAGATGGCTATAAAAGTATACTCTACAGAGCCTTTAAACACAACTATGTTTAGGAGTGCTGCAATCCCACCATATGCAAACACAATGTTACAGAAGCGATCTTTAAACAAGAGCTTCATTCGGAGGTCTCCTGTGCTTCTTTTCTCTGTAGGTATTGCTTAAAGGAGGCTAAGGAGTCTCTAGACGCATCAAGCCTACCTTGATTGTAATGGCAATCTGCTGGGTCAAAAAAGTGATTCTCTTCCTGCAATAATGCCTCAAGACGATGTATTTCGAGCTCCCAAGCCTCAATGTGCTCCTCTTCTAAGTTAGTCTCTACTTCATAACCTACCCGTAAGGCGTCTATATACTTAATGTCTCCTAGATCAGAGAGCAAGTCTGTGTATGCCCCACTGAAGAATTTATTATAACGTTTAGGTCTTTGCTCGTAGTTAAACATCGTGGTGATAAGGAAGTGACTTATGACTTCAGGGTCCTTACTGTTAATGTGTACTGATACCTCAGCAATCTGCGCTTCAAGAAGGTCCGCTAGTTGTCTAGTCAGTTTTATTTTTTCCATAGTATCCGCTCCATCCTGATAGGTTTATTTCTTTTTGAAATTTCTCTAAGTTTTCCACGCACTCATTGTACCCGATAGCTCTTCCTTCATGTAACCCAGCACCTATAGCCATATAGTACACCACTATGCAGATTATATTAGGCACTACAGCGTTCTCCTTTACCTCTCCGGTAACAAAATAGTAGATTACATGGAACAAAAGAGCCGCAGCTGTAAGCATACCAGTGTACATCAACTGTAATTTTGTTGTCTTTCGCATCCTAGTGCCTCCGTTAAGTAAGGGGTGGTAAATACATCCCCTAGAATTGTATTTGTAGCTGTCTCTGAGAACAAGGGTACAGCCTCACTCCCAGTATCTATAACCCATGCCCCATCGAGCATCTTCACAATACCTACAATCTTAAGGATACCTGTAGGGTTCCCCGGTGCCTGTTCTTCCTGCAAAACGATGTCATTAGCATAAATGCGTGTGCCTACAGTAGCCTCTCTGTCCCCTGTGTCAAACTGGTCGGTCCCTAGCATTAAGGCTCCTGAGTTATAGTCCGTTATAACCCCGTAATGTTCGTGCTCTAAGAACCAAGAATCACTAGCTACTGTAACTGTAAGTTCCGCAGGATCATCTGATAAGTAGTGCATCATGTGGTTTTGCGCATCCCATACTCGAATAGGTATCATGACTTAACCTCCTTGTTTAGCCTGTCTATAGACTCAGCTGCAGATACCGCTTGCTGTTTTTGCTTCCTGTATACGGTCTCCCCTTTATTAGTACGTTCCTTACAGGTATTGCATACTGCGTAGCTAATACGCTCTCCCATACATCCACACAGGTAACCGTTACAGCACCAGTAATCGTAGTCTAGTTGAGTTACCTCTCCGCAGTGTTCGCAAGGTGCAACTGTAGTGTGGTACCCATTATATCTAATGATTTCCTTAAAATGGTCTAAGATAATCCAGCTAGGTGACTCTCCTGATCCGTGGCACACCCAGCAATCCATAGAGTCAAGACCCTCACAAAAGGTACATTCCTCATTCTTAACGTAGTGTCCGTTTGCTTTTTTGATAAACCCTAAAGACTTAAGCATTGCTCTCACTCTCAATGACTTCATTCAGCAGCACTCCTCTTTATTTTCTTTTCCACTTGTTTTTAAATTTCTCAACCAGCTCCCAGAACACAGGGTTTAACCTCCAAATAAGATAAAACCCTAATATCAGGAGAGCAGCATCCCCGTAATAGTTAAGTATTGTACCTCGCTTAAAAATAATGTCTATAATGAACAGGTACACGCACGCACCCCAAAATGCCATCTGTAGAATGTAAAAGTAAAACATTATTTCAACTCCGCTTCTGTTTATTAATCTGGAGTTTTTAGTATACCATAAACTTATTGCAACTCCTCTAAAGCCCATAGTACCTCATAAATAAAGAAGTCACTTCCTAGGGCTTCTAGAACCTCGTTAGCTAAGACCTCTTCGTCCATCTCATCAAACGGTTCTTTTGCATACCTCGTAACAAGTCCTCGTTCTTCAGGTACTGTTACTGAGTGGTTTAGTTCTTTACCGTCTCCGTCTAGAAGTCTTACTACTGCTTTTTCTCCTGTAATCTCAATCGTTACTTTTTCGACCATGTTACTTGCCCTCCTTGTATTTTACATAGTATTCATAATACAGGTTGTCACTCTCAGAAACATCTGTGACTGCCTCTACAAAACGTACAGGTACGCTCACATGGATGTTGTACTCGGTAAAACCCTCAGAGTACCCATAGGCAGTCTCCCCTGCTACGAGCCTATCGAACTCCTTTTCACTCATGTACATATGAACTTGCGGCTCTGAAATCATTGCAATCTCTCCTTAACCTGTATTTTATAGTCTTCGTTACAGCTTCTATACACAGTATAAAAAGGAGCTGACTGAAAGTCAACCCCTTTATGCAAAATAATTCAATTTTATTCTCTCCACTCTGATAAAATTGACTCAGGACAGACCAGCTCGTAACCTTTAGACCGCTCCTTATGCTTAACAAGCCAGCCCTCTTCCACTAATTTACCCATGAGTTCCTTCATCTTTGCAGTCTTCACACCTAATGCTTTCCTAAGTGGTTCTACTCTGGTTTCCTCTGTAGTAGCTATCACTTGCTTTAGTCGGTAGAGGTGGTCATCCTCCACTTCAGGTTCTTGTTCCGGCTGTTCCGGTACCTCTTCCGCCTCTGGAGAGACTTCAGCTCCCCCATAGTAGTCAATAAGAGCTTTGTATACTTTCTCCTCCTCCGCCTCATCCGGGGCAATTATAGCACTCTGGAAGCGTTGGAACTCTTTAGGGTACCCCTCAATCTTCATTACTCCATCCCCACGCCCTAAAAGCTTGTAACCGATTCCTGCCCCGAAAACAGTCCTATAGTTGTTATTATTGTTTAAGTTAAAGCTGATGGCGTTCGGTATGTTTGCTTTGATCCTGCCGCTAAGAATATTCGAACTCGGTCTCTGAGTGGCGATGACTAGGTGAATACCTGCTGCCCGTGCTTTCTGCCCTAAGCGAGCAATATACTCTTCGGCTTCCTTATTTGTGTCCACGAGGTCCGCATACTCGTCTATAACACAGACGGTATAAGGCATAGGTGTACTTGACTTCTGATTGTACAAAGTAATGTTCTTCACATCATTATCTTTAAATGTTTTGTATCGCTTCTCCATCTCCATAACAAGGTCTTCTAATACTTGTGCAGCACCTCCCATGTCTGTGACCACATCGTCTACATGAGGGAATCCCTTGTACTGCTGTAGCTCCACTTGCTTAGGGTCAATCAGAGTCATCCGTAACCTATCAGGAGGGTAACTGACCAGCAGTGTAGTAATCATCGAATTTAGGAACACGGACTTACCACTCCCGGTAGTTCCCGCTACCATGAGATGAACCAGTTTAGCCAGCGATAAATAAATTGGGTTGTTTACTTCATCCACACCTACAGCAAAGGCTAGTTCATTGTTCTTACTGTACTCTTGGAAGTTGGCTGTGCCAATCAGTTCTCTAAGGCTGATGATAGCAGATTGGTTATTTGGAATGACAAACTTAACTGTGTCAGCAGTATCTCCTTGCTCAACTCCTAATGAAGGGACACCTAGTGCTGCCTGTATGTCCTTACCCTTCTGTACAATATGACTCAGGTTCTTTCCTTTAGGGATGTCGCATTGAACTACAGTTAACCGAATACCTGCTGTTACAGATTCATTGTAGACTCGTGCTGCTTTAATCAACCCTACCCGTTTCAGCGCCTCAGCGATATTCATAACGAGGCTTTCATCTGCATGGACTTCCTCTCTGTGATGCTCTGGCAGCAGCTTAATAATTTCTTTCGTAACTGTTGGTGTGGATAGGGAAACAGGTGCCGTCTGGGGAGCTACTACGTTTTGGCTGCCTAGTAAGGAGAAGAGTTCTTTTGTACTTATTATCTGGTCTCCTGTCTCTGATGTCATAATGCAAGTTTCATACTGAGTCTCGGTTTGTTTATGCTTTTGTTTATACAACCGGATAGAATTATGGGAATCGTAAGTCCGCAGTATCTGAGTGACCCTGCTCTTTAAGTAGTCTTCTCGCTCGGATTGCATCGCTACCCGCATCTGGAACTGAAAGCCATCACTAAGCAGCTTTTCCTCCACTTCCGGCACGTACTCGTTTACTGATTCAAAAGAAGCTACCCTATTCAGTACAGATAATGTCTTCTCCTGAATAAACCTGCCAATTCTAAATGATGCCGGGTAGTCGTTCCCTTCTAAGTAACTTGCATACATGTCTAAGGCTTTCTCTTTCCAATGGAACTTTTTCTTAAAGAGCAGCTGTATACACAACCGCTCTCCATTGTACAAAGCAATGTCCTCCAGATCACTTAAAAATTGCCCCCTATTAGCCCCGTACAGTGGTAGAAAGTGTGGACGAGATAAATACCCTTCATAGAACGTAAAACCGCTCACAGAGGATTCTCGAAAGCTTGAGGCATCTTCCCCTAATCGAACATGAGGAGGAGTGACGAGAAACTTAGTGGTCACCCCTGAAGACATTACGATCTCTACTCCAAACAGAGAATCTGTTACTTCCTTTATGATCTGGGAAAGCCCTGTACTTACATCCTGCGTCTCCACAAAGTAATTGGAAATGTTCTGATAACTTGGATTAACTTTTAACATCGTCACGTACCGCCTTCATGATAATGCTGCTTTGTACTGATGTAACTAATGCGTTTGTTAGCAGCATCGTTGTATTCAGAATCAGAATAAGCATGCCTGCGCTCATGGCTTTACCTCCTATTTTTTCTTCATGTCTTTAACACGCTTGTAAACGGTCTGCGCTGCTGAAGATGGCTTCATGAGAATCCTAGCGGTATCTTTAAAGTTCCGTTGAACTTTTTTAATGGTATCATTTTTATCTCCGCCGTACACTTCATCCAGCCCACCACCGTTATCCAGATGTTTAGCAATGAGTCTTGGTGGAGAAGTCATTCTGGTGAACCCGCCGATTACTACAAGCATCTTCACTACGATCCCTACAACGTCCTTGGGTGTCGGTACGCCAAATATAAACCAGCCAAGGATCAGTAGGAAGAGCGCATAGTAAACCTGCACCATAGATAAGTGTTTCAAGTTATTCCACCACTGCTGAAACAGATGTCTGTACGGATCGAATATCCAAGCTGTCAGTGCCAGCGGAGCTGTTACTCCCAAAACCATGACATCAAAAAATCTTCTGCCATTCTGCCACAGCACCGGAACAATTGTAGAAATAAGAACTACATCGAATAACACCAGCGAGCACACATCCCATACAGAGATATGAGTAGGGAGAGCGATAGCGTCCATCGTACTTGCTCCCATTGAGATGAGTACATCTGATATCTTGTTCAGTCCTTGGAAGGCTTTCTGAAAGCAGAAAGGTATTCCAGTCATTGCCGCTGCTACAATCCCCCACCGTTGCATGATCAGTTTAAAATCCATCGGACCTGATCTCTTTTTCTTTCCTCTGCTGAGCATGAGCTTTACCGATTCAATGACGGTCAGAACGGAAACGATACCGATAGCCAGCAAACTAAACAGATAAGTGGTATTCTCAAACCACTCGTTATTAAAAAGCCATAAGGGAGTCTTCAGGATAAGCGTAGCACAGAGTTCATACAGCCAGCTCATTAAATGGACAGACATTTCAGCGATATTGTGCGGGAGGTCTGAAAGGAACTCATTTACTTTTGAGACCGCTGTATTGAACATCTGCACTACTTCAGGTATAGCTGTCAGGATATTTTGATCTTTGTTACGCCCCAGCAGAAGAAGGTCGATGGGTGCTTTTACATCTGTAGCTTGTGCGTAGGCTTTTGCCGACATGGAAGAGACAACAGCGGAAGAGAGAACCGCTACGGGTGCCAGTGTAGCTGCTTTTAAAAGAGTCCGCTTAAAATCGGCAAGCTTTTGAATACCGTTTGCGCCAGATAAAAGAGCAGATATACGACCGGGACCGCAACTAAAACCTGCACGAGACCCTTGATTACATCTACGCTCCACTCCTCCGCTTCCTTCCGCTTCCTCATCATCCTGTAAATCCCGGCTAGCGTCAGAAGAGTCATCGACAATGCTACGCCCACCGATACAGAGATTAAAGCTAAATTCAGACCCCATTTCATTACCAGAGCTGGTGTTATCTGATTGGCTGCTACTGTCGTGGTTGCTCCGGTTAGAGGTGCTGCGGCAAAGGCTTTGGGTGTTGCTTGTATTCCCGCCCCCATAACCACAACGAATCCTTTCAGCAATTTCTTCAGCTTCTTGATCTTTTTTCTTTGCTGTCCGGTCGTTCCCTCGATCACCTCCTTCTGTAAGGTGTTTGCAATAAAAAGCACATCGTCTTCAACTTTCTCCTTAAGGTTAAACTGCTGTACCGGACTCTTGTAACTGACGGCTGAATTGAGCTCTCTGGATGACATTGTAATAATCATTTCAGTTACCTCCTTATAGATGATTATCTGTACGTACTTTTTTACTCAAATCGTCTAGTCGGCTTCTGTTCGGGTTACGTGTTTCTCTAACGGTCTTTTTCTTTTTATCCACGTCTGGCTCGTAGTTATGGAACCACTTCAAAGCTGCTGCTAATCCAGTCCCTGCCGAACAAACAACTGCAACTCCGCCTACTGCCAAAAAGATACTCGTCATTTTTAATTCCCCCTGTATAATTGAAATTCGACCGGACATACTAACTCTTGAAAGGAGGTAGCGACCGTGCTCTTTGACTCTAAACCGCTGACCAGATATGAGAAGCAAATGCAGAATGTCGATCATCTGGTTCTTCACACAATTCAGGATAAGCAGAATGTCAACATAACCATGAGAGAACTATATCGGATACTAGATGTACTGTATGACTATCGAGTAATAGACTGATGCAGTTCAATGTCATCTCCGATAACGTCTGAGTAAACTGGCTCAGCGCTTGGTTTAGCATTTCCAGAGCATCCAAGCCAGAGTTAACGGTTGCGTGAGCTGCCCCTTTTAACTGATCCATATGCTGAATGAGTGAAGTGTACGGTGTCGGGTCTATAAATTCTCCGTGCTCCTTTATACCGAAGTGGAGATGAGGACCCGTGCTGTGTCCCGTATTACCTGAATGACCTAAAATATCACCCACATGGACCGACTGACCATCGCTTACTGAATAATCCTTCAGGTGTCCATAGATGTAGGTTCTTCCATCCGCCGCATCTATGAACACCGTTTTTCCTGTTGAGGAGTTTCCGTAGTCCGCTACTCGAATTGCTCCGTCAACGATTGCTTTCAAAGGTGTCCCTTCCTGCATAGCAAAGTCTATCCCGTTATGCGCATGATCTCTAAATGGCTCTGTAGCGTGAAACCGTGAAGTGATCGTGTATTTGACCACCTTTTCTCACCTCTTTCTTCCCTTATTTCCTTAATTCCCACACTCTAAAAACACACTATTTTCGGGCTTTTTACTGTATTTTTCCCGTTTCCCGCCGGAAATAAGGCTTTTGGGAAAGAAGCGGGAAATTAGAAGCTATCTAGCCTATCCTCGATGTCTGCATCGGACAACTCTTTCTTCTTCAAAACGATATTGGACAGCTCAGGAGGATTACTTTGTATGCCATTTTCCTGTGGTACAACTTGGGTAGGTGGTGCGGGAGCTGCTGTCGGGCAGGTTCTATACTTAATCCCATCTCTAACCAGCTCCCGGATCACAAAGGAAAAGTCATAGCGTTCATCCATAAGCGGCTCAATATACTCCAGAATGTCCTTATCCTTCCTGTCACTAAGGTAAAGTGTTCGTCTGTTGTTTTTCTTACTTCGGACTGTACTCATGATTACCCACCTGAATCTTAATGTTATTTACCTTCTTAGGGTTCTTTTTCGATTGTCGGATTCCATATTTGCGGAGACCTCTGACATTCGAATAACGGTCCAAGAAGATAGAAGGTACTCTGTTGAAGCGCTTTTCAATATACGGTCTCAGCAGCTCTTTCCCGGCTCCTCCGCCTGTGAAGATGACGGAAGTAACAAAACCCCATGAGTTGACTAGCACCTTGTCTAGTACAGCTAGTATTGTGTTGGCATGATTCTCGTATGTGCTATTAATAAGCGGTGTGATATCCATGTTCTTGATTTCCTTTTGACTAATGATCTGCGGAAGCTTACCGTCCGGGATGATCACGTCAAGCTCCTTCTCTAGATAGGAACCTACCTGACTGAATGCGGTGTACATCCCATCGTTCGTTTGTAATGAAAGCTCTGTCTGTTCCTCTAAGGCGTCTACAGTGAGGATGTTTAGTGTCCGGGCACCTACATCTACGATGACGTTGAACCCTTTGGCTGTGTCCTTATCAATGATGTCTCCGTTACCATCAAGTATCACATCACACAGGCTACCGAACGGCTGCTTCTTAATCTCCACGTTGTTTACTGTGACCATTCTTTTAATGAAGTTCATCCCATCGCTACTTAAAGCTACGGTATGAGTGCCTTGAGCTACTTCTGTAAGCTGCTGCCGTCTTTCCTCTGTGTCGTATCTGATAGGGAGGTTCATCATAAGTGTGTCGATTACTTCATGTCTTCCCGAGCTCATTAACCCAAGGGTAGTTTTTAATAAGACCGGGAACCTCTTGTCAGCGTGTTTGTTTTCCCCTCCAGCCCAGATGATGTTTGGGTCCAGCTTCATTGCGTAGTCTCCTACTACATATCTTTCTCCGTCAATCTCACTGGCTACATACCGTAGCTTGCTGTCTTGCCCAAAGTCCTTTTTAGGCTTCTCCTTAAAACTTGTGACGAATGATGGGATAAGATTAGGAGAACCTGTGCTGTCGAATTTTACATCCCCGTACCCATCGTCCAACGCTTTTACATTAAAACCCGCATACCTTGTCATACCTAACTCCTCCTTTGTCATTCCTTCGCATACTTTGTAATACCCTTGTGATTATACTTTATGGGCATATGCGGAATCCTATGTCTGTACATAATAAAAAAAACAAGGGGATAACCCTTGTTTTTACTGGTATAAGCCCTTATTTCTCGTCCTCTGTATTAGGGTTGCTTATTCGATTTCATTTTGTTATACTTTTCAACGTATTCAGCGAGATCGTCATAGATAGACTTGTCTTCTGCTATACAACCGTATAAACTCCAGTTGTCTGTTCCAAAATCCTCTAGGTCTACCCCATAATAAAGTGGCATGCCCCAGAACTCTTCGACATTAACCCATCTTGGGTTTTCCTCTGACCACGATAGTCTCCGCTTACCTTTCCTTTTTAAACTGCCGATCTCCCATGGAAATTCTTGTTTTGGAGGTAGTCTAACTGCTTTGAACATGCTTCTAGGATCATTTGTATTATGCATTACCCTCAATCTCACTCACATCTTCATACTTTTGTAACTCGGAGATAATCCTCTCCATCTCCACAATAGACATACTGTTTAAGTAAGGCGCTTTACCGAGGACTTTGTTGAGGAACCAGCGTTTCTCCTTGATGTTTTTGAATCCTACCCGCTTAAACTCTGCATCCATCTTTCTTCTTAGTACAGGAAAGTACCCCATCATTGTGTAGTATACTGTCATACACTGTCCTCCTTCGGTTTGCAAGGATTGTCTAATCCTGCTTCCCCTTCCCCACAGATTTTACAAATAGCGAGACCACCATCCAAGACAAGGTGTGCAGTATAGCTGCTCTCCAGTTCCTCTCCGATCATGTCTTTAAAATCCTCCTTGGTATAAAGCACATGTCCGTTTACAACAAGAGGATCACTCTTAGGTTCTGCACTTAGGTTAGGCTCGCTGCTGGAGAACCGACCTGTTTGACAGCCTATGAGATGCCCCTTCCCGACCTCAGCATCGTACAGACCGTTTCTAATCTGGTATTCGAGGTCAGTTACTACCTGAAGTCCGCCTAAAATGTACGCTTCTTGCTCGGGATGTTTTGATTCATACTCCCGCAGCTTTTCAGCAACATAACGAAGTCGTTTTAACATGAGCTGCTTGTCTAGGGTATTAGTCACTTTTTAACCCCTCTCCACGCTTTAATGACAAAGCTGGCTGCTAATCCAAAGATGAAGATACCTGCCCACCCAAGAGGAGTACAGAAGATCATAAATAAAGCAATTGAAAGGTCCTCCATTACTCTTCGTCCTCCTTTTTCAAAAACATGGAGAGGTAAGTCATCTCATTGGTCATATGCTTGATCTGGTTGTCTATAATCCTTTGCGCTTTATCTGCGGCAAGAAGTCCTTCATGTGCCATATCGGAGGTCATCTGAATGTAGTGCGCCATCCTACCTAAAGCCTGTGCTGAATTGACGATACGAGGGATGGCTGGTCGACTGGGTTCCAGCAGCTGGTCTCTTTCCCGTTTGTCATCAAACTGTTTCTGGATTACTTTATCCCACTCGCTTATCTGGTCTGCGAGGTTCTGCTTTTTCTTAGCCACTTACTCTCCCTCCTCGACTTCTTCAATATCAGTGACATTTATTCGTAAACCCTCTTCGTCTACAAGCTCCTCATCGCTGGTATCGAACTCTAGGTAGTCAACTTTGTTATGTGCGTCTTCTATCGAGTCCGCCTCTACTGTAACTTTGTATGTTCTAACAATCTCATGCTCGTATGTTACTTCAAACTTAGGCACTATTTAGCCCCTCCCCTTGATTATTTTAACCATAACTCCTCGTACCAAGCTGTCCGCTCTGCTAGTTCTTCATCACTAAGATGGAGGAAGTCCTCCTCCATGATCGTGTCCATCTCAGCCTTGGTGAAGGGACCTTCAAACGCATCAATACTATCTCGGATAAAATTTAGCTGCTCTTTTCTTTGCATTTAACTCTTCCTCCTTTATGTTCTTTTTCATTTAATCTTCTCCTTTTCTCCTGTTACTTTCTTCATTGCCTGCTTGGTATTTAGACTTAGCATATACTTCGATAATGTCCTTCGCTCCCATTATGCCAATACCTATGGCACTAACGTAGACTAGGAGTGATGAACCCGGATGTTCTTTTATAGAGTATTGTACCACGTCTTCCCACACCACGTGTCCGAACCCTAACCCGACATAGAGAGCTATAAGCCACTTACCTAAGTTTGGCATGGATAACCAAAATCCCGATTTTTTCATCTTAACGCCGCCTTTTCTTATTTGCTTTTTCTCTAATATCCATCGTTACCCTTACTAGGACAATTCCTATAGCGCATGCGATGATTACTGCTACTGGATGTGACATTTAAGTTCTCCTTGTGTTGTATTAGTCTGTTAGTCTTCGTTCATATATATGGCGATATCGTAGCCTTCCTCATAGCCCTCTGAATATCCTGCCTTTTCACCTTCATCATAGGCATCGTCTACCACACTCTCAATAGCGTCTAATACCTCTCTGAGGACTAAGATGACTTCCTCTTTTGCACTATCTGGGAGTTCTCGATCTAGGAACTCCGTTAGTTTGACTATTGCCTTGTCTGCCTCATTCCAAAACGCCGAGTTCTGCTCTATCTGTAGGTTCTTTAAAATACCTTCCATTTTTGCCACCTCAATTTGCTTTAAAGTTGTATACTGGTTTAATAACTTGCAGCACTTTGACTGATTCGCCTTCTTCAATGTTCTCTCGAATTTCATTCAGCGGCTTGTAAACCATAGGTGCCTCATCCAAGGTGTGCTCGTTTACAGAAGAAGTCCAGATACCCTCCATTGACTTCTTAAAGTCTTCAACGTTGAGATTCTTCTTAGCTTTAGATCGGCTCATTACTCGACCAGCTCCATGAGGACCGGAGAAGTTCCAATCTGGGTTACCTGTTCCTTCTGCAATGATGCTACCATCTCTCATGTTGATTGGGATGATCACTCGTTCACCTTCCCGGGCGGAAATAGCACCTTTACGAAGGATCATGTGATCCATGTCGATGTAGTTGTGAATCGTAGTAAACGAGTCTCCTATGTGCCACGCAGCACCCCAACCCATATGTTCAACAATTTGCTGTACCATGGCTTTTCGATTGTAAAGAGCGTGGCGTTGAGCGATACGCATATCGTTCATATAGTCTTCAAAAGAGTTCCCTTGTAAGTATGCAAGGTCTTTTTTGATCTTAGGCTTTTTAATGCCTCGTAGGGCTTCATGAATTTCGTGAGCTTTTCCTTGAGACTTTAATTCTTCAATGATCCGCTGCTGCTCGTTTTTAACGTCCACAAGCTCTTCATAAGCTCTGTCTTGGTAATGCTCAGCGACCTGCTTGCCTAAGCTTCGTGACCCTGAATGGATGACAAGGGCTACTCTCCCCGGACCAACCTCGTTAAGTTCGATGAAGTGATTTCCACCCCCAAGAGTTCCAATGCTTAGCTTTGCACGATTTTTATTAATCGGAGCTCTCACCAAACTCAGGGGAACAAATTCAGTGTATTGGTGCTCCCTATCTCGGACAGCAAAGCCACTAGGTACGTATTTTCGAATAACCTCGTCTAACTGGTCGAAGTTCACCTGTGATTTATCTATGTCGATGAAGGCAACTTCCAAGCCACACCCAATGTCCACACCGACTAAATTTGGCACTACCTTGTCTGTAATTGTCATTGTTGTCCCGATTGTGCAGCCTGCTCCAGCGTGCACATCAGGCATAATACGAATCTTGCTGTCCTTTGCAAACTCTTGGTTGCACAGTTCAATAACCTGCCCCATTGCCGTTTCTTCAATGTTATCTGTAAAGATTTTAGCTGAGTTATATTTTCCTTTTACTTCGATCATTTACTTTTTCCTCCTTTTATCCTCAATACGTCCCATAGTTGCTGCTCTGCTTTTTAATCGCATTCTCGATCTTTGTACAAGTCGAGGGTAGGATGTCATAGACTGGAGGTATCTCACTAGGAGTGTCCTCTCCCAAAGCGGGTGATAATTTTTTGAGGAGTACAGCCCTATCCTGTGCCTTTTTAAGAGCTGGAGTACCTGCTTTGTACGCTACAAGTACGTCTACCTCTTCTTGGAGTTTATTCACTTCTCTCACAAAGGCTAGTTCTACCTCAGTTGCCTCTCTAGGCTTTGGTCCTTCCTTCTTTTCCTTATCTAAGACTTTCCAAAGGTACTCAATATAACCATGTAGGTCGTCTAACATTTTACTGTAGGTTTCTCCCTCGATAGAGTTGAGTAAAGCCGCCAGCATAGTTCGTTGGCTTGCTACTAACTGAAGTTGGGACGCTCTGGTTTCCAATGAGAGAGAACTTTTTTCTAAGACCTCTAGACACCCCTTAAGGTATTTAGTATATGCGTCTGCCCACTGATTGAGGCACTCGGCAGAGAGAGTATGCTCCAATGGGGTTTCTTTTTGAGATACTGGCTCTTCTGCACTTACATCCTCCTCTACTGGAAGGTCCTTGTACTCTTGAATCTCTGAGAGCATAAGGTCGATAGTGTCTTTTGCATACTGTAAGGGATGGTTTGGGTCGTCAGTATCCACATCCATGACATCTTTCAAGAAACTCTCTATCTCCGCCGTGGCAGCAGCTAACTCTTTAACTTCGGGCTCCTTATTAGCTACGAGACTGTACCTTTCATCTACCTCATGAAGACGGGTTTCAATTGACTTCACCCGGCGTTCTACCCATTCATCGAGTGTTGCTATCAAGACCTCTACGTTTTTAAACTTACTCATCGTCATCAGCCCCTTCTGCAAAAGACACCCACTCGTAGTTCTCATCATCGTAGTTTAATAATACATGGTTTGCTCTCCAGTCAATTGTGTCAATAATAGCTTCTTTACCTTTGTAGGTGACCTCCGCTCCGAGAAGCTCCCATCGTAACTCACCTATCTCTTCCTCAAGTTTCTCGATGTCATCTGCCATGTCCCGTAATCTTTTGATTAAACTCATTTCAGCCTCTCCTTTACTCTGTATCAATGGCTATATTATACAGTCTCCTTTGACTGCGTGTCAACAACTTTCTAAAAATTAAGGAACTGGACTAACAGTCAGTCCCAGTCCCCATGTTGACGCATGAGGTCCTTAACAACCCCTGCATAAGCGGCACTGGTTTTAACAACAAGGTAGTTAGGGTTTGTGTCTTTACCTTTCACCTGTTTTTCCGTAGCCATACGCTCTGAGATACTGTTCAGAACATCTAGTTCCTGCTTAGTTAGTTCCGGCAGGTCCTCTACTTCCCAGACAATATACTTATCCTTCTTCATGATTTACCTCCTACTGTTCTAGTTTCATGCTTAAAGATACCTGATCCCCCGGTAACGTCTTTAGAACCTGTAGTACCCCTTCAAGTCGATTAACCGCTGTCTCTTTAGGCACTGCTTGCTCCTCAACACTCAGGTTAAAACTAACTATTACTCCCTCGTTAGAACTACGTCTTACTGGAATCGAATCAGGGTGAGGGACAATAACAGACTGCGGCTCTTCGGAGAGGTCTATCTGAATGTTTGGTACTCCTAGCTCCCCTTTAGGCTTGCGTCCTATTGAGTTCAGTAGATGCTCTGGTCGGTATTTCTTTGCCATGTACGCTACTGTAGATCGGCTTACTCCCGTCTCTTTAGAAATCTGCTGATAAGACATCTGGGTAGAACCTAGTAGTTTTATTGCTAGTTCTTTATTTTCTCTTTTCGACATAGTAAACTCCTCCTGTATTAAGCTGTGGCAGCTTTCTTAGCTTTAGTATTTGCAGGTAAACCTAAAATACCTTTCCGCTTGCCCTTGTTCCGCATATGCTCTGGTCTATGCTTTCTAGCTAGATCACTGATAGTAGCAGCAGACAACCCTGTCACTTCTGAAATACTGGCGTAGGTGTCTGTAGTGCTCTTTAATAACTCAATCGCCTTTTCCCGCATTTCCCGTCTGCGCTTCTCTGATTCGGTTTCCTCAACGAACTCAGTACCTCCATATAACATCGTATCTCTAAGCTTGTTTAGTGCACGTCTCTCCAACCTGTAAATATGTGTCTGGGACACTCCGAGATCGGCAGCTACGTAGTCTTGTGTTCTGTCACCGAAGTACCGAAGTTCTATAATTCTTCGTTCTCGTTCGTCTAGTACCTTCATTGCTTCTGTTAAATCAATATTATCCATCCAGTTATCCCCGTTAAGGTCTTTACTAAGGTGGACAGTGTCTTTGAGGCAGATTTCCTCATCTGTACCCTCGTTCAGTACAGCAGCCTCTGTAGATATTGTAATTCGATTCTCCATAAACGTTAATGCTAAGTGTACTGTTTCCGGTTTCTCCGTAAGGTTTAGAGCGTCAATAACCTCTTGAGTATTCAAATTCACTAACCCGCTGTTGGCAATTTTAATCGCTAAGTCTTTGATTGGTCTAGAAACTTTGACCACTCCATCATCTCTTAGGAACCTCATGATTTCTCCAAAGATACAAGGAACTGCGTATGTACCGAACCTCACACCTTTATTCAAGTCAAAATTCTGTATTGCTTTGAGGAGACCTATATTTCCAATCTGTACTAAATCCTCTTGGGAAACATGAGCACAATAAACTCTTTTTAATACATGGAAAACTAGTCTCTGATTTCGACTTACTAAGACGTTAGCAGCCTCTTCTGACCCAGATTGCGCTGCGCTAATCAGTTCAAAAATCTCCTCTGTCGTTAATAACTCCGTTTTTTTCGCCATCTTCTTTAACTCTCCTCTCATTTTTAAGAATACTATATATACCCTGTATTTACTATCTGTAAACAGTGTAACATACAGATATATTACTGTCTATAGTTTTTATACCACTTTTTCAAAAAAAAAAAAATAAAAAAAAGAAGGCATACAGCCCTCTTTTTTAACGCAATGATGTTTTCTTGTTTATTATCGCAGACAGCTTTACTTAGACTCCTCATCCACATAATAGTTACAGTTGATATTGTCCCATAGCCAGTTATCATAAGCTTCTTGTAATGCAGAGTCTAAGTCGTCTACGGAGATAGTTTCACCCTCGTCTATAATACCTAAGTCCCCTAAAGTGAATTTTTCCTCTCTATCGCAACCTACATAACCTGTATCTACTGAAAATACTACTACTGTGTCTGGTCCAAATTCCTTACTCATCCTCTGATACCTCTTTTACATTCATAATTTCAAACTCGGAATCTTGCCAGTCCCACGCTCCGTGGTCCATTCGATCAGCCTCTTGTTCAGCTGCTTTATCAATTCTAGGATCATTAGCATCTTTAAAGTCTCCAGTCACTGTAACTGTTGTAGTAAACCGCTGTGTAATATCTACCTCTACTTTATACGTCTTTTCCATTAGTTATTCAACCCTTTCTCTAAACCGTTTAGTACATCCTCTGCCATACTCTCTAGGTCCTCATCAATAAAATCTAACATCGACTTAGGTGTCAACCCTTCAGAAGTCGCTATCTGCACGTACTGCTCGTAGAACATAATAAGAAGGATACGTTCTTCACTCTCCATAGTAGCCAATCTTAGGGTTAAAAGCTTCTGGTGCTTCATAGCTTCTTTTTCTATATTTTCTGATAGTCCGGGGATTTCTTTGACAACAACTACAGAAACTTGGTTATGCACCTCTTTTAGAGGTATAGGTGCCCCAAGGACGTTGTCTAGCGCCCAGTCAGCTATAAAGAGGTCTTTGTAGACCTCATAGATTTGGCTCTCCCACAGTACAGTATCCTCATCCCGAATAACTGTACCTTTCTTATCTCGGTACTCTGTCTTTTCCCGCTTTAACCTGTTAATCTTCATACTCATGTGCATGCCCCTCCTATTTTTTAACTGTGAAGCGAGGTGTTCCCGGTTTTACGATCTTTGCTTCTTTGATCTTCTCGATAGTCTCCTTATCCAAGCCCTCGTGAGTCTTAAGCAGCCCCTCAAGCTTCTCGGAGTTAATTCTGCTCTCAGTGACTTTGTTCAAGAAGTTTGTAGAAACTAGAGGTGCAATGTCACCAAGCTCGTAGTTAGAATAGATAGCTGTTGAGTTAGACGCTGTAGCGTCTTGAAGAACCACTGATCCACCTTTTGTTCCTTTAATTTTCTTATGGTTATTCTCTTGCATATAGGTACGTACAGGTTTTTTAAGCTCTTCCATACGACTCTTGAGTTCTGCTGCCTGTTTATGCAACTCAATGTACTGGTCCACTTTTTGGATAATTTCTAGGCTCACCTCTTGATCTAAGGAGTTTTGAGCCGCTTCTGCTAAATACGATGTTCCTGTGCCTGTTTTAGCTACAACCATACGAGGTTCTTCAGACGATACAACTTTAAATCCTTCAGGCTCTGTAAGGCTGTCAATGGAAGCTTGAACCTCTGCTTTAATGTCTCGCTTGCTGTCCTCGAATCCACCTTCAACCCAGCCACCTTCTCGAAAGCTCTCTACTACGTCATCGAAGCCCACACTTTGGTTGAACACCCGAGTCTCATTACCTTTTTTGATTACTACCTTTCCACTTTCATTCATGAATACCATCGCTACGTCATTGTCTTTTTTGAATACAGTCTCTTGTCTCATTTCCATTCCTCCTGTTTCTGTAACTCATTTGTTACCTTAACTATAACACGATGTTTTCTTTTAGTCAACACCTTTTCAAAAAAAAAATGATACAGGGTAAGTTACAGTGTCGATACATATAACTTACCCCTTAGAGATGGAGTTATACTCTCCATTATTTCTTAACGCAGTAAGGTTTTCCATCTTCTTTAAGGACTGGAGTGACAACATCTTTGTATGTTAGTATATACTGGCAGCCTGTAACGTTGTCTTGAACAATCCTGAGATAGCCCCAACCATCAAATAGCTCATCGTCAGACACTTCTGTAAACCTACCAGTGTCCCAGTCCACATCCTTGGTAGCCTCCTCTGGGTTCCCTGAGCACCCGGCAAGCGCTAGGAGCAGCGCAGGAGCTAGAAGAAGTTTCTTCATCAAAATTCCCCCAATTCAATTTTAAGTTTCTCTACCTTTTTTCGTAGGAAAGGGATATGACCTTCCGGCGCAGCCCCTGTAATGATCATCTGCTGTAATCTGTTCATCAGCTTTTCTTTCTTTAATCGTTCCTGTATTTCTAAAGGTGTCATACCTCTCACTCCTTATCGAATGTTACCCTCACTTCTGTAACTGGGCAGTCCGGCTGCTGAGAAATGTTGATATGCAGCACATCTCCGTCCCGTTCGATACGCATAGCGGGAACATCTACAAGAGGTTGAGGTACTGTCAGTGATTTAGAACTTGTAATGAAGTTAGCCTTTGTTCTTTTACCTGTTCGCCCTCTACGAGGTACTCCTTCACGGTCTAAAAGACTGTATAATGCGTGCTTTGTGATGCCATACTCTTTCTGTAGGTCTTGTGTTCTCTCTCCAGAAACATACCTCTGAATCAACGTTTCTTGGTCCTCTTTACTCATTGTGAGCAGCTTACGAGTAGAGGATGTCATAGGGGCACCCATACGGCGCTGCACTCCCATACGGTCTAGGTAGCTATACAGTGTTCCTCTTGAGATGTTAAGTGCTGCCTCAATGTCTGCAATAGGCTTACCTGCAACATACATCGACTCAATCAGTTTAATGTCCTCTCGGGTAAACTCCCCTGTATTTCCTTCCTCTGCTACAATACGGATTGGAGCAACCTTCTTATTCTTTTCCACATTTTCGTCCTCCTCTAGGCTTATGTAATTTCTATATTTAGAGAATATCATACAGTCTTGTTACTGTCAACGATTTTTATAAAAAAAAATACAGGATGCCCTAAGCACCCTGTATCTGTTCCTTATGCGTATTTGTTTTGTGATAAATCTTCTTCAGCGTACAGTCCATCATCCCGGGACAACTTATATGCGTACTTCGTAGGGTCTGTAACTGACACGTACACTTCTTCTACTAGAGCCGTATCCTTACGACCGTCCTCACTTGTGTACCATACGTTATCATTTAACTGGAATAGGTTTGAATGGGTAAACAGCTCTTCCTCAAATTTAAAGCAGGTAAACAGAGATAGGTCGTTTATCCCTATGTTAAATGTAGCCCAGAATCGAGGGTTCCTATCGGTATATGTAACATCGTAGGAAATCTGGGTGACGGTGAATTTCTTCTTCTCCAGTCGAACAAGTACGTCCGCACCTTCCCGCTGCTCAAACTTCTTAATAAGCAGCATCTCTCCATTTAATAACGCCTGTAACTTCTCTTCTAATGTTGTATACACTGCGAAAGGCAGCGATACGTATTCAACTGGGTCTAACGTAGCCATTATCATTCTCCTTCCTCAAGTTACTCTAGCCCAAAGCCAGCTTGGTCTAATGCTCTACTGATACGTTTGTCTTCTTCAGTCAGATCAAGGTTCTCATAGAATGCTTTTTCTGCGGCGTCCATATCCTCGAATAAAGAGTCATGCTGCTCCTCTGGTACGTACTTCATGATAACTTCCATTAATGCAGATGCTCTCGCTTGTTGACGCAGCTTTAGCTCTCTAAGCCCTGCAATAGATAAGCCGTTGAGCTGGTTGTTCGTGATCTTTGCTTTTAATTCGATTGCCTTCATTGCAAGTGGAGTGTCCACTACATCAAACTGCTTAAGCCCTTTGGCTCCTTTTCGGATGATGTCATCTAACAGTTCAATATCGTGGAAAATAGAGTCCATCTTATCAAATTCGTGGATAGTTGCCGGAGAATGTCCGTCCTCTGACGATCCTTTCTCAGACTGTTTCTCCTTGAAAGCCTCTACTTTCTTTTCTGTTATGTATGTAACGTTGTCCTTAGCACGCTTATCCAGCAGCTGCAACAGCGGTTTACCTGTCTGTATAGATTCTTCCCGCTTTTTCTTATAGTTAGTCAAAGATGCTTTTGAAATACTCAGTCCGTTTTCTTTACAGAAGTCGATAATGTAATCGTAGGTTTGCCCTTCATCCAGCATGTTATCTACTTTTGTTGCCAGCTTCCTGTTGTTATACAGCTGTACGAGTACGCTACTGGAGCCCATGGACTTCTTTTTATTGTCTTTCTTATCTGCCATTTTAGTTCAACCCTTCCAATATTGTGTATTTATTAAATAGCGGTAAAGCTTGATATATCAAGGTCTCTACACTAATATAGTAAATCGTTCAAGATATTTTCAATATTCAGTCATTTTTATTAAAAATATCACAACATTGTTGACTTTTAGCCACTAAAGCTTAGTGTACAATCTTAAACAAATACAGCCTGTTTAAGACTACCTTGAAAAAACCCGTTTACCCTCTATCTCTATTATACACTATTTTGTTAGGTTTTTTGTTTCTTGAACCATGCCTGTAGATAAGAAAAAAGACCGATTACTCGGTCTCTTCGTCTATATCTGCTTTTTCTATACGAGTATCTTTTAGAGGAAATAAGTCCCCTATGTACTCATCGCAAACGTACACTTTGTAACGTATCACCTTTTGTTTACTTTGTTTTCCCTTAGCTTTCATCTTTTCACTTCGAACATGATTTATCCTGTGCATATAATAATTTATCTGATCTAGGGCTGAGTGGGCGAAGCTATCGAACTCCGCATCGGAAAAGGTAATTGTCTTGTATTCTCTTGAGCCTTCCTCAGTCTCCACACAAAACGTTGCCCAGATGGTTCCTGTCATTGAGGGGTAGCTAATTTTCGATGTTAGGCTGCGGAGCTCGTATTCACTTATATAGAACTTATTTTTTCTGAATAGTACAGGGACCTGAATAAATCGTGACTCAAGGCTACTCATTTTGATCCCTCTCCGCCCGTTTTGCTTTTGCCTCCCGGTAAGCTTTTAGCCCTTCTCTAAGCCGCTTACGTGACTCTGTGTTTGACGATTCTTTAGAGAAGAGGTAATTAACATCCTCATCAGATATCGGACTCAGAGGTCCGGGTAGGTCTGGGAAATACACCTGAGCTTCTAGTGGACTTAGCTCAGACAACCCCTCGGCACGAGAAACACAGACGTGCTTGGCAGCCTCACTCTCAGGTATAGGAGGGAATCTACTTAGGTCCCAAGGACGTTCTCTGTTATCACTCATCGTCTTCACCCTCTTCCCACTCATCATCTTCATCATCTACAGGCTCTCCACCCATGAGGATGTTTAATTGTCTTCTAGCTTCATGCCGTGACCCCTCTTGTTCTTCAACGTACTCCAAGTAAACCTCTCTGAGTTTATCAAGCTCAGCTAGTGATATTCTCCATTCTGTACGCACCTCTGGAAGGATGTCCTCAGCTAAGGGTCCTGAAAGGGTACATTGATTGAAGTCTAGTCTTTCTACCAGATTATTTACTTTGTTGTTTTGATCCTTAATCATGGTTTCTAACTTCTCTAAGAAGGTAAGACAAACTTCATAACGACCATTAACAACCGCTTGAACTAGACAATATCGCTCTATCTCATTTAAAGGGGCGTATGGTCCACTCTCCCAGTCCCCTGTACCATGGTAAGTGTAAATCACTTGCAGAGCGTGGTCCTGAATACGGTAGTCCTCCATGAGTTGTTTATACGCCTCGTACTGCCTACCTGTAAACTTTGCATACATAGAAATCTCCCCTTGTTTTTTGATTTAGACTACTTTCTTTTACGAATCATTACCTGTGCTAGGCTTCGGAACTTTGGCTTCTTAGGTTCCTCTCTCACCCTAGTAGACATCTCAACATACGGCTGATAGAAGTCGTCCGAGATTGCCTGCATATCTTCGAAAGATTGATGCTCTTTGGAGACGATCCTCTCCTCTACGGTCTTGAAGTAGTACACTATATTACAGTCTGTTATATACTTGCCATTTTTATCTTGGGGTGGCATACGATTACCTCCTAGTCCATATTTAGAATAATTCTACTCTTAGCCGACTCTAAAACTAGCTGATACTCTAGGCTTTTTGAATCACTAAAAGCATCTACAGTCATTTTATACTTATAAAGGCTATCTTCCGGGATTCTCAGGTACCCATGACCTGTGCCGAAGATGTAATGTCCGTTAGAGTTTCTATAAGAGTTGATAAGCTCTTCGTAAGGGAATACTTGGCTGATTACTCCTTCTTCGTTACGATAGCTCACAGACTTGACCGCCCTACCTGTGATATTCTCATCCACAATCAGGTCTAGTATTAACTTAGTGTCTCTAGATGTTAGAGTCTTGTTGAGGAAATGAGAAAAGAAGTTAAGTTTGTCTCGTTCTCCGAATAACAGTGATACCGTCTGTTCCAGCTCTTTTTCTTGATCTAATACTTGGTGTAGGTTTATCAATGTAAACTTACTTCCAGCGATTGTGACCTCTTGGTATGTAACCTCCGGGTCTTTCATGAACAGCTCAATGTCAAAAGGAAATAATGCCATGTTTACTGATATAGGTTCCGGGATAGGTGTTGTAGGGTTGTGTGCATAAGCTTCCTCCGGGTCTAGAGAAAACGCCTTGACCTCTCCCGCAGCGTAGTCCAGCAGCATATCACTAGTATTATTCATCTCTAAGATGCCTGCTTTCTCAACTCTTGTTACGATCTTGAGATTGACACTATTGTCCGCAATACTTAGGTGATCTGCAATAGCGAAAGCTTTTGTAAGGTATCTCTGGCTGAAGAAGCTGTTGGTATAATATACTCCCTGAATACCTCTAGCTATATCTTTCAGTAAGTTGTCTAGCTTCTTAAGCGTGCCTTTATACTCTTTTAGTCCATTAATAATCATCGTCATCGTCCTTTCCATAGGGGTCTTTCTCTTCTCGCATACGCTTTACATAGGCGTTTTCGTTACCTTTTAGGTCTTCGTAGACTAGCTGGTGATACGCTTTGGTTGCATTCCTACAAAAAATAATCAGGTCTGTTCCATACCATTTACGAACTCTCCCGTCTAGAAACTCTACATCTATCTCTCCTACAGGGTTACTATATGCCTGTTTCTCAAAGTATTCGATCAGCCCCATGGTTACGGTGAATGATTCCCCTTTGAACAGGACTTCAAATTGAGTGTACTTATTCATTTTACAGCATTCCTTTACTAACTGGCATTAGGAACCAATCTCCGGCATAGCCAAAGTTGTCCGTAGTCTTTTTTGTTACAATCTCAAAAGTTTTAACATAACTACGCTTGCTAAACCAATGTCTCTTTTCCCCTTTGAGCTGAATATATTTCTCATCGTGGTAAAGTACCTTCACTCTACGGAACCCAGCATCGAAGAGCTGCTCTCTAGCCACACGCTCAACTTCTTCTTTATGCTTTTGTTTCCGTTTAATTCTTTCAGCCTCCGCACTCTGTTCACGCAGTTCCCTTAGCTGCTCCTTATGGAACTCTTGTCTGAGTTCTTTTAATTTACCCTCTGCTTTCCTCAAGAGTTCCCACAGTTCCATGGCAGAGCAGTTTACCTCTGACCCTGTTCTTGTGTCACTTAGTTTAGAGTCCTCTCCGAAGTAAAGCCCTACTGTTCCACGACCAAGTCCGAGATAACTTTCTTTAAGCGCCGTCAAAGAGGACTCATCAAATAGAAAAGGTTTCCCCTTAAAATCTAGAGTGACTTCAAAATATTTTTTCTCAACCACTAATTCTTTCCTCCTCTGCGTTTATTATAGGAATTTCTACTAGCCTGACTTTTCTGACTGGTGGTTCGTTTCTTAAACCCCTTGTTGCGGCTAAAAGCTTTCTGTGGTGGCTTTAGAGCGGTTTTCTTGATCTGGAATACAAATATAAGGTTACTGCTTTTCCATAGCCTCTGTGTACGTATAGACAGCTTTCCGCAGGTCTCCTGACCAACCTTAACATAGTACACCTCATCTAGAGAAGTTAGAGTCTGTTCTCCTGTTTTCTTCTTAGCTCGGAGTGTAACCATATCTGTAGGTACCTTTAGGTTCCCTGCAACTAAGTCTATACCGTATGTCTTCCTTAGCTCTATATCCTTCTCAGTCATCCGCTCAAATACCTCTGTGAACTCTACTCTGTAGTGCCCTTTAGTGCTCTTTCTAGCCTGACTGTGTGCATCTTTACCAGAGTTTGGTGTTGCTGATGTTCCTCGGGCTCCAACACCCCGAGACATTGCTCTTGTTACTGAATTTGGTTTTTTCTTTTTTGCCATAGTCTGTAACCACCTGTATGTCTTATGTATATTATACAGTGTATAAAAGAAAAAGGCAACACTTTTTTACAAAATGTCACCCCCTGTACTCTGTATTCATATTGTATCATACTTACTGGAGATTCTCTAAGTCGAGACCCTCTAAAGCGTTTATAGCCTGCAGTATTTTCTCCCGGTTATTCATCTTAACTTCAATTTCTTTATCCAGTAAACTTAGGTCTTGTCGTAAGCTCTTTAGCATTGCAGACCTATTGTCGAAAAGTCCTGTAGACTCTTCTTTAGGAGTAGCCAGAGTCTCCATATACTCTTCCGCCTCTTCCATAAAGCGAGCGAATGCCTGCTCTTTGCCTTTTTCTACTTTGAATCGGTTATTGAGCATATCAAGCATACTCCAATGAATTAAAGCAGCACGAGTATGCCCTTGAAAATCTTCAGGATAGAACATATCGTTGTCTTTATTCTCTCTAATGATACCCTTAATTTGCGCCTCTCCTCTAAAAGCGATGTATTTATCTGCCCCTTCTCTAACTACAGCAGTACGAATCGCAGATTTTACAGATGCATGGTCTGAGTAGTTCTCAGCACTCCTAGTATGTGTATAATCAGCTAAAGTCACCCAAAAGTCTCCTGCGTATTTAACTAAATTCATGTGTACAGTCATTGTGTATCTCTCCTTCGGTTTTTTATTTTTAGTTTATCTGTTCTCAAAAGACTTTATACAGGAAGTATATCATGGCATGGTTACAATGTAAACTTCCTCTATTTACCGGACTGCTTAAAATAATGAAATTTTAAATTTCTATCGGGGTGCATTCTACCGGATATAAAGATGTCACACAGTAGGCAGTTAGCAGAGTGCTCGCCTAGCCGCCCTACGATCATGTTTATCATGTTACTCTTCGTAAGGTACTTCTTAGAGGCGTTAGACTTAGTATAAAGTCCGTGTAAACCGTTTGACCTACTCTTTGCAGTATCTACTGATAACCCTTGTTCTTCCAAGGTCTTCATCTGTTTCTTGAAGCTGCCTAGTATGTTAGATATTTCTTCTTTCCACAGCATCTGATATGCCATTCTAACATTCTTAGACGGCGAGTGAGCAGCTGCCTTATAAACCCCTAGTATTGCCTCCCCTCTAAATTCAGTATATGCTAGTATCCCCACATGATGATGATTATTTTTGAGAAGTATCTCCTCAGTCTTCTCTACGTGATTATCGTGACACAGTACATAAACGTAGTCGCATACAAGGCTGTAGTTCTTCAGCTGCTTGTTAAGCCGTCTAGTGTTGTCATACTCTGTTTTTATCTCTATCCCGATAATCCCTCTATCCTCAGAGAAGATGATACAGTCTGCGATTGTGGAGCCTATAACAATTGCCTTCTCGAATAGGATGGTACTATTACTATTCCCGTTTGACACAAATATATGCCTCTTTTTTAAAATTAATTCTTTAATTTCTGCCTCGTATAACTTTTTCATAACATTTCCCTCCTGATATTGTCTGGGTTATGTACACAAAAAGCTGCTAAGCCGGAGCCTAGCAGCCAGTAACTCTGTTACCTCTTTATAGGTTATTGTAGCCGCTCGATAACGGGTTATTCGGATCATCGTCTCTATCTGTGAAGTTATAGAAAGAATTACCTTGACGGTACTTAGTGATTGCCTGTACAAGGGACTCTTTAGATATTCTGATTCTGTCTTCCCACACAATAGAGGATAGCCCGATAAACACTCCTGTATTCTTCCCTCTAATGATCTTGCGCTCCCCACTAAAGGTCGTTTCAGTGTCCGGCTCCCGTTCAAAGAACCCGGGCTCCTGTCTTTGAGAGAAGGTATCCCGGTACCCCTGCACTATAGGTGCTGTAAACAGCGGAGGGTTTACCACCCACTTCTCAATAGTCTTCGCAGGTAAATACTTATTAGCCATCTCACCTAGCCTAGTCTTGTTACTGAATCGAGTTGTTTGCTGCTTTACTTGCACTGCCCTTTTCTTAGGTCTTTGAGCCGTCTTGTCATGAACAGCAAACACATGAACAATAGCTGTGTTTTCTTGTCTGATAAGGTCTATGACATAAGTAGGATCATCCTTTATCCATAAAACCCCGGTTTGAACGTATGTCAACAGTTCCGGGTTAGGTAGTGCCATATCTTTATCGTTCATAAGATCACCCTTCTTTGTTTATACTGATATTCCTTTCACTCGGTTTGTTACTCCTACGATAGAGTACATGTAGCTTCTGACGGTGCTCTCTGGTAAAGTATCACCTTCTACGACTTCATTAATACCTATATTATATTCGTTAGTACACCCTAGCTCCCAAGGACTTGAACACAGGACCTTGACTCGCTCTTCAGAGGCTGCTACTATCACCCCAGTAATGCTTCCTGTATACTCCCAACTAACCTTATAGTCTTCATCGTCATCATATCCAGTTGTGTTTATCTGATACTGGTCCAATGTAATGACATGACCTTCCTTGATTATTTCAGGATCGAAAATTCTTACTTTTTTCTCCTTGAGCACATAAACCACTCCTCTGTATTTTATAGTCTTAGTATAGCATAGTTACAGAGTATTGTCTACTATAGTATAGAAAAAAGAGCCTTAAATGGCTCCTTTCTGATCTTTTTTGATCTCTGCTACCCTTTTTCTCTTTTCGATTTTTAGGAACAGAGACCAGCACGCCCAAGCGGAGAGATATGCAGCAGGCTCTTTAATAAGATAGCAGCCTACAGCAGCCGCCCCTAGTTCCCAAATACCTAGTGTAGCAGGTGCAGCGGCTAGAGCTAAAAATACAAGGGTGACAACTACAGCTTCCCCAAGTGCTGCACAGATAACCGTGGCTGTATTCTTTCCGGTCAACGGGGTCTTCCCCTTCTGTTTAAGCTCCTTAGTTTCTCTCCATTGCTGAAGGAGGTTAGCGAATAAGGAAGCTATAACGACCCCATACATAGTTACAGCAAAAGCAGTTAGTGTCTCCATTTACATCCTCCTAATTAATCTAATTTTCCGTCTTTATTAAACATAATCGGGATAAACATTCTTGTTGAGCTTCCTTCCGTCAAAACTACTGCTAACTGAGATGCTGCTGTGGTCGGGAAGTTAAGTTCTTTGGAATAGTTATTCGCTCCCATTGTAGAACCAGCGTACACATGGAATCTAGAGTAGTCTTCTTGTACGAATCTGTTTGTATGTATGTGTCCCATGATATACAGGTCGATAGGTTCTTCTTTGATGTGTTTTGGAATTTTTTGATCGTCTTTTTTCTTTTCATACTCTCCGTGCTTAACTTTTATGTTTTGACCTGCTACCTTTTGGGTAAATTCATAAGTGTCAGCCCTGTTGTCAATAATAGTGACGTTAGGTAGCGCTCCAAATTCCTCTTGGGACATAATGAGTGTCTCAAGGATTAAGTATACTACGTTGTCGTTGTACACTTTGTCGTTCTTGTTCCCGTTGAAACGGTCGTGGTTACCAGCAACCATTCCGAAGGTAACATGAATATGTGCGGATATGTTTTTAAGTATGTCAATCAGCAGCCTTGTTCCCTTAGCAATCTGTTCTGTAGCCGGAAACTCTGCTTCAAAAGCTTGGTTCACGTTTCTCATGGAGATATGTTCGATGACATCCCCAACGTGGAATATGTATAGGTGCTTAATGTCTAGTTCTTCAACTAAACCAAGCACAAACTCTGTAACTTCGCCCATCTGAGTTGTGAGCTTCTTGAAGTCGTATCCTCCGGTGTCTTCGTTGAAGACTAGGGCACCGATATGCCAGTCTGAGAAGGCGAGGATGAGGCTCTTATCTCCCTTTCGAGGCTTAGGTACCGGAGTCTTTAAATATTTAGCTCTCGGCATCCCTTTAAGCTCTTCTACGAGGTAATGTTTAAGTCCTTTAAACAGCAGCTCCATATGGGCGCCCTTACGCTGCAAACTTCTTAACTCTCTCAGGAACGCATTATTTGCTTCATTGGACACTACGTAAGGGGTGACCTGAGAAAATGCGTCTTCCTCTTTCATTTCAGGTACGCTGTCGTAAGCAGTAGGGATGTCTTCAAGTTTGATGACACGCTGGTATGCTTTCCCATAGATGCTGTATAATACAGTGTCGTTTTCAATGTCAGATTGAAGTTTCTTCATCTCAGCAATGTTTACTTTACTAAAGCCTAACCGCTTAGCATACTTGTTAAATACAGCTGGAGCGCACTTACCTCGTTCTGCCATAAGGTACCCCATTAAAGCTGCCTTAGCTCCATTCTCGGTACCTAATATTGTTTTCTCCTCAGCACTTAAACGTTTATCGCTCAATATCTCTCACTCCTAGATATATTTTCTGTCTGCCTCCTCGAAACCAAAAGAGCAGCACATTTCTTTAGGTGAAAATGGTGTACGTGTTTGATACCAGAGGTCGTAGCACTTTGTTTTCCCCTCCGGCGTAGGCACCTCGAACTTTTGGATGATGAGCTCTGCTTGATGGCTCGGTCTTTCTTGATCTTGTACAACTCTACCAACTTCAAGTAGTGTATCTACGATTTTACCGAACTCCTCATCCGTAGTAACCCCATAACTACCTACCAACTGATCTAAGACTTCCACCATATTAAATTCCTCCCTGTGTTTTATTATAACATACCTTGTGATCTTACTGTACGTTACGGGTAAGCGCTGCAATAATACTTTTCCCCATAAGTTCCGCATAACCTACGTCTACAAATACAGTACCGACTTCTTCTTTACCGTTCCCCTCATTAATCAGGTGTGCGACCTGTCCGGCGTGTATACGCTTTGTACGAATAGAAAACATATCATTTGACTTCGTAGCCCTTCCCACACAAACAATAACTGGCATCGAAGTCTTTTCATCATTTAGTAGTTCATTAGCCAATTCGTTTATGTATTCATCTGCAAACACAACTTTCAGCAGACAGTGTGTACCATTAATGTCTACTGTATATGTCTGAGTAACTTCTTTCTTCCTAGCGATATACGCTTTGAGTTTCTCCATCTGTCCTTTAATGACAATGGCGTTCTTCTTAACTGTCTCTTCTAAGCTGTTTCCTCTGATAGCTCCCGGCATCAATGTGTAGCTGGCGTGATACAACGCAAGAAGCAACCGGACAATATCGTTACCTTCCCAAGTCCACGTCCGATAGCTGTTCACTGCATTAATCATCTGCCATGCTTTGTCTGTGATCGTTACGTTCTTGGACAATAAGCTCTGGTCGGGGAACGAACGCATGTGGCGGCATAACTCATAGATGGGGTCTGCGTCTTCCGTAACGATTGACTGGATGTGGTGACCTTCAATAGGTTTTCCGTATGTACTGCCGTGGTGGAAGTCCATAAAGGGAACATCGACTTCGGTATAAAACTCTTCCGGGAGTGTATAACCCATATAAGCCAACCCTAGTATCAGAACAATGTCTGCTCCGTGGAACTCCCAGTGTTCTCGAAAATCTAAGTGCCGTGTATACCGCACATCGAGGTGTACATTAGGGTGTATAATCTCTTCTAAGATTGCAACACTTGTTACACCCTCGAACGTTGTGGGCACAAAGACTCGCAAGGTCAGTTTGTTGTCCATTATCTCCCTCCATTTCTACAGGTTTCTTACCCTGTAACTGTATTCTATCAGGGCTCTTTAAAATAGTCAATAAAAATATTAAAAATATTTCAGGTTTTTAACATATAAAAAAGAAGGGGCTATAGCCCCTTCCATTCTTGGTGTGTGGTACTATCTTAGTATTTTTTATACTAGGACTATAGTACCACTGTATTAAGCTTGTGGTTCTTCTGGTTCTGGCTCAGGAGCTGCTCCCGTATTCAGGTAGTCAGGACCTTCAATGTTGAAGTCATTAACACCCATACCGTACTCGCTGCCAACAAAGGCAATGAAAGTGGCAAGAATATTACGTGCTTCTTCACCAGATGGGATGTTTTCTACTACGTGTGCATGCGCCGGGCGGTAGCCATCTTTAAAGATAGGATCATTACGAGTAGTCATGTAAGAAATCACATTACCTCTCTGAGAAATGATCGGGCGCTCAGGAACTTCTACAAAAGACTTGCCATCTTCAGCCATTACAACTGGGATAACATCCAGACCAGAGTCTGCGCTTACTACTTTGAAGAGGTACTGACCTCTGTGTAGATCGCTTGTGTCTTTATATGTAGGCAGGTACCCTACTGAGTCTGTGTTAGCTGCAAGGTAGTCACCCGGGTTAAGAGTAACAGTTTCTTGAGCCATTGCTTCTGAAATTTTCATGAGTTAATATCTCCTTCCATAAGGTTATTATTTCTTAAGATCAACTTGTTTAGCTACCTCTGCTTTGATACGAGCTTTTTTAGTGATGTCATTGTTTTTCCAGTATGCGTGGAAGAAGCTTCCTGCAAAGAACACTAGAGAAACGCCATCATAAATGAAGTCGTAGTTTGTTGGAATATTAAAATCAAAACCAAGGAAAGCTGCGGCAGCGTTGACAATCGCAATTAGGTAGATGATAGTTGTAACAACTAGCTTAGAAGACACTTTAGGAGCTTCTGTTGGAATCTCTACCTCTTGCACTTGGACATTTTTGTTCTCATCCATGTCGATCATCCTTTCTTCGTGGTTTACTTGTATAATATAGCACTTACTTCTTCAAAGCTTCTTCGAGCTTTGTTCTTAAGAATGTCTGCATCAGTTTAATCGTTGTACGTATCTCGGAGGTACTAAGTTTATACTCATCTGCAAAGGACTCTTTCACTTTCTGCTCTATCTGAGAGTCTGTTAGCTCCTGTAGGATGTAGAACAATACCTCTTTTTCAAGATTAGTCAAGTTCACATCATGCAGCGTGTACTCCAACACTTCATAGTAGTCCAACTCTTCGTCTAAGCTAGGCGTTCTTTCGATCAGTGTAGAAACATCGAACTCATTCTTTGTTACGAATACTCGATGTCTGTCCCGGTACTCTCCTTTTATGTAAGAGTGCTTAACTCTGTAGGTTAGTTTGGTCTTTATGTACCCGGGGAAATCTACAGGACCATTGATATCGTACTCCTTCACAAGACGGACGAACTGCTCATCAATGTAGCTCTTAAGCTCCTCCCGGGATACTGGGTCCGGTAAGCAGTCTTTAAACTGATTGTATACACTCATTCGTAGGTTACGGTACTGGTGCATCAATTTATCCACGTCCCGAAGGAACACTCCTGTAGCTTCGTTTGTATTCACCATAAAACGGTTTCCATTCAAAATCTGTTCCTGCTCTTTATTGAGGTCTCTCAAAAGGGTTATCCCCCTCCATGATTACTTTGACATTCATGCGGCTGCACACAATGTCAGAGTAATGGATTGTATAAGGAACCTTAACTTCTTTGCCGTCTAAGTAACAGATTGACGTACCCCGAGCCCATCTATCTGAGATGTAATCAAATTTCAAGCATACTGTTTGAACACTGTAGGAGTCTTTAGTGTCGATAAGGACACGCTTACCTTCTTCAGCAATCTTTTGTAGCTTCTTCTTGATGTCAAGATAGAGGTGTGGGGTTCTGTCGTTATTGCTTTTTGTTCTCTCCCTATAATACTGTAGAGTATTGGCTACAATATCACCATGACTTCGCTTCTGCAATACTGGACCCGCCCTTCTTAATAATTAGGAGAGAAGGGGATTACCCTTCTCCATCAGTGTTCAATAAATCATCAACGCTGGTACTCTCTGTGACATGCTCATCTAGGTCTAAAGGTTGTGGAACCTGTCTCTCCACTTTGTCAATCCACCCTGAGATGTCGAGAGAGTCATTTTCAAATGCTGGGTATGTACCGCCCGGATACTCATGCTCAATTAATGCGTTTAGCAGCTCTTCCCGGACGTGCTGACCTTCAGGCGTTTTAAGCCATTCAATAAAGTTGTCTTTCTTCTTTTTATGTATTTCACCGTAGCGGTCTACGTGTTCATAGCTCTGACCTACTGAGTTTAGGAGTCCGTCTGCCTCTGCCATCTTAGCGAGGTTGTACTCGTAGTCCAGACCATTATCTGAGATGAGGTATCCGAGTGCGATCTGGTGAGGGCGAGAGACTTTGGACTTGTTAACTTTTACTCCAAGTTCATGTCCGATCTTATCTGTACCCTTTTTAATCGCAGCCTTCTTCTGGATTTCCAGACGTAGACTTGCATAATGCTCCCAAGCTTTACCGCCCGGAACAGACATTGTAGGGAACATTGCGTTTCCACCAATATCCGCCCGAATTTGGTTAATGCCGATAAGCATTGCTTTCTGTGCTGTCACCTGTGGAGCTACTTTGGTGATGAACTGGGTAATGGCTTTTGCACGCATACCTACGTTCTTTTCACCATAGTCTTTGTCCAGCTCACCTTCACTCGGGGTGATACCTACCGAGTCCCAAACGAATACTACAGGAACACCCGGGTATTTCTTACCGAAAATCTCAAGACACTGTTCAACCGTTCTACCGATCTCTTCAACGGTAAGGGCGATGTCCTTCTCTAGATCAGGCTGCTTAACAAGAACTTTGCTAATGTCAATGCCTAGTTCTGCTAAACGTACCCGGTCAGCTGTACCCTCAACGTCAATAAGGACGACAATGCAGCCTAGTTGGGTTCCTACACGAGCTATATGGAAGGCTAATGTAGACTTACCTCCTCCCGGCACCCCTGCAACTTCGATCATACGACCAAATGGTAAACCGCCTCCGAATACTTTATCAATTCTCGGTAGGAAAGTAGGGAGTCTATCCTTAACTAAGGCATACTCTGAATCTCTGAGGATGGTTAGCCCTGCGTCCTGTGCTAGAGACGATAAGTCAATGTCTACGGATACATTATTCTGTTTTTTCTTCTTTGCCAAATGTTTTCCCTCCAGTGTTTCTTACTTCTATATGTATAAAATTTGATATAGAAAGCCTAGTTGTTACACTAGGCTCTATTCATCTACTCAGTTGGCAGGTCTCCTACTTCCTGTTGAAGAAGCGCATTAACATCTAAAAGACCATTGCTGTTAGTCTCTACACTGTGTAATGGAACTTCGTTAGCAGGGTCTGAACCTACCTGATGTGTGGTACCGAAGTCAGTCGGTAATGGGTCGGATACTAACCCTCCTGTAGGTTGAGCTGGTTGAGCTGGCGCTGCCTGCGGCTGAACCGGAGGTGTCGCTGGGTTAGCATTAACCTGTGGTTGTGCCGGAGGAGGTGTTGGCTCACCCATTCCAGTAGGCATTGTAATATTCGGTTGTTGTGGTGCCGCTGGTGCCGGAGCTGGCTGACCATATGTATTTTGCTGAGGTACCTGCCCTGCTAACGGATTATCCGCTGGAGCTGGCTGCCCTGCAAATGGGTTAGTTGCTGGAGGCTGTTGACCTGCAAACGGGTTCGCATTAGGTTGCTGTGCAGCGTAAGGGTTTACTGTCGGTGCTGGAGCAGCATTCTGACCTTGGTTTTGGTTAGGTTTACGACCTTCCATCATATCAATAAACGCTTGTACCCATTTGTCTCCGTTTACTAGACGCTCTGTAGGTGTACCCTGTTCTTCTAAATCTTCAAGTTGCTGTTCCCATCCTTGACCTAGTGGTGGAAGAAGTAAGTGCGGGAATACATGGAACTTGTATTTTTTAGGAGACTCGTTGTCTGCTGGTTTCTCAATTTGTGTTACACACGACTTATCCGGGTGTAAGAACGCTAACTGTGTGTTAGAGATGTTGTACATCGTGTTCTGAATCTTATTCAAGATATCCTGCATTGCAGAAGGTTTAAGTTCTAGTACACGCACAACTAACTGACCCGTAGTATCTCGCTCTTGAGTCCAGTTACCCGCAGCATCCTGAACTAATCGAACTGCATTTACAAGATAGAACTCATTAGGCGTAGGGATACCATAGCGACCTTTAGGTAAAACGTCTCGTTCAACCCACTCCATATATTTCTGCTCAAGCATAGAGCCCGGGTTCTCATCCCCGTCAAGAGTAAAGTTTGCTTTCACTTCTTTGCCTTGAGATGAAACAGTAGTAAGATACAGCTTTCTAATCTTCTTCCAGAATTGCCCGTTTAGATCAGCACTTGGCAGAATCTGTACAGCGATCTGATTGTCCTTGCCTGCGAAGATTCGATCATGTTTTGTTTTCGGGTACTCTACTCTGTCTGTGTTACCGCTGCTTTTTAACTTTCCTGCTTCTTGGTTTACGATGTCTAAGAATGACATATTAACTTTCTCCTCCTGTGTATGTAATTTATTTTGTTACTATAGTGACAGTCTAACATACATTATAACATATGTCAACTGTTATAAACAAGTTATAGCACGTTTATTGACTCGGGTTTGGCGGGTTATACGAAGGGTACATTAGAGTAGACCCTGCACCTCTACCATACTGCTGGTTATCAATAACTTGTTTACCGTAGGACTGTAGCATGTCCTTACGTTGCTCAAAAGCTTTTACAATACGCTGCACCCTGCCTACAATGTAGTTATAATGGATTTCCTTATCTCTAACACTTTTATAAGCTGGCTGCCTTTTGATATAAGACTCTACCATATCTTTTGTAGGTTTAGGCACTGTGTCCTTAAGGTAATCTCGGGCTTCTTGGTCTAGACTGGCTACAACGGTCTCTAGTTCCAACTCTACACTTTCTTGATAGAACTTAAGCCGCTCTAACACTGATGACCAGTAGATGTACTTGGAAGGCTGTTCGATCATCTCTTGCATGTAGTTGTCTTCGTTAACTTTAAGTAGGTCCTCTAGGTCATACTCTTGATACTGTCCGTTCTCGTCTATGAGCCTTAGCTTGTAAAAGTCAAGGCTACCGATATTCACGTCTAACACTCTCTCACCTCGCTTATGTAGAGACAGAGAAGAGGCATAGCACTCTGTATTACCCCTCCGCTGTATTTATATCTTACTATAACCAAGGCTGTATGTCAACTGTATTTTATAAAAAATTTATACAGCTTCTTGGTAAGCTGGTTTACGGCTGTCGATAAGCTCTTCAAGCTCTTCATATCGCTCTTTAGTGATAGTTCCTGTCTCTTTGTGGTTCTTGATTTCCTTCTTAGCTAAGTAGAAGTCACAGTATTTCTGGACCGTTTTAAAGCTGTTAAGATCGTCTTTATCGTAAGCAACCATGTCATTATAGTTAGTACCGATCTCAACATCAGCTTTGATTGGGTAACGAAGTCTCTCACCTTTCCAGTCAATGAACAACCAGTCGATAGGTAAGTTCTCCATGATGTGTTTAGCTGCATGTGCCATGATATGAATTTCTTCCGGCGGGCAGTCAATTACGATGGAGTCATGTACTGTTAGAACGACTTTAGAACGCAAGTTGTTCTTCTCAATGAACTTAATGATCAGAATTACAGAGGAGTTCGTTAAGAATGCCCCTGAACCCTGAATCTTGGTGTTTACAGATTGACGTAAGGCTTCGTTTACTTTTGACTTATCTTGTGAGAACACGTTGCGTAGGTTCCGTCTGAATCCTTGCATACATTCTACAAAGCCATCTTTTTTCACTTGAGCATGTGTAGCATCAATGAACTGTTTAACTTTCGGCTTGTTCTGGAAGTATTTCTGGAAGATGACTTCAGCTTCTTCAACGGACATGTTGTTTTTCGGTGCGAAGGAGAACGGTGTTTCCGATTATACCCTCGGTTTCCCGATATTTATTAGGGGACTAGACTATATCTTAACTTGTATCGTTACTACAAGCTCTCAGCACTTCCAAACAAGGGTTTTCACCTTGAATGTACTCTACTCGGTTCTCACTGGTGTCCTCCCGACAGCAGCTACCCTTTCGATAGTCGTTACACTTACATACTCTCACATATGTTTATTTTAAATAAAATTTCCACTGCTTATGGTGGGGGCGTTTACCATTGATTACTGCACTTATTTTTCTGGGGTCTAAACCGTGCTCTCTGGCAAACTTACTTTGATTCCAGAACTCATATGTTACCCCTTCCGGGTCTACCGCTATTTTAGGTTTACCTCGGTTATTCGTTGTATTTTGGGGAGTAGAACCGTCTGCATAGTTAAACCTCCAACCTTTATGATGTCTATATTTTCCTACCAAACAGAGATAGACATTAGAGGGATTTAAACCATGCTCCCTACAAAACTGCTCCTTATTAGAAAACTTATAAGTTTTCCCCTTAGGGGATACTGCCTCACAGTCTTTCATCCTCGCCTCTCGGGTGGGTCTATAGTTTTCTTCCGGGGTGACAAACATACAGGTTGCCGGGCTGTACACGCTGTTCCCTTTAACTTTTAAATCCTTGTCTAAGTGCATTGTTTCGTTGGTATACCTATCAGCATCCCAACCATCTACAGTATCCACCGTCTCAAGGAAGCCATCCAGTGAGTGCCACTGACTAGTAACTGTCACACCGATTGCTCCATAAAATTTATAACTAGGATGGTTGGGGTTATAACATCGCTGTATCATGTCATACCACGTTTTCCTTAGTTTTTTATAAAGATTATTATGGTACTGCCGTTCTCCCGGCTTAAATATTACTGCCATTTCAATTCACCTCCTGTTTTAGTAAATGGGCACATGAGAGTATGCTTAGCACGGTATTAGCATTGCTGACTAGGCTTTAGCCTCCACCGTTAGCCTGCTATAAGCAGACACCCTACATTTGTAGGTTCACTGAGTTTTACTACGGCAAATGTATTTAAAGTACCGTATGCGAGTCCGAATGTTACGGCTTTAGCCATGGAACGCATGTCTTCAGTAACTTGGTCCATAGACACTCCGTATACAAAGGTTGCTGTCTCTTTGTGCAAGTCTCGTCCATCTAAGAACTGTTGAGTCATCTCTTCGTCCCCAGCCGCCAAGCCTAAGATACGAGACTCTAGGGAACTGTAGTCAAGCTGTAACAGGGCTCCTCCCGGGAAGCTTGTAACAAACATCCGTTTAATAGGGTGCTTGTAGTCGAACCGCTTAACGTTCCCGGTCTTTCTTGGAATTTGTTGTAAATTTGGGTCCCTAGAGGAAAGACGTGTAGTCTCAGTACCTGTAGGGTTAAACGTACCATACAGCCGATTCTTGTCATTTACTAAGTCTAGCAGCTTATATGTAAAGTTCTGTTTCCGAGTCTTAACCAATGAGTGAGTTAGCAGCAGCTCAGCTAGTTCTTTGAGGTCCTCAAAGTTCTCTTTGATGTACTCTAAAGCTGTCTTATCCGCTTTATAATGATACCACTCTAGCTCATCCTCACTTATTCCATCCTCAAAAGCGGACTTAACAACCAACTCTTTGTTGTATGGAAGTCTGTATCCAGTGTACTTATACAGAGCTTTCTGTTTGTCCTCTGAGGAATTGGGGTTGAAGACTAGCTTCTTTTTGTACTTATCACGTAGCTTTGCAATTTCTTCATTCCGCATGGGCTTAGGTTTAGACCATTCTTCTAGACCTTTCATGTACAGCGCCTCATGCTCTTCTTCAAGTCTCTGCACCTCTGGGAACTTACGGATCAGCTGGAGGAGTCGGTCCTCTTCTTCTGTATACGCATCAATAAGTCCTCTGGTGTAATCCGTGTTCATTTGAACCCCCGCAGCCTCTACCTTAGCGAGGTATGCGGACAGCTCTGTATAATGCTCAGTGTACAGCTTTCTAATTTTAGCGTTCTCTTCCGCTTGACCTTTCTTCTCTAAGAAGTTATGTATACGTAGACAAGCATCAACGTCTCCAGATGCGTAAGGAGATAACATGCTTTCTAAAGGAATCCATTCATAGTTAAAGTCACTACCATCTATCTCGTTTACAGGAGGAGTAACTTTAGGGAACTTTGGTTTAGGAGGTAATTGCGCTTTCCTTTTCTCCTCTTTGGCTAAAGCCCTTTCTTTAGCTACTGCTTTCTTGTAGTCCTCTTTCAACTGGTTGATTCGAGCTCGCTCTTTAGCAACATAATCTTCTACGTATTTTTTCTTAAAATCTTCTAGTGGTTTGTCGTACCCACCCATATCAGTCATTTCATAGCTCAGGTTACTCAACTTCAATGAAGCGTCTTTATCCTGATCCACAAGTAGGTAGTACATGACCTTGGTGTCTCGATGGTTATGAAAGGCTGTAAATCCTTTAGAAAGCTGCAAGAATCGGATATCAAACTGCACTTTAGCCCTGATCTTTCGATCAGGAGTGGACTATACCTTCATGAGCCCTTACCAATAGGTTTGTTCGCAGTTACCTACATGGACTCATGCCCCTCATTTAAGTGATGTTCATTTTCGTGACACTCTTTACATAGCCATTTCACATCTAACGGATTACGGTAATCAGTATGGTGAGCTTCTAATGGCTTTTCTTTATTACAGCACTGACATTTTAGAGGCTTTAACAACTTTCCCGCTCGAACTGCCCTAAGTACCTTCTTCCGAGCGTTCTGCTTTAAGTTATACTGACTAGACTCTCTGTACCTCTCTTGTGCTCTTTTTCGGGCTTCTCTCCCTTTCTCTGTTCGAGAATACTCTTTCATCTGGCTGTTTCTATACTCTTTATTCTTCTGATGGTAATCTCTCCAGTATGCCTTAAGCTCCTCACCGTGTGTCTCCCGCTGCTTCTTAGCCTTATTTAAATATTTATCCCTGTTTTTGGAATAGTGCTTCTTTTTGTACTCTGCTAGGCAGGCTTTGCACTGGGATTTCAAAGGTCTAGTACCGTCTTTCTTCTTGTTTCCTTTATTAAACTGAGTTTCATCCTTGTATTCCTTACACTTTGAACATTGTTTCATCTAACGTCCTCCTATAGAGCCACGTTACATCACTTCTCACTTTGCCCTGCGAAGGCTCAGCTCAGTCTCTACACCCCATCTACTGTCACCAGTAATGTAGGCACGATATTGGCTTATCTCTCGACTTAGCGTCCACCGTTATGAGAGGGGTTTTATAACACCCATTTTATTAAATGTTATGACCTACTTTGATTATATCCGGGTCAGCTACGAATGTCTTTATGTGCTCGTATATCTCCGCTAAATGTCCGGGCATCCATGTAAACTCTTTATGTTCTAGCGGTATGGTGCACCCAGTACCCTCCTGCCAAGACAAGGAGATAACGAGAGGCTTTGCTCCAGCTTTTTCGGGATGTAACGTATTGGTCTCTAAGTCCCATGCGACAATAGGAGCAGCGGGCAAGATCGTTTTAAAAATTTCTCTAACCCTCTCGATGCTGTCTACAAATTCGTAGTCCCGAGTCTCCGATTCAAACGCTATATCCCCTTGTTCAATGTACTTCCCTAACGTGCTAAAATCGGCAGCAACAAGGTTGTTGACCTTGTAGTCTACTAACATGTACTCAATACTAAATGTAGGGAGTACCCATGTTTCATGGGAGGCATTACCGTGTCTAACAACAACCTTTTGAGGTACGCCTCTAAGTGACTTGATTCCATTTTTCTTGAGTAATGCACTGCATCCAAGGTTCCCTTGTGGGACTATAATATCTGGCTTCTCCCTGATAATTCTCTCGTATAGCAGATCAAACTCTGGTCTTGCTTCTGTTAAACTTATTTTCTTGTATCGTATAGCCCGGTTAAACTTATCTCTTTGTACAACTTTCGGAACCAGCTGGTAGGCGTAGTCAATGTAGTATTCGTTCCCTTTCAGCTTGAGGGTCTCCTCCGCTGTACGTTTAAGAATCTTACCTGCCTGTGTTTGGAAGTATACATTACGAAGAGTTCCGTCTACTTGCTTAACATGGTTCTCTTTAAGGTGATCTTGTAGAAATAAAACTTTCAATATTGTACCCTCCTTATTCTTCTGATGGCTGGACTTCTGCTATCTGGGATTCAAAGGGGTCTAAGTCAGCTAGGTCTCTGTCCACTGGCTTATTCTCACCCATATTATTTATAACAATCTTGGCATATCCGTCTTTTACAAGGTCATTTACATGTGCTACATCTACCTGCATAACTTCTCCAATGGGATGATCCTCGACATAGTATCCAAAAGGTTTTAAAACCTCTACCCATACAAGTTCCCCTAGCGCAGTTGTACCTAGATGTTCATTTACTATAGTGTTTAATACGTTGCTGAAGGCTTTGTAGTTCTCCGCTTGGGTATCTCGTAGTACCAACGCCTCTTCATCAGACATAACCATGAACCCTATCTGCCCTTCAGCTTTAATTTTCTCATACTTCTCCCGTGCCCATTGACTCCTGCCCTTATAGAAATTTCTAAGGTATATAATCTTTTCTAACAATGACATCTTTTCCATGCCGCTCTCTCCTTTACAGTGTATTCATGTGTATAATCTTACTATAACATATACCGAATGTCAACATAAAAAAGAGGAGTATCACTCCTCTGTATCCTCTGTGCTGATATTCTGTAACCGAGACAACGGTTTAAACTTAGGCACCTTCTTCGCCTTTCTGACGAAGTATTTCTTGTTAAGCCCGTCAAAAGCTTTTTTCTCCGGGAGTTCCTGTAAGAAAAGCTTATACAGTTTCCCCATTTTGACTTCTTCTCCAGAAGCTAGAGCATCTGCGATGACATCCTCAGACACCTCTAGGACCTCCTCCACTTCTCCGATGTTATAACCTAATATGTGTGCAATTCGTCTAGCTAACTCCTTACGATTGACCATCAGAGTTACCTCCCTGTGAGTCAGCCTTCTTCTTCAGACGTTTTGTATTACGGACAACCAGAGATTCGACCATATCCTTATCCATCTTAGAGTCACATACCAGCCAGATGTTCATTTTCCAAGTAGACAGCGGTTCCTGAATGTATTTGAAGCATTGGTACTTATAGTGCGCTTTTAAATGGTACATGCCATTATAGAAGACATAATACTCTTTGTGACGCTCTTGTAGCTCTTCTTCCTTTAGAGCTGGGAAGGAGATTTTAACTTTGTCTACATGGTACCTCAGTGGTGCAAGGGAAAACAGGTAGTCATAAGGGTTTATGTCTGGTAACACAATTGGAACGTCTACAGTAACCTGTGTAGCCATAGAAGCCAGCTGCACATTCATAACATCTTCGAGGGTGTGCTCTTTCTTACAGTAGTACACCACCTCTGACTGTGGTACACTGGCTAGTTTATTGATTACAGGTAAGGGTACCCGGTCTGTGGTGTAATAGTAAATGTGCCCTCCGTGATCAAATACCTTGTCTTGAACTGTGTCGTTTGCGTATCGCTGCTTGTACAATAGGTACCTTTTATTGTTTCGTTTGTTGTATCTTGTCGATGCTGCTTTTAATTCATCCATATCCTTCTCGATCTGTTTCTCATTTAACCTTGTAACCTTGATAAAATCAGCTTCTTCTTGCTTTGTCGTGAGGTTAAGGTTAAAGAGACGATCCGTATTGTGGATGTTCAAACTCTTCTTCCTAGTCATGTTAATCCGTCCTATCTATGTATTTTTCAGAATTGTATGTATATTCCTATACCCTTATTATAACATAGAACGGAAAAAAGGTAGGGAGCAGAAACCCCTCTACCTAGTTGATAAAATCATCAATATCTTTACTACGGAGAAACTTGTTGTACCGAGTCTTGACCTTGTTTGCAAATGCAGCCACCTGTGGAGCTGTTGCTACTGTGTATACAAAGCTTATGACCTCCCCGGTCTCGATGTCTATTGTGGCACTAAATACACCGTCTACGGTACTAATGGTGAGCTCTCCTCCATCAATGGTCATCTCTGTCTTCAATCTGTGTCATCCTTTCTGATAAGGGTAAATATCAATATCAACAGGCTGCTCGTAGGTCCAGTATGCTGTAGCGTAGTCTCCTTTAAAAGCTTCGTTCAGTATACCTTGAATTTTACTTACTACTTCATCCGGGAGGCAGTCCCAAGCTCGTTCATCCCAATCATCATACATATCATCCAGCTCATCCTCAATGTAACCTTCTAACATCCTAGTTGCATCGGGACGCCACTTTTTCCGTTTGATTGTATACCAGTCCCCCTCCAAGTGATAAGGTTCTCCGTACTTCTGTATTCCCCACTTTATCTCAGACACTGTTTGGATTATGCCAGACCCGTCAACCCCTAGCTCTGTGTCATCAGGCAGTTCCGATAGTTTTAACATTTTCATTTTTGCTCCTCCCTGTTCTCAATATTAAATGAAATCTCGTAGTCTTCCCACTCATCACAACAGTTGCAGTCTACTACGTATGTTTCCCCTACAGGCTGGCAATTACATTCCGTCAAGGTACAGACAAGATCATCCTCGTAAGTGTCTAGTAACTGCCTTGCAGTGAATAATCCTCTTTTTAATCTGCCGCTAATTTTACTTTTTACGATAACCTCAATCACTCTGCACCCTCCCTTAATGCTTTGAAAATCTTATCTGATACCGAATGCCATGCTTTGTATGCTCTATGATCGGGTTCCAAGTTCTCCCATTTGTTTTCTGTAGCAATAAAGTCCTCCGGTTCCACATTACCCAAACACAACTCAATCATTTTCATTTCTTCTCGGGTTAGGTAGATCGCTTTACCTCTCACTCCACGCCCTCCTCAAAAAATGTCTCTCCACACTCTTCACACAGAGGTGGATGGATAGGAAGTCCCATGCAGCCACACTCCCGACCATCGCAGCACATTGTCATGTCTGCATCCGTCATCTTTCCACATTTAATACAAGGGGATTCCCTCATTACTTCGTACCGCCCTGCTCTGCATGGATTTCATTAAGAGCGCCCCAGATCGTATTTTTAACCTTTTCTAGTTGTTCTAAGGCTTCTCGGGGTGTCATTCCCTCTTCTTCAACTAAAGCTGTTGCCCCCGTAATAATTAACATCAAACCTTTACTTTTGAAAATTTCTTCCTCGTTTAGTATCGTTCCCATTACCGTGTAACCTCCTTTAAAGAATGTATGTCCGTCCTTGCAGCGCAAACCTCATCCGACCTGTCTTATTAAAAAAGTCTTCCAGATTGTCTCCATAGTGCATAAGAAACACTCGGTCTTGATCCTCTTCAGGAATATAGTTAAGAAGCTCATCTAGACTAGCATGTACCCCTCCAGTGAAAAACTGGCAGTCGTGAAAGACCCACGAGTAGGTTAGAGCGTAGTCAATGAGATATTCGTCAAATATAGTGTCTGAGGAATAGAATACCTTATCTTCCCCACGATCAACTAGCCCTACAGCATAGCTGTCCATATGCGAGACATGTACTGTAGGGTACAATCTAACAGCCATGTTCTCTTCAATTTGAGTGTGTGCTACCCCGTAACTTGATGTTTTTAGACTACGGACCGTAAAGTAGTCACTAAGCTCCGGCTCGGAGGAGTCCTCATCCGGGTAACGAAGCCCGCCTTTTAAGCTGTTCTCCCATAAGGATTCTACTAGCGTATTCGGTACGAGAAGATCAATTTTTCTTCCACCCAAAACGAATTTATTATACAAGGCTACTTCTTCTAAGCCTCCGATGTGGTCTGCATGCGTATGAGTGATAAGGATACCATCAATACTTTCTAATGGGATTCCTAAATAATGAAGACCTTTCGGTACAGAGTGTCCGCAGTCAATAAGCAGGTTGTACCCATTTGTAAATTGAACTAAAGCGCTGTTATTGTAAAACTTCTTCGAGAACGCTGACCCTGTTCCGACCATTTTTAGTTCCATTGTGTGTCTCATTCTTCTTCCTCCTCAAAGTTAAGCACTAAGGCGTTCCTAAAATGCTCCGCTTGAACTTCATGATGTACTAGCTCTCCTTCAAAGTAAGCCTTAACACGGGTATCTCCATATACTTCCATGTGGTCCTGAAGTAACTGGATGTAATCACTGACTCTAGGATCAATTAGTCTACCGTTCATGTTGTTATACGCCATGAGTAACCTCCTGTATTTTATAAGATAGTTACAGTCTACCATGGTATAACCTTCCTGTCAACAAAAAAAAAAGAGCAAGACATAAAGTCCTGCTCCCTTGCTTATTCAATCATTTCACTTATAGCACTAGGGGCGTACCCTACAATGCGCTCCTGCTCGTTCCCCTCATCGTCCAGCTTGATGAGGACTGGTACAGACATTACCCCATACTGTGCAGCAATTTCCGGTGCCTCTTCTACGTTGTACGTGCGGTAGTCTGCTCCTTCATTTGTCAAGTACAGGTCTACTAGCTCACACCCTGTACAATTGTGCTTTTTCAAAAGAATAAGTTTACTCATTAGTCTCTCTCCCCAAAATAGAAATCTTCGTTTTGTAGTGGCTCTACTGTAGCCTTCTTGTATCCGTTACCTTTCATGGAAAAGAAGTCAAAGGATTTTGTCTTTGTGCTTAAACCGTTGATTACAATAGGGTTAACGTCTTCCTCTTCAAAGGTACCTTCCCAACCTAAGTTGTTAAGAGCCTTATTCCCGTTATATCGGACAAACTTTTTAACATCGGCTGTCAGACCTACTGAACTGTACACATCCTCTGTATAGTCCATCTCATTATCGTACAGAGCCGTGAGCAGCTCCATAGCCTTAGCTTTAAAGACACCTTGGGTTTCTTCATCTTGCTTATTGTAAATCTCTTGAGCAAGTAAGCCAATATAAGACCCATGAATTGCTTCATCCCGGATAATCAGGTTGATAATTTCTCCTGACTGCATGAGTTTACCTTGACCATAGAAGTATAACGGGTAGTAGAATCCGCTGTAGAACAAGAAACTTTCAAGGAACACAGACGCTACTAGAGCCATAAATAGTGAAGCATCATTACCTTTTTCAATACTCTCGTAAACAGATACAATGATCTTCGCTTTCTTTTGAAGATATTTGTTGTTCTTAACCCACTCGAATACTTCATTAATTTTCTCAGTAGGTGCTAATGTAAGGAAAATGTTGCTGTACGATTTAGCATGCACCGAGTTTTCCATCATAGCCATGAAGTTCAGTACGGCTTTTCGCTGGTGTCCGTTTATATGTTCAGCAATGGTAGGAATCCCTGTGTTCCCCTGCTCCGTGTCTAGTAATGTAAGACCAGCCAGAACCTTCATATAAGTATCTTGTTCCTGTACACTAAGATTCTTCCAAGTAAGCAAGTCACCGTTAAGGGCAATTTCTTCTGGGAGCCAGAACTGTTTGACATTCTGGTTGTAAAACATCTGTGTAAAGTCATCGTCTGGTTTAGACCAGTCCGCAGCGGTGTAAATTTTTTCAGTCATCTAAACGTTCCTCCTGATTCTCTGCATAATGCTTCTTTGTTAGCTCTTCCAATTTTTTAAGCTCGGAGAGAAAGCTTAGTAGCTCGCTCTCCTCGTAGAAACACTCTCCATGATGTATAGCTCCGTAAATACGAGAGCCTAACTCTTCAATTTCCCTACCAAGCTCCATCAGAATCCTCCTTGACCAGCTTTTCGAAGTCTACAGACTCTGAGTAATAGCCGTTTGAAGTTCCATACCATCTAAGAGTGACGTAACCTTTGATAGTAGCGAACTTATAAAAGGTCCAAGTCTCTGAGTCGTAGCCGTTTCTCCCATCTTCAGTGACCTCTTCAGCCATCAGAATAGGTTCACCAACAAGATCATCTAAGTCTCCAATAACATCTTCAAGGGATACAGACTCGCAGCAATCCTGCTCATGATGCATCTTATATGTCTCTCCATCGGTAGTGCGGAAGTACAATACATTGTAACCTGTGTCCTCTACCTCTGTTAGCACCTTACCCTTAAGCTCTTCTACGTTTGAATGCTCATACCCGTCTCCCCACATAAAATCTCCTCCTAGTTATTTAGATTAAACCACACAGGATAAGCAGCTGTCTTGCCCAGTATCTTTGGTACGAGCATAGTACAGGGTCTTAATACCTTTGTGATGTGCATATAAGTCGATTCTGTTTAAGTCTCTAGTTGTCATTGTATCCTTAAGGAACAATGTGAAGCTGATCCCTTGGTCAACATGCTGCTGAATTGTAGCAATCATGTCTACTACGTTAAACATATCCATGTCATAAGCTTCTTTAAAGAAGAACCAGTTATTAGAGGACAGTCCCGGCATAGGGTAGTAGGTTTTGCTGTTTCCGTATGTACGCTCTTCAATTCTCTCCATGATCGGCATGACAGAAGCGGTACTAGACTGTACATAAGAGATTGATCCTGTAGGAGCAATACATAGTCTGTAACTATGATACATGCCGCCCTTCATGACTTTCTCTTTAAGGGCTGCCCAGTCCTCCTTAGTTGGCAGTTCCATACCCTCAAATAGCTCTTTAATCTTATCTGACTTCGGTAGGAAACTGTTGTTAATGTATTTGTCAAAATACTCACCTGAAGCGTATGTAGAGCCTTCAAAGCCTTCGTATGTCTCTCCTGTTTCTACAGCGATCTCGTTAGAACGCTCAATGGAGTAAAAGTTTACAGCAGCGAAAAATACGTTAGCAAACTCCCGGGCAGTAGGGCTTTCGTAAGCAATTCCATTAGTAGCAAGGTACCCATGTAAGTTCATTGCACCTAAACCAATGGACTTCATCAGCTGGTTTCCTCGGTTTACTGCCGGAGCGTTGACAATACGTGTAGTATCAGTAACCCTAGTTAGCGAGTCTGTAGCCAGCTTAACAGTTTCTTTAATCGTCTTATGATTCATTACATTCAGGATGTTAATAGAACCTAAGTTACAAGAGATATCTAATCCAATTTCATCCTCTTCATCGTAGTCCGTGTAGTTAGAAACTTGAGATGCTTGGAGAACTTCCGAACATAGATTTGAAAACTTGACTTTTGAGATGTTATTATTGGCGTGTACTTTGTTTACGTTGTCTTGGAACATGATATACGGGTACCCTGACTCTGATCTGAGCATTGCCATCTTCTCAAGAAGTTTACGAGCGTTTAGAGCTTCTTTCTTGACATTAGGGTTCTCAACCAACTTGTCGTACATTTCGTTCATATCCATCTCATCCATGTGCTGCCCGTACTCTTTATAGACAGTGTGTGGGTAGAACACGAATACGTCCTTATCTTCTCGTGCAAGCTCTACGAACTTATCAGGGATGACTACACCGATAGAGAGCGTCTTCACACGTACATCTTCGTCCGCAGAGATTTTCTTAGTATCTAAGAAATCGTTAATGTCCCTGTGGAAGATGTTTAGATATGCCGCACCTGACCCTTGGCGCTGCCCCATTTGGTCTGCGTAACGGAATGCGTTATCTAGGAGCTTCATTACCCCTACAACACCTTTAGTAGCGTTTTCTACCCCTTTAATAGCTTCTCCCTTAGCACGGAGCTTAGAAAGGTTTAATGACACCCCTCCGCCTAATTTAGAAAGCTGCATGGACATATCAATAGCCTTAGAAATGTCATTTAGAGAATCCCCGACTTCCATGAGGAAGCAGCTGACAAGTTCTCCACGTCTTTTTCTGCCTGCGTTAAGGAATGTAGGTGTACTTGGTTGGTAGTCCTGCTGGATCATCATTTCAACGTACTGCTTAGCCTTCTCAGTGTCCCCATCAGCAAAGAATAGAGCTACGATAGAGATGCGGTCCTCATAACGCTCAAGCAGCTTCTTCTTGTCATTTGTTTTAAGTGCGTAGTCATTATAAAACTTAAATGCACTCATGAATGAAGGGAAACGGAACTTCTTACTGTAAGCCAGCTTGAAAACCTCTTTGATATCCTCGAAAGAGTATTTAGATAAAAACTCCTCTTCGTAATACTCGTTTTCGATCAAGTAGTCAAGCTTCTCTTTAAGGTTGTGGAAGAACACAGTGTTCTGATTCACATAGTCCACAAAATAGCTATGAACGGCTTCTTTGTCCTTTTCAAACTGGAACTTGCCGTCCTTCTGAATCATGATCTCGTTGTTAAGTCGTACCCACTTAGGAATATTGTTTTCCAATGATCTTTACCTCCTGTATAAACTTGTCAAGGTCTGTAGCTGTTCCGCTCATCTCGAATTTATGTAGTAGAGGGACATTGAACTGTTCGGAGAGTTTGTCTCCGGCTAATCCGTATCTATCTCCCCAGTTTCGATTGCCGCTCACGGCTACGCCTACGAAGTTGTTCTTGTTGTTTTCTATAAATTTTAGAGTTTTGTCAGGTACCTGTCCGAACCCTGTAGTGTAAGTTACATGGATGAAAGGTTCCTGTACCTTAAGGTCTTCAGTGATTTCCTCTGTTTTAATGCTGTACCCCTTCTCGACCTTACCAATAAAGCGTCTGACATTCCCTGTCTTGCTTTCATATGTAAGTAACAATCTCCGAAGTCCCTCCTTTGTTACAGTCTTATTTTAAGAAGGTTACAGTCATATTGTAACACATAATATAGTGTTTGTATAGTCCCTAAATTCATAAAAACCCCCTACATATAGTATTTTTTCAACTACATTGTAGGGGAATTTTTTTTTATTCTTTACTGGTATTCATCCTTATACTTATCCCAGTCTACAGCGGCAGCATACTCTTTAACCTCTGATGGGGATATCTTTGTTAATGAGTCGTATGTACTTACAATTACATCGAAGTATTCTACTTCGTCTCTTATGTTGTTAATACTGACTGTGGTAATCATAGCTGTTTTTTCTACTGCGTTTAGCTTGTCATACATAGAGGGTTCGTAAGGAATCATAATAAAATCTTTAGCTCTGTTTCGAGAGAAGATAAGGATAGGTACTTGCTCAACTCTCCGAGCGTCCATTACAACCTGCTTCCACCACTCTCTAGGCTGTCCGATGTCTAACAGAATGTGATCCATAGTCCACTCTTCTCGCTTCTTACATTCAATCACAAAGGGGAATTTCGCTTCTGGAGGAGCTACAATATCTCCAGCAACCCGCTGGTCCCGTCCCCAGTGCAGGGCACCAGAGGCAGGGGCACGGTTAAACGTACCAGCACCCCACCACGGAGTCAGAAGCTTCGCAATTTTAAGTTCATATGATGCACCTTTTACTTTTGATTTTTTGCCCATAGACTACTCCACCTTTTCATATGTAGCTTCGAAGATGTCTGCTTTACAAGGATAAATTTCACCTTGGACTCCTCTGATGATATAGTCCCCTTCTGATCCGCACATTGTACCCTCTAAAGTAGGTATCAGACAGAATCTAGAATCCATTTCGTAGCCTAGTACGATTTCCCGTGAGTTTGTCTTCTCAATAAACCAGTCAGGAGTGGGATCGACATTAAAGAGGAAGGCATCTACAACAACAGGCTTCTTCCGGTATTTAGCCATTACTCCTCATCTTCTTTCTCTGGTTCCACAGGCACAACCTTTTCGTTTCTTTTCTGGGCTTCTTCGATCATCTTAATGAACTGGCTAATCTCTTCTTCATACTCCTTGTCAACCTCTGCAAACATCTCATCTGTTGCTCCTAGTTTTCTAAGCACCTTCTCCTGTTTACGAACTCTTTCCATGAGCTGGGTAATCTTCTGCTCTTGGTGTTCCACCAGCTTGTTAAATACAACTGCAACATCACTAAGTGTGGTTGTGCGTCTAGAAAGGCGGTTAATCTGCTTAGCGTGCTTTTCGTTCTCTACGTGCTGCGTGAGCAGGTAGGTAAAATATACATTAAGGTCCTGTGCGGAAATAGGTTCTTGGCTTTTATTGTTTGTCATTTTGATTGTCTCCTTCATTATCATCATTTAGTAAATCATCATCAACTTCTAAAAACTTGTGTCTTACTCTTTCTTGGATATCTTCCGGTAGCTCTTCTAGAATAGCAATTAAACGCATCTCCTGAAGTTTCTGTGCAGCTTCGTTAGACTCATCAATGTAGTCTACTAACTGACCTACCATTGTCCGCATAGCTGTAGCAACTTGGTCCAGTGTTAACTCTTGGTGACCTTCCAACATTCGGACGTAAGTAGCCTCCTCTGCGTTAGAGCACTCCGACAACTTTTTTAGATAATCTAGTATGAGTGTGTCTTTCATAAGGCTACTCCTTTTTCTTTAGCTTCTGGGCGTCCTCGATAGCCTGCTTGAGGGTTTTCTGTCGAGCTTCGAACGCCTCATCTAGCGGGTCTGGTTCAAGGTACTCCGGTTGTTTCGGGATGTTTACGGAGGTCCCTGAACTACCAAACTTATTCTCCCCACGAACGGACGAAGGTAAAGTCCCTTTATGCTCTTTGAAGTTGGCACCGATCTTTTCTGAGAAGTGCATTTGGGCAATACGGTCATGTTTAGCGATATATACCGTTCCACGAGGCACATGAGTACGATAGGCTACCTTATCCGATGCCATGCCTTCCGGGGTAGTTGGTTTTGCATAACCTAAGGCTTCAGACTCCTTATCATAGAAACGTCTAGCCTCTTGCAAAACCTGTTTAGGTACTTTACTTACCGGGAGTTGTTTACCTTCCACAGTCATTACGAAGTCCACTAAGCTGTCGTCAATGAAGGTGTTACGTACTAGGATACCAATACCATCTCGGTATGTACCTTCCACGATTCCCGGTGAGTTAGAGATAGCCAAAGGTGTTTTAACTGCCACACCACTACGCAAGGAGATTTTAAGTCCGGCAGCGATAGGGTCAAAAGCAGTCTTTAGGTTAGTGGGAACGATGACTGAGAAGTAGTTCCTCGGTGGCACTAGCCGACCTTCCGCAGCGTACATGTCATAAGCGAAGTCGTCTTCATAACCCTGCGTTGGAGCTACAGCACCCTTTCCAAGTTGATATAGAACATCAATCTCTTTCAAATAGTTTTCCTCCTTATAATGTGACTATATAATATACTATATCATACAGTCTATGTACTGTCAACACTTTAAGTTACACATAATTTAATAACTCTAACTGTACATCCGATGTGGCATCTGCTATGAATGCATTGCTAATGAGTTCACTTACCTTTTCAATCCCTAACTTGTTCGCATCGTCATCCGATCCACTGTAAACATAGTACACCAGTCTATCTGGCTCTATAGCCTTAATCCTATTCTTTGTGTCAATCATCTCTCTCCAAGCATCGGTGTCTAAATACAGGTAGATCGGAAGCTTACGTTCCCTTGTCTCGTTTAGAATCAGCTCTAGCTGCGCTTGGGTGATCTGCTTACCAAAGGTGGCTACCCCACATCCCGGGGTCATTATACTGTCGAATACCCCCTCATGAATGACAATCTTATCCGCATGCTTAGCGTTATTCAGATTGAATACTGTATTGCTCTTAGAATACTCTTCTGACGTACTAGGTGCGTTGATAGACTTAACAAAAGGGTTTGGGTCAATGCTCCGAGTATTCCAGTATATTGGGTTCCCTTCGTTGTCCTTTGTGAAGAACACTACGTGATTTTTTATACGCATTGTTCTTTTTTCCCTTCCGTCATACGAAGGGCGTTCCAGTAGGTCATCCACAATATAGCTAATACTGTGCTGCTGAATGTGTTCTGGAGTAATCCCCCGGCGATGTAAGTAAGCGAAGAATGGGAACGCTTCGGGGTTATTCCAGTTGTCTATTAATGATTTGCACGTAGGAGGTACTTTCGGACACCTAAGCTTTATATCCTCTTCCTCTTCTATAGGATTCGACATATGTGAAATATACAGAAGCAGCTGCTCTTCTGGGGATAGGTCAGGTCTAGCTCCGCTGATGGCTGCAAAATCGTTGTTCTGATGCAGTTCCACATCGTAGTCGTATGTCTCTAAGATATCAACAGCGTCTGGATAAGATATCTTATAGAACTTCATAACGAAGGAAACGGCGTTACCCTTCTCCGGGCATTTAAAACATTTCCAAAGATGTGGAGCATCTTTATGGACATAGAACTTATGGTCGTCCTCCCCGCAGAAAGGGCAGTTAAATCGAGTGTGCGTAACTGAGTCCTTGCTGCTACCTAATTCCTCATGTATTAAATCCATGAACATGTTGTTATCTTCCTTCTGCTAGTTTTCTCATTAAACATAACATGTTATATATTTCTCCGAGCTCCTGAAGCTGCTTTAACTCTTCGTCTGTTGCATAACTGTATAACTTGTTATCCCATTCCTCATTAAGTTCGGTCTGAGTGATCGTCCAAGCTTCGGCGTCTTGCGCCATAAATCTGTCTTCGATTATTTCTTTTCTCCCTTTGATCCAGCTACTTAGAGTATCAAACCCGTCCTCCACGTCATAACCATTGTAAGAGTGTATTAGTGTAGGAATCCCCATTGACGCTGCCTCATCCATAATATACATGTTTCTTTCCAGAACTTCCGGGTGTATTAAAAAACCATCCTTGTTGACCACTAGTTGTTTTGATCGCTTCAAAATGTCTGCTCCGTACACGTTCTCCCCAGTGTATCCTCCTTCTTGAACTAGGTACAGCTGCTCTTTCGCATTAGAGTACCTATACGAAAAATTAGTGTTTAACGGGTACCAGTAATGAACATTTTCTATGGATAGATAAATATGTTTCTTTTCCTCTCCGGTTGTTTCTACTTCAAGCAGCAGCATGTCTACTGCGTGATCTACAGTTAATTTCATGATGTTTCTACTCCTCCGTCTACTGTGGATACTCCACTTTTATTTTTTGTTACAGTTATGACCTTGTCAAATAGTGGTTTTAAGTGTTCGCTATGTGTAATTACAAAAATGGTTCCAACTGTATGTACTCGCTGTCTTAGTAGGGTTACTACGTTTTCACTACCTACGCTATCTAGCGCATCAAATACTTCATCGTATACAATGAAATTAGTTGGCGGCTCTCCTCGACCCATCACTAAGTCCTGAATAGCTAAAGAAATTGCTAAGTCGGCACGCTTCTTCTCACCTTCTGAATTAGACTTATAGCTACCTCCCCCTACATGGTTGATCAATTCAATATCGAACTTATCTGACATGCTGCCATCTTTGTTCTTTGTTTGTGTACTAAATTTGACCTCCATGTCAGGTCCAGATAGAGTAGCTAAGTGGTGGTTAGCTCTTTCGTTTAGGAACGGAGTTATCAAGTCCAATACGTGAGATTTCACGCCTGAGTTGGAGAACACTTTCACTACGTCTTCCAGCTGTAATCTTTCTTCTTGAAGCTTAAGCAGTTCCTCCCGGAAGACCTTAATCTTCTTGTCTACCTCTTTTCGTTCCTTGTCTCTAGGTTTTGGTTCTGGTATCTCTGACAACTTATTAACTGTGTTCTGTGCAGCATCAATCTTATTCCGGTACTGTTGGATGGTATCCTCATACTGTCTAATTTGCTGCTCACCTCTAGAGATTGCCTGTACAATGCTCTGATAGTTCTGATTGGCTTCATCTTGCTTAGCTCGTGCTTCTCGATACTTAGCAGTAGCTTCTTGGACTTGCTGGTTTAGAGGCTCCATCTCTTGCTGTAGCTGCTTTATGGTCGTTAGTATTACAGCTAGTTTTTGTTTAATATTCTCCATCTCAGCGTGTCTGTGGGCAGTGTCAAGTTCGTTTCCACAAACTGGGCAGTGAGTATTGGAGTGTAGCTTTTTGTATTGTTCAACTAATTGATTTTTCTGATACTCTTGCTGCTGGTATTGTGCTTGTTTTTCTACAAGCTGCTGCTTTACCGTATTCACTTCTTCTAGAATATGTGATGAGATATCAAACCCTGCCGCAGACTCCCTCTGCTTGTTTAGCTCCTCAAGTTGCCCTTTGATCTCCTCTACAGCCGGAAAGTTGGTACTTGTAAACTTGTCTAACGTGTCAACCAGTGTTCGGATGTTCTGATGTTCTTGTAGGATCATCTGCTTTGTATTTTCGTAGTTCTCTCTATCCTGCTTCTCTAGGCTGTCTATCCGCTCAAACTCCCAGTCTAACCGGGTCTTCTCTTGCTCCTTTAGAGCAATTTCTTCCTCTTTCTTTTTAAGTCTCTCTTTAGCTACGGCTTGTGCTTTGGCATATATGTCTAGGTGTACAAGGTTTTCAAGGATTTCTTTCTTCTCCTTATCCGTAGCAATAGCAAACCTTCCGGCTCCATTACCTTGGGAGAACATAATGCTGTTGATAAATGTGTTATAGTCTATACCTATAATTCTCTGGATGGTTTTGTTTGTCTCTGCTGCGGACTTCTCTGTAACTTCTTTACCGTTGATGAACAGCTTAACTTTATTCTTGTTCTTACTATGTTTTCGGTACCTCTCGATTCGGTATGTATCGTCACCTTTGACTCCCTCAAGAATAACTTCTGTGTTCTTCCCAACCTTGTTATTCACCACATCATCTGCCTTAATCCCCTTAGATGTAGTGTCATATAGGGCGTATACTAGGGGCTCTAACAACGAGCTTTTTCCTGACCCGTTACTCTTAAACTTACTGCTTGTTAAGTTGTTCCCTTCCACAAGGATAATACCTCGGTTATCTAGGTCAAGGCTTAGCTCTTCGAAAGATAAGAAGTTCTTTGCCGTTAATCGTTTCCATTTCATATATTGGGTTTACCTCCTTAGATCAATGTATATTACGCTGTAACTTGATTATAACAGACACTGTATGTTATGTCAACACAAAAAAGAGTTATCATACGATAACTCCTAATGCTCCTTAGATATAGCCTCCTTTAGGACATCTAAGGCTAAATCAGTGCTGTTAGGGTAAAACTCTTCAGTATACGCTGTTACGATTTGCTCTTCACTGGATTTTACATCAATATTGATTCTTGTCTCGGTCTTATATTCTCTTTGAATTTCTACCCGGACATTATCGCTCTCTTCTTTAAAAATCTCCACCTCTTGGGCTTTTTCTTTAGGCAGTACGAACCTTACGTAGTTATTGTCTACGAGGTCCTGTGTATTCTCATCAATATCGGTAAGTGTGATAAATAACTTGTTCTTGATAGGAATAAACTCCGGCTTACCACCCTTCTCAAAGTCAATTAGGAATACTCCCTTCTCTTGACCTTCGTCAGAGTAACTTGTCTGAATGGTGTTCCCGGTGTAAAACACATTATCCGTACCTGCTAGGAACTGTCTCTTGTGGTAGTGTCCTAAAGCTACATAGTCAAACACGTCTGGGTGCAGGTCTCCTACTTTGAAGGCTCCTTCAAGTCTGTGACTATATCTCCCTGTCTCACTACCATCTACCCCTATGTGTCCGGCTAATAAGGTCGGAATACTACTGTCCTTAGCTACTTCAGCAAACTTGTCTATATGTCTTTTAAGAAACTCTACATCATCAGAATAAGGTACAGTGTACAGCATAAAGTTGTTGAACTGGTACCCTCCGGGTTTTGAGTGTACGTGGACCATTTCAGGAGTAGCACTTACATGTACGTGAGGTAGGTACTTGAATGTTTGCAGCCAGTGTTCTGTATCTGTTGTGTTGTTCTTAGAGTCATGGTTTCCTCTAATTAAATATGTTGGGACATCATCGTTCTGAGCGAACGCTTCATAGACTCTGTTGAACACAACGTCCTCTAATCGGCTTCTACTATGGAATAAGTCCCCGCCAAACACAAGAGGGGCTGAGTTTTGACGGGCGATATCAAACACCTTATGTAGGGTTTCGATTTGTGCTCGGAATCTGTCATTGCCGAACTCCGGGTCTGGCTTTGCAAAGTCTTCGAATTTATGAGCATGAAAATCTGTAAAGTGAACAACCTTACTCATTCTTATGAACTCCTCCTACTATCCGATTAGCTACCTATCTGGCGTTGAGCATGGATATACTGGTTTATTTGTGCTGAGTAGTCGATCTGCGGTGCATTTTCTTTCTTGTCTCTCTTCTTACCTTTAAACAGCTGCTCGTTCTTGTTGTCAACTTCTTCGAGTATAGCCTTATGGTCCTCTGCCTCATTGCCTTCATAGTCCCTAACGGTCATCTGACTGCCTACAACTTTGAAGCCAACCATTCGGTTGAAGTTTCCAGCAGGAGGGTTACGGAGCTTATCTATGTACAAACGAGTAAACCCGGCGTTGAACTCTTCCTCTGTTTGGTTAACTGTAACTACAAGCTCTGCCGCATTCTTTTTACGGTGAGAACCTTCCATGTGCTCGGAAGTTTTGATAGCAGCATTATAGTTTGATCGGTTCATCTGAGCAGCTGTCCACATCAAGACTCTGTAGTCTTGACCAATACGGCGCATTTCCTCAAACAATTTACCGCCATCATCCGCTTCATTTCCTGTTGCATGAGGGTTTCGTAGAAGTTCAGGATAGTCAATAATAACAACATCGAGCTCTATACCCATACGAAGTGTAACATCAGAAATAAGCTGCTCAATCTTAGCTGGTGTGATGGTACGTGGAGAATAGCGAGCAAATAACAGATTACCAAGGTGTTCCCGGGCATTCTTATAAGCATTCTGTAGTTTATCAAAGTTAGCCTCGTTGAGCTTTCTACCTGTTAACAAAGTGCTTCTGTTCACTCGAAGCATTGACTGCTCGAATCTTAGGATCATTCGGTTCTCTAGTTCCTCTAAGGCAATGAATAGCACATTCTTTTTCTGTTTAGTGTAGCTAGTAGCTAAGTTAGTAAGCCATAATGTTTTACCTGTACCGGAGGCTGCTACGATAAGACCAAGCTCTCCTTTAGCTAACCCGCCATCCGTAATATTATCAAGCCCGTTGATCCCACTTCGAATAAGGTCTTGATTCAAGGTACTCAACGCTCTTCGTTTGTATTCTACATCATCTATGACGTTGATGATTTCCTGCTGCTTACCACTTATGTCCATCCTTTGAACCTCAGTTATCTTTTGGATAAACTTATCGGTTTTTTCTGAGCCATCAAGGTTCGTAATGTTCTTTTTGACTACATCTAGTAACATATGCTTCCTAATGTGCTTTTCGATGTTCTCATCGGTTACGCTGTCATCATGACTGTTCCTAATCTCGTACAGTCCGCTGATGGCGTTAAAGTAACTCTGCTGTGTCTCAGGGTCTTTCCTCATCTTAGTCAGCTTATCCTCTGTTAAGGTAAGCAACGCTTCCTCAGTAATCTTATCCCGGTGTGATGAATAGTACCGCCGAATAATCTGGGATAGCTCTTTATAAATTTCATTACCTTCAAAAATATCTAAAGGCGCTTGTGATAGAACCTCCTTAGCAAAGATAGGAGATTCAATTGCTTTTTTCATTATTTGTTTTTGGATCGGACTCTCTATCAAGTTGTTCCCTCCTTGTTTGTTAAACAGTATACCTACTGTATGTTACTCTGTAAACAGGTCTGTATCAGGTTAACTGATCAGACCCTAAGATACCCTTAGCAGCTTGTTCGAGGAAGTCCGCCTCCTCTGCCTTTGTTTCGATTAGTACCCATTCATCTGACTGGGTATCGGTAATCTCCTCATGCTGGAACTCATTAGGTGTGGAGATGTATTCCTCCTGAAGAACGAAGTTAACAATCTGATCTACGTCTAGAACGGAGTAATCATCTACCGGGACTTTCTCTTTACCGTATTCTTTTAAAGCTTTGTTGATATCTTCAAGAGAGAGCTTCAAGCTCTTACGCTCCATGATCAGTGAGAGGACCTGTGGTGTCTCGTAAAGAACATTGGACTGATACAGGTACATTCTGCCTTTTTCTAGTTGCTTATCTGGTTTAATTTGTGGATGCGTAAGCATACCTAAAGCCATCGCTTTTAGCTCATTCCTTTCTTCAAGAGGCTTCGCTAATTTGTCGATAGAAGCTAAGACAACTTGAGTATGTTCTGCACCTAAGATAAGGTGTCCCGGAAGTCGAGAAATTCCTCCAGACAATATCATAGATTGAGTCAACACGAACTTCTTAATGGTATCTCTTGTTTTAAATGATACCTTTTGGTTGTGAAGGTTCTCTTCTGTTATACGGTAGAACTCTACTAGAGCCTCTTCCCTTTCATCTGCACCGAACCCTTCCAAGAAATCATTAATAGCGTGACGGTAGGATAGTAACCCTAAGCCGCACTCTGCGGTATCGTAAGCTTCTGTGATTGCCCGGATGATGAAATCGTCTGCAAACTGGATCGGGATTTGCTTATACATAGCATACGTCCAGCTACCTTTTGTTTGGTAGTCACAGTATTGTTTATACACCTCATACGATGTATCTGTAGTCAGCGTATTCACATACGGAAGAACTTTATTCTTAGCGTTTCTGGCTGCCGCTGTAAATACTGATCTGGAGAACTGAGCTGACAGGTATACATCCGGCTCGATGTTGTTCTCCTCACAGAATTGGCGGAACTTCTCGAACTGCTGCCAACGGGAAGAACCGAAGAAGTTCTCAGGCAGGACATCATAATCGCTGCTTACTTTCGGTACTTGGTTCCCTTCACCGCTAACCACTACTTCTGCGTTATGTCTGTCTGTAAACAGCGCAGCATAGCGATTGTATAATCTGGATAGCAGGTATGTCTTGTAGTTGCCTACCGGATCGTCTGTTTTTTGGAACCATTCCCAATTAGGCACGCCTCCTAAAGAAGCAACCTCTGCGTTAAGCTCATCTAGCTCAGCTTGCTGCTGATTTTGGAGAAGCTGGTCCTCCATCATTTGCTTTTTGGTTCTTCTATTTCTTGTCTTCTTCTTAGGTTCTTTCTCCTTCTTAGGGAGTTTCTTCTGTACTACATCATCAATAGAGATAGGGCTGTCAGAGTTGACAAGAGCCTTATCTGAGGTGTCGAATCGGATTAACTCCGTGTTAAATAAAATGACCGTGCCTCCTGATCTTCCTCTAACGCCTTTTGTTTCAATGATGTGTCTCTCTTCTAGTTCGTTTAGGTAGCGGGAAACCGTTCTAGTGTCTTTGCCCGCTATCTCCGCAAGCTCCTTTTTCTTGATAGAGATAGCAAAGTCTCTAACTTCTTTAGCCTTGTCAACAATCTTGGTTAAGAAGTCTAGGACTGTGGGCTTTAAATCGACAATAGAGGATTCCAAGTACACACCGTATTCCATACAGCTGTTCCTCCATTCGTAATATTGTATAGTCAAATTATAGCACATTATACAGAGTCGTCAATACCTAATTTATTTGTGCTTATAAAACTGTTACATCATTTTCCCAGAATACGTACATCGAATTTCTCCTCTTCAAATATTTTAATCCGCTCCTTGCTATGGTTAAGCAAGAACTTATTCGTCTGGTCATAGAAGTCAAAGACCATAACACTGTTGCCATCAATACCGTTCAGACGTAGACCCCGACCAATACGCTGTAGCTGTTGCCTCATGGACTTACCGCCCGCTGCTAAGATCATGCAACCAATACTCTTCATGTCCACCCCTTCGTCAATGATCGTTGATGCAATAAGAATATCCAGTTGACCTTTAGAGAACCTCTCTAGGTTGTCTGTACGGTGGTCATTATCTGACCCACCATGGATGAACTCAGCGTCATACCCTTGCTCTTTTAGTTGATCAAGGATTCTATCTCCATGGTCTATTTCTTTAACGCTGATAAGGATGCCACCCGGTCGTTGTGTTTTATACCATTTCACGATGTCTACAACCATCTTGTTACGGGCTTCATTCTCTACAATTCCAGCTTTATATGCCTCTAAGTATGTATTCAGCAGCTCAATGTTTCTAGGCTCTTGTACAGGGAATAATCGAATTTTCGGTTTAGAAGAGATTCCTCTCTCGATGAGAAACTCGTTAGATACTCGTACAACAACTTGACTGAATATTGCTTGGAGTCGCTGCCAGCCCATCGGGTCCTTCTTGTCAACTGTACCTGTAAGACCGACTCGGTATATCGCATTCGTACACTTAGACAAAGATGTGTACCAAGTATCCGCCTTCGAGTGATGTACTTCATCGGCAATCATAACTGTTACAGACTCAAGGAAATCTGTTGTGTCCTTGTATTTCTTGTATTTATTTTTGTTCTTCTTTTCCATGATCTTGTCAAACTCAACTATGTATTTATTAAGCTGCATCTGCGCTTTTTTATCTGTGAATTTATTATCGTAGGCTATGTATGTTAGATGCTCTTCTACATCCTGCCAAACCTTGGTTGTCAGCTTACAGTTTTTTATAAAGTTCCGAAGTAGCTGCCGGGTATTCTTTGTGTTCCTAAACTTCGGAGTGATATCCTCAGCGATCATCTTGATAACCCGTTCTTTATGAGTAAACTTAATCCCTTGTTTAGGGTCCTTTAATGCGCTGACAAGAGTAGGTACCATAACGAATACAATCTTCTTGTTTTTGATATCGAACTTACCGTCCCCAATCTTACCGATGTCTCTTGGTTTGAGATTAAGTCGTTTCATGATCCGGTCTGCTGACTGGTGGAAAATCTCTTTGGAGTGGGTGAAGAAAGCGATTCGTTCCCCCCTCTGAAGGTAAGGGAGTACCTGCTGCATAAATCCCGAGGCAATTTCGGTTTTCCCTCCGTTAGTAGCTACGTTTACGATACCTACCTGCTCCCGGAATGCGTTCTTAACGGACTCATATTGGTAGTCGTGAAGTGTGATGGGGTTCTGATCTCCGTTCCCTAGTACAATCTGCTCGTCAATAGCGTCCGGGTGAACTCGTGGAGAAGGTCTAACATCCTCTATCTCGTATGTAAAGGAGGGGTCCAGCTCTTTTAGTTTCCGCATAGCTCCTAAGAACTGGTCTAGTAGTCCTGTGTGGAACTTATCCTCTTTCATGTCATAGAAGTCAGTAATACCGTCCCAGTAACCATTCCGGTATGCAGAGTTATACTGAACACCATCTACTTTGATACCTAAAGCATGGTGAACAATTTTATGTACTTTCTCTCTGAGGAGAGTATCATTGCCAAAGTCTACATGTGAAAACATCGTGTCAACAGTGATTTTCATGTGTGTAATATTCCTCCTATGGGTTCTGTATCTCACTCTCTATTGTACCACAAAAATATAGTCTCATCAACATTCTGTCTTATTTTATTCTACTGACACATCAGGGATTTCTTGAATTGTTAAACCGAGTAGCGCATATTTTTATTTTATCCCCTCTGTATTTATTATTTATATATAATAATTAATATATAATTATATAAAGAGTAATACAGTGTAAGTTAAAATAAAATATGACAAAGTAGTGGTGTAATTTGATCAGAACCCTTTAGTATTCTTTATCTAAAATAGGCAAAAAAAAAGACACCCGTTAGAGTGTCAGTTTATGTTGTAGTGCCTCCACTACCATTTTCTAAAGCAGTTACTCTGTTAGCTAAGTCTTCAACCTGCTGCTGTAAAGTAGTCACAGTTGAAGCATCTGCTTTCTTACCTACTTCTGTTGTCAAAGAGGTTACTTTACCGTCCAGTGTAGTGACTGTAGACGAATCAGCCTTCTTCCCTAACTCAGTTGTTAGGTTTGTAACTTTTCCATCGAGAGTAGTAACCGTAGAGGCATCTGCTTTACCCTTTAGCGTGTTGTTGATAGTGGTGATCTGACCTTCTAGGGTGGTCACTTTAGCGGCGTCTGCTTTAGTACCTACAAGTGTGGATAGGTCAGACAGCTGCTTTGTAAGAGATTCTACGTTACTTTTAAGTGTATTCAGCTCAGTTGATATTTCTCCGATATCCCCAATGTCTCCTAGCTCTTTTTCCACTGCTTTAGATAACTCCAGCACTTTCATTGAAATAACCTCTATCGCATTAGGCAAGTTGTGGTATAGACTATCTCGTTCTTGCATGCTAAAACCTCCTGTATTATTTAATTAAAAAAAAAGGGAGAATAGTTTCCTATCTCCCTTAATATAGCACCTAATTGCTGTCATTTGAGGAAGAATCTACATCCTTGAGTTTGTCAATCAAGGCGTCTACCTCTTTTAATTTTTCATTCAAGAGGTTCTGGCTTCTAACCAGAGCCCTCTCTGCGTTTGTTGGGATAAACAAGCGTGCTTTAGAAACTGGATCACGTTTCTCTAACGGCATACCGCCTCTCCTCCTTAAGAGATGATCTCGTCTTTAAACACTCCGGTGAAACGTCTTACCCGTGGTCTTACGAATCGGTTATCTGCCCTCAGTTCAAGCTTGAACTTAATCTGAGTTTTTAAGTTCTGTCCGGCACCTGCTACTTGTTTTGTAAACGTATAGCGGCTATACTCAGCGGATTGACGTTGAACATCTGTAGGTTTGTCGAACTTGACCCACGTCTCCCCTGCATCTAAAGAGTAATAAGGTGTCACAGACGTTCCTGTAGGCGTAGCTGCATCATACTGAACCGTAACAGTATTAAACGGAGCTGAGGTTGCGTCAATATTTACAGACACGTAATCTCCGGCAGTCTCTGAGATGAAGTTTACGAACAGTAAATCTTCTAGAGTTAGCATTGGAGAAATGTATCTATTAGCCTTAAACGTAGCTCTCAGCTTGACAAGACCGATTACAGTAGGATTCATGATCTGCTCAATGTAGTTAGCTAACGGCTGCCATGGTACATCGTCAATGGACACAGTGCCTACGTCCGCTTTAGGAACTACTTTTACTTCCCATAAACATCCAGTGTTATTCGGAGTCAAGTATGAAGCCATAAGTAGGATCATGTCAGAATCTAAGTCTGAAATTGTGTTGAACTCAACAACTGCGTTCTCTTGGAACTGCGCTGTGTATACGCTAAACTTAAGGTCTGAACCTTGGTGAACTGTCCAAGTACGGGCGTTAGATGAACTGAAGAGTACACCGTTAACGTATGGTTGGGATACAACCTTCGTAGACGGGTTGTCGATACGGTTCTGTCCAAGAGTAGCTACCCACATTGTGTAGTCGTTGCTGTCTGTGATAATAACAACACAGTAGCTCTGACCGCCTTTACACATCAACGGATCGTCAAGGGCTACCTTCGTAGGCTTAGAACCGTCACTAGACGTTACGATCTGCGCTGGAGTCAGGATGCGTTCTGCATAAACAGTCTGGTTAGGGAACCCACCTTCAGAAAGCCCACGGACCTGAACAATAACATTTTCTGAGCTAGACTTGGAAGCGAAGTACAAGTCGAAGCTAGTTACTACCCGGTCTTGAGGGAAGGCGAAGGACTGAGCCAGCGGGTCGTATAGGTTAACCGTAACCCGGGTACGTGTAACCACTTCTTCAGTTGTTTTAAGAGTACCTTGAGCAACGTATGTAGTAATAGCGCTGTTGCTGTCATTCTGTAGGACAACTTCACGGACTCCTGTACGTACCCCTTCTGGGATTGTAAACTTACCAGAAGCTTTACCGTTTGCATCTGACATGATCGTTCCCGTATCAGAACCTTTTACAGTTGATCCGGTTGGAGTGATGTTCACTCGTAGACCATCGAATGTCAGGTACAAGTTATTGGACATTGGCTGCAAGTTCTCAGCTGTGAAGGAAATCTCTCTTGAACGGATATACTCAATAGCTGACTCACGAACAGTAGTAGCTACGTCTGTGAGGGTACCAGTACGTCCTACGAGCTTATCCTGTGCTAAGTTAAGACCCATGTCCCACTGCTGGTTTCCGTCTAGGTCTAAGTTGTCCACTAGGTACTGTAGGTCCTTGTGCTTAGTCGTAGTCCGGTTATGTCTCCACCATCTGTCCATACGAACTGTCTTAGTGGTTTCTTTGTTGACTGTTACTTTTTTCTCTTCAATCCAGTTGTCCGCAGATGGTGTGAGCTTTAAGGTACCTAGCTTGTTGTACACCGCATACGGGTTAACGTTCATCGCTTCTGTAGCCAAAGGCTGTGAGATTTCTTTAGTCTCTGTATAAGGTGCCGTGATGATACGACCCCACAGAGCAGCCAGAGATTTATCTTTAGCAAACTCAGGAGCCTTCTGCTGATCAGAAGGTGCGTTAACCATTAGCGTGATACTCGCATCATCGAAGCTTACTGCGACAGATGACTGGTTGAGGTCCATACGGTCAAAGTCTACGAACCCGTCTGCGAATACTCCACGTAAGACAAGAGGGTCTTCAGTTACGATTGAGTTGTTCTCAAGAGCAAGTAACGCTTGGTTGTACTCCACGTTTTCTAGACGAGACTTCATTTTCTGGAGGTCTTCCATGCGTAACCGGATAATACCATCATTAGTCGTCTCAGCAAGGTCAGAGTTAGGATACACAAAGATTGTACCAATACGGAGAGTTAATGGGTCCTCATGGTCTGGTGCTTGTGCTGCATCTGCTCTTCCCGGCTGACCTTGGATTACTACAAACTCGCCTTTACTGTTAAGAGTAATTAGGTCTACACGAGCTAAATAGTAGGTGTAGCTTACTCGAATAAGCCCACCATCTTTAGGTTTGATGCCTGTCATACCATTAAAGTCAACATAGGTATCCCATCCAGCAGTACCTTCTACCGGAGTCTTGGTAACTTTGTAGTCTACATTCAGCTGCATCACTCGGTCGTACTCAAACGAAATGTTATAAGATTGACCAGTAGGAGGCTCAGTACCGTTCATTCCGGTGTTCCAGTCTACGTACTGAATGCCGTTCTCCTCTACGATCTTGTAATCTGTACCATATGTATAGTATTTCTCTGGGGATGTAGTCCAAACTTTTGTAGTAGTCGGGTCTACACTTGTGTATTGAGCAGGTAGAGCGTCCCGTCCATCTTGAGCACCCTTAGAAAGTGTAACCCCTCCAGCCGGACTCTGAGTACGGGCTATAACCTGAGTCACATCCTTAACTGAGCTACTTCCAATTTTAGACTTACGAACTGCTGTATCGTATGTGTGTGTCTCTTGCACTACGTTCGCAAATGTAGTAGACTTGTCTACAGGAATACGTGTAGCAGTAGGTTTATTGATCCGGTATCCTAGTACATAAGCAGTACCTCGGTCTACTAGAAGGTCTACTTTACCTTCTTGCTGACTCTTTTCAGACCACATTTTAAATCCTTCTACCTGATAAGAGCCGGACTCCTCATATGTACGCTGCGCCAGTGTGTCGTTAATCAGAGAAAACTCTGGACGATCTGGCTGCACAAAGAGAGCGCCGTCATTGAACTCATAAATAGTTGGAGCGCTGTCATCATTGTTTGTGAGAACAACAGTTTCTTCTAATCGGTCTGCACCCGGAGATAGATAGCTATCCACTCCTTGAGTTTGGTCAAGAAGAGTAGGGTCCATGTTGTAGTCGATGATCTTTTGTTCAAGTTTTACACCGATCTTTTCATTGCCTGAGCTATTGAAAGGGATCGTTTGTTTCTTGAATACCCGAACTCGACCAGCGAGGTATACTGACCCGTCTTCGACTGTGATTGTCTTAGCTTCAGAGTCGATAGAGAAGGACATCCCTGTTTGCATTGCTCCATCCTCAAAGAGGCTGTCACCTAGCTGTCTAACGTTATACTCAGCAATAGACTGTAGTTCGTTTAGCTCAGCTTGTTGGAGTGCTCGGTCAGGTCTAAAAAGTACCTTGGTTCTGTTACTATCCGGGTTAAATCTATCATTATACGGTGATACACCGAAGTTGATATCTGCCAAAGTATTTCACTCCTTTATAATTTAACTAAGAATTGTTCTAATGCATACACACTAGATGTTCTTGTTTGTCGCTTTCTATTTTCGTAGAAGCGCAAAATTCCCGGGTCTGCGACCTCGGAAGGTAGTAAGTTCTGCTTCGTTACTCCATTAGCAGGCTTTAGGTCTACATGGATACCGACCTGCCTGTATTCCCCTAGTGCAAAGTCGTCTGGTTGGATTTCTGCTTCTATGTACACCCATCGAGCCTTTTCCGTGTAAGCTTTATCTACAGGGATGAGCACCCACTGCTGCTGGTTGTATGTCACAACCGGATAAGGCGTGTCTGTAGGCTGCTCCCCTTGTTCTAGAGGTCTTGCCAGTGAGAATTGTCTTACTTTTTTATAACCAACAATCTCCTGAATGGCTGTCGCATTAGGGTCTTCTTGTGGGGGGTTGTCTTCGTCTGTCCATGGAGATGTCTTACCAAAGACTAAATATGCATTATCCCATTTTGACTGTAACTGAATGGCGTCATAAATATGGGAATAAAGTGTAGAAGTAGCCATTATTCATTTTCACCCTCTCGTGTCTCATTCGTAAACAGTATCTATTACTAATATAACAGTATCTAGTTCCATAAACTTATTATACCATACAACAAAAAAGAGCCATTAAAGCTGGCTCTTTAAGCTTGAATACTGTCTCCGAGGAAGTAGATACTGCATTTCGAACCTGTACCTACTGTGATATCCTCGGTCAGCGGCTTTATTACTGGTGTGATAACGTCTCCCGCAGCGCACTTATAAATAAAGGTTGCACTCAGTAAAGGAGTACCGAAAGCATTAGAGTAGTGTACATCTTGGATGTCAAGGTCTGTTACAGTCTCTCCTCTACTTTGTTTCAATCCGAACCGAATGTACCCTGCTGTAGCCGTTACCGCTGTTGTTACTTTAACCGTGACGTTGAAGGAGTAAACGCCTTCTCTCGGTACTGTATATGCTGCTGCTGAAGCTGATCCGGCTGGGAATGCGGAATCTACGGTATCTAGAACCGCTGTAAGATCAGTATACGCATCCTTAGCTAATGTAGCGGGTGTTACAGTTTCAGAGCCGGAGAATATTGCATGATTGCAAAAATTCCCTTGATGGTATGTTTCTCTAGAGGATACATTTAGTACAGGAGCCGCAATTGATACCTTTTCTTTACCCTTAATTGTGGCATCCATAGCAGCGTCCCCCACATCCACTGCCCCGTTACTAGAGCTGATAAGGTTTTTAAGACCTCCTACGTCTGTCTGTAAAGACCCGGTGTCCGTCTGCAAAGAAGATATGTTTGATTTTGCTGTAGTCATATCCGACTTTAGAGTAGACACATCCGATTTTGCGGTACCTACGTCAGACTTCAAAGTAGAGATATCTGACTTTGCAGTAGTCATGTCTGTCTTTAATGTGGATACATCTGTCTGTAATTTAGAAACGTCTTCTTTAGCAGTAGTAACATCTGTTTTTAAACCACTAATATCGGTCTGGGCTGTACTGACATCTTCTTTTACGCCGTCTACACTACTTGAGAGAGTTTCCAAGTCTTTTTGATCGGCTAGTTGGATGTTCCCATTAGTACCTCCGATAAAGAACTTATTAGTATCTAACGTAAGGGCGGGCTCCCCCTCATCAAGGGTTGGTAAGTCTGCCTCCTGCCCCCTACGAAATTTTATCTTTCTTTTTTCTACGTCTGCCATTAGTAAGTCTCCACCTCTCTGTTAATTATTGAATAGGGACTAATGTTCCGCTTCCTGTAACTTCTTCCCCCATGGCTATAGTCGGTCGTACTGCTACGTCTTTCATAAATCCAAACTCATAGAACCCGAGTCTAAACTCATAAGGTTCACTTACATTCCCATCTACTGTTCCTGCCGGAGTTACTGCACTGAAGTCTCCACCGTCTATAACTGAAGTCACTTCTGTGTCGGTGAAGGTGCCGCCGTCATAACTTAACGTGCCAGTATTTGGCTCTAGACTAACCCGGGTAAACAGAATACCGTTGTCAGATAGATAGTCCCCCATACTCGCTATAGCCGCTTTCCCTTGCGTATACGCTACGCTTAATGTACCGCTGTCCACTATATCCCACGTTGAGGTATTAAGGTTGAACAGTTGTAGGCTATACTGCGTTGCTTTTGTAGATGGTAACATAGCGTTCATTTGGTACTGGACGTATGGAGAGTCTATTAGAGCTAAATAGGTGTCTTTGTTATATAAACCGTCTGGCTGTACCTCTCGGAGGTAGCTGCTGTAGTTCACATCAAAATAAGTAGCTACATCCATTGTGAAATACAAATAACTGTTAGAAGTGCCATCTACTGTCTGAGCAGCATAAAGATCGTTGATCTCTCCGGTCTTAGTGTAGAAGTCTGAAGACATGTTCTCTGTCTCGCTGAGTACGTCTGCTATTTTTGTATCGTTATTAAATACTAAGTCCGCAGTAGAGAATGAAGCGAGGTTGTAAGTAGCATTACCTACCGAGAACGCCCCCGCAAGACGGTCATTAGAGTTCAGTTTACTATGGTTAAGTCTAAAGACACCGCTGTTGTCGTTATCATCCCGTGACCGTGCAGTTAAATTTAGATGCCCTCGAATACGGTCGTTCATACCATTCATGATTCTGAGCCATTCGATACTTGACAACCCTTCTTTGTCATCAATACCAGAGTCTATAATAGGTGCGTCAGGGTTATTTGCTCCCGGTTGATACGTCAACCTTACAGTTACTCCAGCTGGCTTGAACTCGTTTATAACGTCCATAATGTCTGCCGGGAAGGGGCGGGAAAACTTGATGTCGATTACCGCTACAGTGTAGTATTCTCCAAGGAAGTGGTCCTTGCTGTTAAGTTTGGAATGGTTTAGAATGAAGACATTCGTATATGGCTCGTAGACTTCTATGTATGAGCTATAATCTTGTAGATAGTCTCTGAGAGCGTCAATGATCGCAGGGATGGTACCTCTCTTTAGCAGCACATAGCTAATGATGCGTTTTCTATAATCGTCATCGCTTTCCTGATCCTTCCGCAGCACACCGAACAGGGAGCCGTACTGATCTAGCCACTTCCCTGTTGCAGTGTCTAAGGACATGAGCGTCTTACTATTGATCATATCAATCTCAGTGCTCGTAAGCTCTGTGTCTATAGCTGCGAGGATAGCTCCGTTTGCTGTGGTCTTATTCTCTATGTTTCTTTTCCACCCGGGCAGCAGGTGCTTTAAGAAAGACATTTATTTTCCTCCTCCCTATTGTAGGGTTACTTTGATTGTGCCTGCCCGGATGATTTCAGAACCTTTCAAGGTTACGTTTCCGGTAGGATTCTTGAATGTAACATCGTAAATCAGCTGTCGGTCTATGTACTTAATAACGCTGGATAAGTCTAACAGAACTAGGCTCTGAGAAGTTTGCATGTTGTTCAGGTACCTAGCGATCTCATCTTGGATTTTCTTCTTAAAGGTATCTGTGATGGCTGCCTTGTTGGTTAAGGTAACCACAACGTCTACATCAATGGCTTTCCTTGTCACAGGGAAGATACGAACCGGAATACCTGCGGGGCGGTACTCATACATAACTTCCTCGATCTTAGTCTTAACAGAGTCAGGAAGGTTCCCATTTCGGTCGTGAGCATATATGTTTACTCGACCTGTCTCTTCTTCAATGTATACTCCCGCTACTTCCGGCACTGTACGCACACCATATTCGATAGCTGGAACGGTGGCTCTACTCAATGCTTTAATGAATGATCTGAAGCGGGAACGAAGCTCCTCTAACGGTTCCTCATCCTGTCCAGTTTGGAATGCCTGCGGGTTTGTAACAGACTTAACATTTGCTAATGGAGACTGCATAACGTCCAGTACATTTTCAGGGATATTTCCAGTAGAACCCGGGGACAAACAGTGAACTTCGACTTCAGCTAGGATGGACCCTTTAGGGATATAGTAATCAACCAGTGTCTCGTACACTTGAGGGTACTCTGACTCGCTAGAAGTGAACCGGGAGCCTCGGGATACAATCATGTCCTGCTGTGCGGCATTATGTAAAGCAATTTGTACTACCCCGTAAGCTCGAATTGCTTTCTTCCTTGTGAAGCCAAAAGAGCTGTATACGCCCTGCTCAATAGCCTCAGTTATGTTCTCCTCTGTCAGGATATAGAACTGTTCTAACTCAATCGAGATAGCCTCATATAGGGCTCTCATGGCACTACCGACTGAGAAGTCATTAACCTCTCTTGTGTTTGTAATTGTGTAGTCAACTAAACGTGAGTATATTTCTGACATACGTTTAAACTTCATGGTCACCCTCCTTTCACCTTATGGCGTCATTAAAATTATCCAATAGCGCTATTGGACCGTTGTTTTGTGCGGATAGTACAAACTCAAAGGCATCCTCTAAGGACATGGTTGAAACACTAAAGGATACAGCATAGGAGTTTCCTTTAAGGACGTGCTGATTAAGCGTCACTTTCTTAACCCGGCTGTCGGTCCTCAATGTTCTCTCGATCTCTAAGTCAATTAGAGCAGCGTTCTCCTCGGTGTTCTTCATCCCTAAATACTTGTGTAGTTCAGACCCGTAATTGGGATGACCTACGTAGCTGCCTTTAGGGGTGATAAGCCTTATGTACAAGGATTGCTTCAGGTTCTGAATGCCTCGGACAGTAGCGATACCGCCCCTACTGTTGCCCTTCATCTCCAACGTTTCTGAGTCTCTTCCCGGGTCTCCCATGCCTCTAGGTAATGGCAGAATGTCTAAGTCCTTCCCAAGGGCAAGAGCATACAACTCTTCCTGATCGTATTCAGGAGAACGCTTCAGCTCGTTAATAAGGATGGACTGAGCATCGTCGGATATCTTAATAAGAAGAGTGTCCCCGATTGTTACTAAGTGGTCCGGGTTTTTCATCTTCTCTTCTACCGTGTCTACAATGTATGGGTACTTTAGGTTATTGAATTTGACTAAACTAACCCATTGAGTCATATCCCCTAACTCTTGCTGAGCTATGCTTTGCATGGTGTCCCCGTATGAGATAATGTGCTTTACGAACTTCACTACCTTCCACCCCTTTCAATCATGATGACATCAATTTGATTCTCGATGTACCCGAAAGATACATTCATATCTCTCAAGTTAGCGATGAACGGGTAATACTTAGACTCCGTACTAAAATAGTCGGCAATATAGTTCAAGTTTGTTTTGCAGTTCTGTATGTCTCTAGTCCCTACATACTGTAAGTTCTGCGGCACCTTCTCGATGTTGTAAATTAAAGAGAAGGATTCTAGTACGACTGCCCGTAGCAGCAGGTACACGTCTGGAGAGTAAGAGGACAGGTCACTATTGAGTGCTTGACTTACAATAGTTCCAGAGTCTAAAGTATTGTTGTCTCCTTCTATTGTACCATCTGTAAGATACCCTTGGGTGATCCGGGCAAGAGTAGACAGGTAGTACACGGGATCATACAGTTTAGAGACAAAAGGTTCATTGGTGTTAATCGTATTTAGCGGAATTGTCCCATCATTTAAAACGGGTATTCCTGAGATGAATCTAATTAAATCTCCTGAGTAGCTCATGACATCTTACCTCCTATCGAACGGGCGTAGTAGCCTATAGCGTATCCTAACCCAGACATCCCATAGGCATATGCACTAGGTGATGGAGCTTGTGGGTTTATCGGCTCCGCATCTTGTGGAGGGATGTACACCCCGCTGTTACCTCCATCATAGACATCTGGATTTCCTGAAGAGGGATCGTAAGCCTCTAGAGGGTCATCCTTAAATAGGTCAGGAGACAGGTTTCCATCCCCCGGAGAAATTGATGGGAACCTATTTCCAATTTCCGGGTCCACGATGTCCTCATCTGCTGGCTCACTTGCACGTCTCAGAATCACAAGCTTGATCTCATAGCGGTATAATAGTGGAGAACTAACATCTTGTGTAAACGTGATCCCTTCAGGAGATAAATGCACAACATAGCTCTCGTCATTTGTGAAGTCATGGAAGTAAAAATCGTCAGCAGATGTTCTACCGTTACCTCCCATACTAGAATAGTCTCGAATAAACTGCTCTAGTTCTCTGATCTTCTTGACTCCTCTGTCTTCCTCACGCCCTGTAGGATTGAACCCTGTTGTACCGGATATAGTAATCGTAGGGATATCTGATTGGAAGTCCTCTATTACAATTCGACTTTTTGTTTTAATAGCTGTTGTCCTGTGTGGGTTTGGTCTTGTCATGTTCTCCGGGTTAATAGCGAACCGGAAAAATGTATCACCAATTTGGAAAGCGATTTTTCTTAAGTTAGACTTACCGTCTGAAATTGGCATGTTATCTCACCTCTCTTTAATAATATAAGAAAAGACAGGTTATCCACCTGTCTTAGATCACTTTGCGGAGATCATACTTGTCAAGAAGCTCTTGAGGTGTAATGTCTCCTATATTCTCTTTATCTTTTCTCGGTACACCTGCCGCTACAAAAGCATTGTCAATGATTTCAGAGCAGATGTATTTGTTAACTTTGTTGAATACATTTGTTTTTATATCGAATACTAAACGGAGGAGCAATCCGAATATCTGAGAATAGTCATAGCTAACATCAAGCATAGTTAGTGCATTGTTTATAATCCTGAGTCGGGTGTCCGCAGGTAGGTTATTTAACCGATAGACACTATGTATTTCCTTCGTGTAGTGTAAGTCAGCAATCCTCGATTTTATAAACCTATTAGCCTCAATGATATGATCCGGCGATACGACTAGCGCTACATGACTATACTCTGATTTTGTGATCTTACTAATTGCCCATCCTATAAATCCGGTAGGTCTATAAAAAATAACATCTCCGGGTTGTATTGTCTTCATATGTACCACCATCTCCCTTAAATCATCTAAGTCAGTAGACCTAGAAGCTTACGCAGTCACTCAGATACGGAACCCTCAGAGCTGGATGAATTGTCGGTCTCACCAGAAGAAGGTTCTGGGTCTGGTTCAGGTGTCGGTTCAGGAACCGGAGCTGGAGTAGTAACAGGAGGGAACGGATTTTCCCATTTGATCGCTACTACTTCTGCGTCTGTAGAGGCGTTTTCGATCATTCTACGAAGTTCACCGTTCTTATATACTAAGTTCTTTTTATGCTCAAAGGCTTCGTTGTATACCTTCAACCACTCTTCTCTAGTGTGCATAAGGTATCCTGCATCTTGTGTTAACCAATACACCTCAGTAATGGTAGGGTCTTCGGATAGTTGAATTTTCGTTGCGAGCATGTTTGTTTGATCTTCTCGATTAGTTCTGTAGGTATGACCATTAGAAGCGGTAAAGCCCCTAGCGATCTCCGTGTCACAAGTTACTTGGAAAACGTAAATTTTAAATTCCTTGTGGTAGTCCAGTAAATCCTGATCTGTAACTTGGTTTATTAACTTTTGTTTTCTAGAAGCTACCAATCGAATATAATCGTTCTTTTCGCTCAAAGATAATCCATCGTAACCAACTTCTAAAACTTTTTTCTCAAGTGATGATAAAATTGGCATATCCATAAGTCACCTTCCGTTATTTCTTTAGTCTATGTTCTGTTTTTTCTTCGCTATCATTACTTTCTTGCAGTTCATCCTCAAGAGTTCTTACTCTTGCTTTTAGATACACAAGCTCGCTGGTAAGTTGGGAGATGGTTTGCTGGTACTCTTGTAGTACGTAGTTGTAGTTCACAGGGTTCCCAGAATTTTCAACTTTTTCGACATTTTCTTTTCTATCATTTGACATCTTAATTCCTCCTAATTGGATAGCTCTAACTGAGCTATCCTTTCTTGTAGTTCTTCAATCTGTTGTTTCTGTTCTCTAACTAAGGGGATTAGGAGCACCCATAGTCTATCGTACTCAATCCCTTCAACCTCTCTTTGCCCGTTTTCGTCTGCTTTACCCCAACTAACGAACATATCTAATCCTGCGGCTACAAGGTCCTCCGCAATTAAACCGTAACTTCTTTCAATGAACGGAATATCTTCCTCTACTTCCTCTCCTGATTCTAGATCATCTTCCGGTGTTCCCAGTTGATCAGCGTACAGCTCTACTGCGGTCTTGTTATACCAAGACTTAGGATTAAGCTCAAGAATCTTACTAGGTAAGCGCTCAGTGTCTACCTTCTTTATAAAAACTTTGTACTTACTAGCAGAGGTAGACCTTCCAAGAGTACCCTCTGTTGTGATATAAACATTAGACGCTTTATCGTAGGTTCGGTTATAAATGTCATTTGACCATACACGACCTCCTGCACCGTCTACATGTACTCGTATTGAAGCACCTCCGGGAGCATCACTGGTGAGGCAGGCTTGTGCAGCACTTGCAAAGTACGTGTATCCTCCTGACTCCCCTTTAAAGGTACCTCCAGCAAGATAGATATTACCTGATGTAGAGAAGGTGATTTTTCGAGAGTTACCTGTAGCAAACTGTAGGGGTCCTCCAACATTGGACAAGTCATTTGGTGCCTCTACAATCTTCCATCCACTGCCACCTAACCACTCAATACCTTCGGTACCTCCGGGGTCATTGATAGTGATATGGTTAACATTTCGAATGTCATAGTTTTGCATTTGTAGGTGGTTACCTAACTTCATCTCTGACCCTGCGGCGTTTAGATACAAAACACCATCTCGAACCATCAGGTTGTCATAATGAGTAGGATCACTAGAACCGTAGGGAGAACCTGACTTGAAGAACATTAAGCCTTCACCATTCATGTTTTGAGCTACGTCTGCAAAATAAATGCCGTTAGCGTTAGAGATGTCGGAGTTATTAAGGTCGATAGCTCCGAAGCCCTCTCCGCCTCCGTTAGAAGCCCACATAGTCGCTCCAAATACGATCCGACCGTTGATCTTCAGTTCATACTCATTGGAAGGGAAGTCTCCGATACCTACTGCCTTTCGCTGGGCATCTAGGAACATAATTGGTCTACCTGCGGATACAGATATTGTTTTCGTTGTGACCCCTAAAGAGTCGGATACTTCTACCTGCACATCCCATGTTTCATTTTCATCTAAGTCTAGAGATACATTTGTTGCAGAGTATGACGGAAATCCTGATACTGTAAAGTTATTCCAGCTTCCGTAAGTGGTAGCATCTGTCAACTTGTAACGGTACCTTGCGGACTCTAGGGCGTTTCTGTTAGAACCGTTGACTGCGATAGGAGATAAGCCCCCTCGGAGGGTCAAAGTTGTGGTCCTTTCATACCCGTTTGTACGTTTAGCTGTAGTAGTAACAGAAGGATACGCATAAGGAACAATCTTCACTACCTTCGTCACTGCTGTACTCAACCCTCGACTGTCAATAGCCTTGATACTCACTGTTGCATTAGAAGCCGAGTTGATTGTACCAAAGTCTGCTGATACAGTTCCTGTCGAAGAATAGTTTACGTTTTTAGTTACACCGTTAACTGTGATAGAATATGATTTCATTGTGGCACCGTTAACAGCTACTGCCTTAGATTCGACAGGTATTTCTACTCTCAAAGTAGATACTCCTTGAATTATGTATTGATCGTCTGCTGTAATATTTAATGTAGTCGGGTTTGTGTCAGTATAGAATATACCTGCATCTGTAAACGTAGGTTTATTGTTACTAGACCGAACATAATACGTCATCCCGTAGTCTGTTGACCCTACTCTAACCCCATTATAGTATGTATACACTCTCACGGTTGCTGATTTGCTGATTACATTATTTAGTATACCATATAGTGTAGATTGTTCGCTCGCTGTAGGAGTCCAGCTCTGTGTGTATCCTACACCATTAAACTCTTTGGTAAACGATCCGCAGATGACCTGCACCTTATGATCGAACTCGCTGTCATATCGAGTCAAGTCAATTGTTAAACTCTGGTCGATATATACACTATTAGAGCTGCCAGCCTGCCCATTAAGCTTGTTGACAACACTCAGCTTAGGTCTATTTGCAGTCCCATAGTAGGTATTATATCCAATATCGTTACTGCCGCTTAAGGTATGGAGATTATACCTTATCTGCGCCGATGTTCTCTCATTTAGAGCTCGGAAGATCGTCTTCTTTTCATCAGTCGAGAAAGATGTAGACTTAGATGTTTCCGATTTAGAGAAGTTTATGGACTTAATATTAACCCAGTTTCCTCCAGAGTCTTTAATGTCGATATACAGCTTATGGGAGAACGAAGATGATGCCCGGGAGATTGAGATTGTCCGGTCGCTTCCTGCTGTAAAGTCTCCTCCAGAGGACATTGTAGATTTACGTGGGATTGTATTTAGTGTAAACGTCTTGTTTGAAAGGCTGATCTTCCCTTGGTGCCCTCCAAGGTCTACATCAGGATCAAACCAACCACCTAGACTAAATGACTTTGTACCATCGGCGTTGTGCTTTACTGTTTTAGATTTTGTTGCAATTAACTTCTTTTGGTTTGGACTAAGTCTCGCTAGACCTGCCCCGCTGAAATTGTACCAAGTACCGTCAATGTAAATAGAGCCACTTTTTGATACGTCAGAGTAAATTGCCCCATAACCATCTACAGCTTCCCAGTACATTTTTGCTGTTATCGTACTCGTGTTGTTCGATATACTCTGGGTAGCTGACCAGCTTACAGATAGCTTCCAGTGAGTACGAACGGACGTAGATATAGTTCCTGATAACGCCATTTACATTCCTCCATTTAAGATTATAAAGGTACTTAGCTGCCTGTATATTTATTATAACATACAAGCAGCAAGTATCTTGAAAACTACTCCGTGTCAATATTCGGAATAAACGCCCACCCTTTCCTATCGGCTGTATCAACGTTAATAATCTGAATATCCTGCATAACAATTGAATCGGTAGCCCTAAGCTTTCTAGTGACCGTTTCGTCCCCGTTTAAGTAGAATACCTTCTGGAAGGAGCCATTTCCTTCTGTATCGTAATATCCTGCAAATTCCTCCGGGGTGATTTGAGTGAACCCGATTTCCTGTCGATTAGCGTCTAACTGCGATACTCGGATACCGTTGATGTTCATACGAATATTCGTGTTATACACCTCTCCAGTTGAAAGGGACCACTTCAATGGAACATCACCGATTGTCAGCATGACGCCTGTGAGAGTTGCATCAACATTCGCATACCCGATGAATCTCACCTGCATAACGTCTGATTGAGGAGTATAGGTCATGTAACTGGATTCGTATCCTATAGTAGTCTTTGCACTATTGTCCGCTACCTGAAGGGTTATCACGTCATTTTCAAGTATTTGAATCCAGAATCTATAAGATGAATCAGGTCCACTCGTTCTCTTATTTAGGTACCAAGACAAGGTGTATGGCTGCCCCGGAATAACATTAATTTCTTGTGTAATCCCTTTGTTATGCCCATCAGGATTGTAGAGGAACCCACTACCAAACCCGAGGATGTCTAACTCGTTCGTACTGATCGTATCTACAGGATGGTTAGAAAACCATCCCCAGAAGTCTAAGTCAGCAAAACCGATAGAGTTTTTAATCAAGTTCATACCGCCCGCAGCTTGGAACTTTGCTGTGATGTCTGTGGCTGTTTGTGCTAACTCAGACTTGGTTGCATACGGGCTGAAGTCGATAGCATTGATGGCGTTGTTAATTCTTCCATCAATGTCTCCAGATAGATCGTCTAGGTCAGAGTTTGTTGCGTAGTCCGCCAGTGCATCTGTATCCGCTTTACTAGCTAAGGTTAACTGGTACTGTGTGGACTGTGTTACTGTATTGATGATGGCGTCATCCGTGATAACTTCCTCGGCTTTGGATACTCGCTGTTGAAGAGTAGGAATCCAATATTTCAGATTATCAGTTACAGTAGCTAGGTTTGTTGCATATTTAATGGTTCCAGTTGTGATCTCCGGTGTGTCTACTGGATATGTAATTTGTACTTCGTTATCCCCTTCTAACAAGGACAGGATACCGTCAAACTGAATGATCTCTTGGACAGCTGTGTCGTTTCGGTATACAATCTGATATAGATTTATCGACTGCTCCTTTATAGTAGGAGATACATCGGTAGGTACCGGGTTGGCGGTTCCGTTGGAGTTAGTAGCCCGGGAAAGGTCTAAGTCTCCAATCGGGTACCACACTTTTGTACCTGTACCATCATAAGGCTGATCGAAGGTGCCGTTACACATTTTCCACCCATTAAAATATGCGAGAATCTCTGCTGGTTCTGGAGTATAAGTCTCGCCCCACCCACTGTCCGTGTCCGCTACAGTGATATTGAGGACACTATCAGCGTTCTTAAGCATGACCTGATCTGCTGCTGTAAGGGTGTCTCCAATAGTGGTTAGGACATTTCCGTTATGTTTGACTGCCGATACTGACATATCTACTGGAGCTATCGCAGAGAACGCAGGAACAGCTACCTGTTTATACCCTGTTCCATCTACTCCAAACACCCAAGTGAAGGAGTCGTCTAAAGATACATCCACCCAACGAGTTGTTTTTACTGGACGCCCTTCTTTATCCCATGAGAACTCATCGTTGTTTGTACCGTCTCCATAAAACTTACCAATGATTTCTACCGAACCTGCGGAACTAAACGTAGGATTTGTGATTGGCTTTATCCTGTTACCTCCTAGTGCCCAGTTAGCCTGTGCGTCTGGGGTCATGGACCATACGTCTACATGACGACCTTGGAAGGAAGGGAGACCTAAACTTGCGATAGGTGCATTAATGTTCATTGGGTTAGCTATCGGAGCTTCTTTAAACTGAGCGGAGTTACTCACTGCTTTAATCGCATCTTGGACAGCGCCTTCCCCCACGAGATCGGAATACTCTTTCTGTCTGTTTGTAACAGTAATCCCAAGGAAGTTATACGCTAAATAGTAGTCTTTCCATGCGTTATCCCAGTCCTCGCTTACAATATCCAGAGTTCCATCCGAGTCTACGTCCCATGGCTTTATCGCTAATCCTGACAGGTATGTTCTGAGCGCTGTGTAAGCAGTGCCTAGCCGTACATAGTTAGTGTTTGAAGTAGAGACCCCAATGTCCCTAGCCTGTTGCCGGATAGAGTATAACGCACCTACTCCACTGGCATCCACTTCCTCAATGGTTGGCATAGCAGCTGTACTGCTCAGGTACGTACCGATAATGTTTGCCAGCTCTCCCCGGACTACGCTGCGCTCATACCTTGTTAAGCGGTTATCCATATCGAGATCGGTGATCGCATTATATGCGTCTCTTACTTTGTCATACGCCTCTGGGTCTAGGGACTCTAAGCTATCATAGTCTGTAGTCTCCCAGACACCATCTTTGTACATGTAGAAACGGTACGGAGGCTGCCCAGAAGTGTTAAGCCATATAGTCCCATTAACAGGATTTGCTGGCTCAGTAGCGCTCACAATCACATCTGTAATGTCGTATACAGTGAACTGACCTACTGCTGCGGATGTTTCACATAGGAAGGTTGCCTTAGTGTCTACGTCATCGCTGCTTACCGTGATCGTTTTTCCAGTCTTGTAGTTGTTTGAACCACCAAACCCTGTTACAAGAACTCCGTCCTTATCGTACTTATACCATTTGTATGTATACTCTTTACCATCTTCATCTATCTCGTCACCTGCACGGAACATATGGGCAGTTAGGTCCGAGGAGCCTACCCCATTTTTAAATACGTCCCCTCCTGTAGACGTGATTGACATCTGGATCGGGTCAGACTGATCAATAAAGGCAGCAGTTCCTTGAAAGGTTTCGTTGTATGTATTGCTCGCCGTGTTCAGATCAGTTACGATACACTTGTATACTTCGAAACTAGGGACAGCACTTGCCGGGACAGTAAGCTGCCTTGTAGTGTACCCAGTCTCGCCGCTGTTGGTACTATCAGTAAGTTTTCTCCAGCCTAGACCCCCGCCTTGATCTGTTGTGATAGACGGGTCTTGGTTGTACCACTGATACGCTACGTTTGTGTTATCTACTACCCCACCTCTCCATAAATCGCACTCTGCGATAAGGGTAGCTATCTGGTCGTTCTTGAAAATGTTTCCGTTAGGCATCCATACGGAAGCAGATGTGATTCCGCTGCCGTTAGTAACCCGGCTTAATGAGATACTCATTTTTGTGAGGATGTCTAGCATAGTCGTACTATCTCGGTATGTAACTTGACATATGAAGTCTACAGCTGGCTTCGTTGAAAGGATGTTTTGTTTAATAGTGAGGGTCTCACGGTTTACACTATAAGGTCCTCCCGTTGTCAGAGGTGTCCCCGGATTAGCCGCATCAAACCACTCAACTTTTTGAACATCATTACTTGAGATGATGTTATCTGTGTCTCCCATGATATAAAGGGAGGCTGTTAGAATTAACGGATTCTTAGTCCAGTCTGGGTTGAATGTTTCATTATCTGGATTGTACTGCTGCATTCTCGGGCTGTTAGCTGTGATAAAACCTGTGAGTGTGATAGCGTCATTGTAATCCGTTAATGTAATCTGTCCTGTTGCAATAGACATGCAATAGTCCCTCCTATTATTGTAAATTCTCGTCTAAAATCGTACAGTTAAAAGTAGCTCGCACCTGTACATCTGAAGGAGTGATTGCAACTGACTTAGTTCCGGCAGAATGGGCGTTGTTCCACGCAGTGTCTCCGTCTGCATCGTCCGATACCCGGGTCCACTTAAATCTGCTGGCATCAATTGTATTTGTCACTTCCTGATCTCCGTGATATACTTTACAGAAGAGAGTGGTGTTTGTCGTTCCCTTTCTAAATATCATACCGTTCGTACTAATAATCTCAGCTCGATAAACCACTTTCTTCTCGACATCGTCAATGCGAGTGTCTACATCGTTTATATCCTTTTTCAGATTATCTTCTGTAGTCGCAATTTTCGAGTCTAAATCCTTAACAACATTCGTAAACGTTGTCGAGTCTACTTTTGATGTAATGGAGTCCGCTAGTTGAGTAATGGTGGAGTTAACTGTTTTAATCTCCCCGTCAGTGTATCCTTTGGCGTCCTCTAGAGCCTTTTTAGCTTTATTGAGGGAGATAACATCGGCTGCCGATTCAAAAGCAGCAGAGAGGGTGGAAACAGCGCTGTGGTACGCATCAAATGCCTGATCTACTGCTTCCCTGTCCTCTTGAGTAATTTTCCCGTCCACAATAGCTCCATTAATCGTATCAATCAATGCAGTGTGTTTACTATCGTAACTACCTTTTGCATTTTGGAGTTTAACTTTCTCCGAGTCACTCATAAATTCGTTGTTATAGATTTCTGTGTACTTTGCGTCAATGTCTGCCTTTTCGGTATTCAACGTGTTGATATACGCCTGAATAGCGGCTGCCTCGGCAGTGTCGATGATCCCGTCTTTAAAAGAGCCGTCTATGTATTCATCAAGATTGTCAAGAGTCTTGTTGATGTCGTTGATTTCTGTCTCCACACCATCTACTAACTCTTCCGCATACCGCCGTACACCGTCCATATCAATGTCATACTGGGTTTTGCTTATCTTTGTTTCTATTTTACCATTCATAACCGTTATAGAGGTCTGTAGGTCCTCAAGGTCATTCAGGATATCTTCAAACGTGATGGTGTTTCCATCCCCATCGGTACCTCCGCCTCCGAATGTTGCAAGGGACTTACCATCTACATAAATACCCTCGTTATTGACTTCGAAGATGTGCTTCTGTGACTGGAGAATTACACTACCGTCTTCAGTAACACCGAATCTAGAAAACTTTTCAGACTCTTCTTCCGGGTTTGTGGTGTCCTTCTTCTGGTATACTTGGAATCCTCCATCGGTTGTCATCTCCATATAGGTAATCCCTTGACCGTCTAGATGTCGGCTGCCCAGTCTTACCGTTCCATCTGACTTGATAAAGAACGTCACCCTATGCTTTTGATAAATACCTTGATGCACATAAAGCAGTGTCGGGGAGTCCGGGGACTTAGGTTCGATAAGCTCGCCATTAGCGTACCTAGAGCTTGGGAGGTCTGCGTAATCAAACCCGGCGTCCTGAACGTAGGCATTCTCTTGATCCGTGTCTGTGATATACATAAATGACTTTCCTGAGAAGGTTACTTCTTGGTTTCCGTTACCGTCAATATTCTTATATGTCATAGAAGGGAACAAGGTAAATAGCTGCCATAGTTCCCGCTGCATGTCTTCGTCCGTAGCATCTCCGCTAGTGAATGAAGTCCGGGTGAGAAGGGATTGGTTGTTGGTATCTCCATATATGTTAATAACTATTGGGTAGTCCTTTGACCCCTCCATAAACCCGATAAGTACAAGAGAGCCTACAGTGACTAATGTATTGGAACCGTAAACCTTACCGTCCGGTGTAGTCCCTCCGAAGGCTACAGGTAGACGTGCTGAGAACTTCCCATTATCATTGGGATTCTTTGACAGGTTGTTCTTATGTAAAGTCGTAATAACTTCGACTGTATTGTACTTGTAGTTAACTTTTAATACCCGGGCAAGGGAAAGCCGGACAATATTCTTCCCCTCTTGGTACATCCGCTTAGTCTCTTTACCTAGCTGAGATTGGAACCGCATAGGGGAGAGCGGATTCAGCATCTCAAATTTCTCATTATCCAATATTCTCACCTATCCTTCGTTATCCTTGGTATCGAAGCACCCTTCCGTTAAACTTGTTCCACCAGTACCCACTGTTCATATTGGCAGCTGCTATACCTGTGCTGCTTTGAGCTCCGATAAATTTACCTGCACCTAGATAAATACCAACGTGACCATCTGCCTTGTATGTATCGAAGTAGACAATGTCTCCCTGCTGGATTTTACTTTTAGCTACACTCTTAGATGAGCCTCTGCTACTAATTGTCTTAAGCTGCGGGTCTACTTTGATCGTGTCTGTAGTCATCCCGGTTTTACCGCCTTTTAGAGTTACACCGTTCAGGTAGTAGCACCACCATACAAAAGAGGAGCAGTCTATCTTGATCGGAGATGAAAGGAACGGGTTCTTTCCTGTACGTCCTCCGCCGAACACATATACAGACTTCCTTTCTGCCATAGCTTTTGCTGTGTTTAAGGCTCCCATAGCTCCGCCACCGCCGGAACCTTCTCCCCAATCTCCGCCACCATCGCCTTCTCCATCTTTAACTGAGTTGGCTTTCTGAGCTTCCTTGAGTAAGTCCTCTAGAGACTTCTCCCCTAAGTAACCTCCTTTGAAGTCTTCAGATTTACCCCACAGGTTTCTAAACCGTTTCTCTCCTGAGTTAGGTAAACCTCTAGTCACCCCAAGAACCGTGGTATATCCATTTGAGAAGCTGAACTCGTGTTGTACGGATTCTACGTAGAACTCCCAAGTTGTCTGCTGCTCGAAGTCCTCGTATAGAACTCTAGAACCTACCCGATATGTAGGGTTACCGATGACCCGGATATCTCCGTTGTAAAAGTTAACGTTCTCACAGTACCAGTTAAACAAGCGTTGTGTGTACTTCTCTAGCTTCTTGTTGGCTACCCCTTTTTCTTTGTTAATCTCTTTGTCTACCTCGGAGTCTCCTGTGGACGTGGTCAGGTTATTGTACTCCTCCCGGGTAAACTCTCCCGCTTTGAGGCTGTCAATGATCCCATTAGCTAAGGACTTAGACATCGAAGGGAACTTCGCTACAAGCTCAGAGTAGACAGTGTCTTTCTGTGTCCGCAAAACTTCAGGATCAGTAAAGTTGTTCTGAGTTATGAAGGTAAGCACTTCTTCAAAGGATGGGAGGCTTCCAGATGATCCTCCAGTAGATGCGTCTTGAGTAGAGCTGTTAAGGGTACTAGATAGAAGGTACCTGTTCTGGGCATCCAATCTTTTGTACCCATACTTCTTTACAAGGTCTGGGTGAAACTTAGGATATACACCTAAGTCCATACTGCTGAACTCCATCATATTAGGCGCCTGTACAACGAATACTGAGTACATCTCTGCATCGGATTTTCCAAAGGACTCCTGCACAACAACGTCTGAAGTGAATCGGAATGTGGGTAGCTGGTACCACTTGGAGGGATCAAACGGTGTTGGGCGCATTAGAGCCACACATTTACCGTCCGAAGTGTACTCGAAGAATAACTCATTGAATGGCTTAGCTACGATATCCTCTAAAAACTGGCGGATACTACCTTCATAGTTGATAAACGGTGTAGCGTCCGCTAGTTTTTCATCATCTTCCCAGCTTGAGAAGCTATGCATTAGGTAGTCATTCAGTTTCTTACCTCCTGCAAAGTCATACTTGGCGTATTTGTATACGAAGCGCTCCATGAGCTCATCGCCTATTCCCGCTGCTGTGTTACCTGAGAACTTTAGACCGTTCTTCTCACCATCAGGCAGCCACCCAATGCTCGGAATAATCGTAGCTACTTCTTGGATAACACCTACAGAGAAGTCAATAAGTGCTTTCGTCATTGCTCTCCCGGTTATCCGGTATAGTAACGTTCCCTCGTTATACTCTCCTTCTTTATGTATATCTGATATTAGACCAACCATGACATAAGGGTTTTCCGGTTTTCCCTTTGTTACATCAGGTATAACCCGAATCCTGATAAGGTCATTTGAAGTCAGTACCTTATCCCACTTCTCCTTAGCAGTAATAACTAAAGAGAACACAGGGCTGTCGTCCTCCATGGAGTTCTTGGTACTAAATGACAGAATGGACTCTTCGAAGTCTCTCTGGGTTAGCTGCTTGCTTGTATCGTATTTTAACTCGTATGATGTTTTTTCTGTAACAAAATCTATTTCAAAAGTAGGGTAACGCTTAACTATAGTCGTCATTTAAGTAGCCCCCTTTCACAGTATGTTAGTAGGGTGTCTTTTCTGTTTGTTATAAACCCCTTCATATACTATTATAGCACGAACCTTCGAGGTCCCTTAAAACAAGAAAAGAAGAGGGTTATACCCTCTTCACTTCTTTGGAGTAATAGTTCATAGAGCCGTAAATGGCGTTGTTTACTTGGTTTGCTAAGGACTTCATCTGGGCGTTGCTGGTAACCTTCTTAGCTACATCGTCCCCACCTTTGACGTTTACGTTGATTGTGGATTCCACTTTCACGCTTCCCGTACCCGTAGGTGCGTTCTTCATGATATTACTAATGTTGTTAGCCCACTGCGGGTCTGTGGCGTACCCGGCTTTCTTCATCTTGTCAAGAGTTGTGTTCCCTTTACTGTAGTAGTTCTGGGCTATCCACTTCGCACCATCAATGATACCTTGCTGCTTCCCACCAAACGTCTTGGCGGAGGCGTGTGGGGAGTTATCGAAGGCACCGATACCGAACCAGTTGTTCTTATCCTTAAGGATGTTAGAAGTACCCCAACCTGTTTCTTGTGCAGCATGTGCAATCAAGTAACGAGGGTCAAGACCAGATTCCTGTCCTGCTTTCAGGAAGGCGGAACCCATACCTCTCATCATAGAACCTTCAGGAGCTTTAGACTCGATCCACTTATCGAGGTCTTCTGCTGTAAGCTTACCGTCCGTGTATCCTAAGTCTGAGTTTTTAAGATCATTAGGGTTTGCCCACTTCTGATTTCCAGAAAGAATCTTGAGTTTACCAGTGCTACCACCTACACCAGCTCCTCCTGATCCACTAGCATCTGCTCCACCTAAGCTACCCATAATACCATTCTGGAGGCGAGCTTTGTTTAGCAGCTGGTCTGCCTGATCTAGTAACGCTTCATATCTCTTGATGTTGGCTTTCTCTAGAGCAAGATTATCTGCTTTCTTATTCTCTGCTCGGTCTTTGGTGTTTGTGGTCTCTTTGTCTACCTGCTTATCAAGGTCGTTAACGATCTTTTCATCAGCGCCCTTTGCCTTCTCAGTCTCAGGTAATTCAGCAGCTTCAGCAGTTTTAGGGTCAAACATACTTCCAACCCAGCCACCCAGACTACTTCCTCCAAAGGAACCTGCGACCCCGCCGATGAGTCCTCCGATGGCGGTACCTACGACCGGGACAACGGAACCAATAGCGGCACCCGCAGCAGCACCAGCGAGACCTCCACCGATACCTCCGGCAGCGGACCCCGTTGCTTCTCCTTTCTTATCCTCCGGTGCGGCAGCAATAGAACCGACACCAGCGATAATACTCAGAGGAAGGGCAACCTTACTAAGGACTCCTCCTACTTTACCGAGAGTAGACAAGACCTTACTTCCCCCACTAGCTGCGCCAGCGGCGGCTCCTGCTCCAGCGGCACCTGCCCCGGCTCCGGCTGCTGCTTCAGCCCCAGCAGCTGCTGTTCCTGCGCCTGCTGCGGTAGCTCCGGCACCTCCAGTGATTCTGCTCCACAGTCCTCCGCTAGAAGATGATGCTCCCCCAGCAGGACCTGTGTTAGGTAACCCCCCAGCACGGGCGTAAGGGTCAGTGTAACGTCCAACTGAGCTTCTGAGTGCTCCGAAAAATCCACCACCTCCGCCACCAGTAGTTCCTCCTCCACGACCTCTACTTAGCGGACCTAAAATTGATCCCCCGGAACCCATACGACCCCCGATAGCTCCTCGTAGTAAGGAAGACATTACAAAGGAACCTGCGGCTCCTGCCGCAGCAGCTGTTAATCCAGCCAAAGCCGCAGTCGTTGTATAGATTAGTGGATTAAGCCCTGACAAGGCGGAATTTGCTTCCCGTAGTAGATTACCGTAGTCATATAGTTGTGTAGCTTGCTTCTCCGTAGTGGCTTCACTCTGGTTACTCGTTGCTTCTTTAGAATCCTGGTACTTACTGAGTCTCTCGTCAGCAGTCTTGGACCCGGTAGACTTATTAGAATCTACGTAGCCTTTCAGAGTCTCATCGGTAAGCTTACCGTCTCGGTATAATCCCATTAGTCCTTCAGTCTGTTCGGAAGTGATATCAGTACCTAAAAGGCTCCTAACAGCTTGGGCAAAGACCTCATTTTGTCCGCCTTCGGTGTCAGCTTGACTTTGTGCGTAAGCAGCAATGCTTTTAACATTATCAACATCGCTGATACCTTTTTCAAGCTGTTTACGAAGGGCGAAACGACCCTCTAAACCTTGGTACTTTGTCCCTTGCCCAAATATAAGTCTTGCCGTTGGATTGTCAATACTTTGACGGATTCCCTCGTTAAGATCAGATAAAAGCTGTCCGCCTTTTTCTCCACTTAAAGATCGTACACCTGTACTCGCAAGAACCGACTGCATCCCCATGACATTCATTACTTCATCATTGGTCATGCTACGCCCACGAGACACTCCATCTAAAAGACCTTGTAAAGCTTTTAACTGGTCTTTCTCACGACCTTCCATACCACTCTGCTTAATAGCTCCGATGAAAGCATTTTGAATGTCTTTTACTTGAGAACCGTTTACTGCTCCGGTACTGAAGGCAGTATCGAAGAAATCACGAGTAGTATCTGAATCGACACCTGTAGTCCGGCTGAATATTGCTTGGCTAGTCATGGCTGAATTTAAGTCATCCATACCTTTGTACCCGGCATTAGATAAGTAGTTGTTCTGGAATGCGAGCATCTCTTGACCACCGAACCCTAGTCGATCTTTGAGACCTGCATTTAAAGCATTATCTCGAATTGTCTCTGTCCAGTTGTCTGAATCGGTGCGCTGCCCTATGGAAACAACATCACTACGGATTCCTCGATTCAGCTGGGCGCCTTGGTGATACAAACCGCCTGCAACTCCGGCAGCAGCTCCTCCAAGTGCGAGACCGATAGCCGGTGCACGTTCATACATCATACCTAAGAAAGTGCCTCGTTCAGGTTTTACCTCTACTCCACCATCTTTAGTTACCCGCTGCTCATAGCTTTTCATATTCTGCGTGGTTCGCTGTAGAACACGGTCCAGTTCCATACGAGCCTGTATTTCTTTGTCGATGGCGTCTATCGTCTGCTGCATACCAATCTTTCTGTCGATATCCTGCTGCGTAGCATTCGCCTTTGTTTGGATTTCCTGTACTCGGTTATGTAAAGTGGTTCTCTCTTGTCCGAGACGTGCCATTGCATTTGCATTAGACTCCCGCTCAGCCCCGTACTCTTGAGTAACTGTTCTATAGTCCCGTCTGTAGTTAGAAGCCTGCTGGTACGACATGTACTTAGACGCTTCTGCTCTACGAGTAAGACTTTCTGCCCGTCTGTCTAGTTTATTGACACTTTGTATCTTTGCCTTTACCTCGTCTATCTTACTAGAAACTCCATCTGCTTCAGATGCCATGGCTTGCATGACCGACTTAGCCCGATTAAAGTTTTGAGCTCCTGTAGGGAGGTTAAACAGATCATTGGAACTGAAGACGTGTTTGAAGTTTTTAGAGGAGTTTTGCTGGAATGTAGAAAGCTCACGGAACTTTCTCAGGGTCTTGTTATACTCAGATTGTAACGCTCGCTGCTGTGATATAGCTGCTTGGCTCTGTTCAGCCATCTGCTGCTTAAGACGTTTGATCTCCCGCTCTTGCTCTTTTGTAGCTCCTTTAGGTATTGTTAACCTGCCGGATACATCTTCCATCTTCCGCTGAATCTCTGAGAGTTCTCGATCCAAAGAGCGATACAACTTTGTAAGCTGCGACATAGAGCGCATGCTTTTGTCCATGTCTTTCTGAGTGGTTGTGAAATACTCACCCATACCTCTGTTACGAACACCGTCAATCTGATCCATTAGTTTATTAATCTGTTGGAGCTTACTAACAGCTTTCGAGGTATCTGCGTCCACTCCGAATATATACTTCTCCACGTTTGCCACTGTATCATCACTCTCCCTTCAAGAATAAAAATAGGGTAGAGGCACTAAGTAACCTCTACCTCTTATATCGGGTCAAACTCGTCATCATCGTCCATGGAGTTAAACAATGCGATAGATTTGTCGATTGCGTCCTTATCTAGGGACGGTTTGTTATCGCTTAGTGCGGAATTGTTAGCCACCTCTGGTCGGTCTCGGTCATCAATAAGTTTCCTGTCTCCTCCGACCGCCTCAAGCTGCCTTGCTTTTTCCATTGCTAAAGCGATCTGCTTGTCGATATGGCGTTCAACGTCCATCTCTCTAGCAGGCTTACCGCCCTCTTCAAGATATTTGTTGTATTCCTCTAAGCTGTCAAACTTACCAGCGAGGTTCTTAAGGTCCTCTTTACGTGTAAGCATTTCAACTTGTTTAGCGATTTCGTTAGGGTCATGCCCTTCTTTAAGAACTTCCCATTTCCCGACATCTGCGTTCCATACCTCTTCTTCAAAGGATGCGTCAAAGTGCTCACTCTCGACTGTAAGTCCTTTACGAGCCAACTCTGCTTCTCTAGCATCTTCTTTAAATGAGTAGATCATCATGTCGATCTGGTCATCTGAAAGTTCTCTAAAATCTTTGTTTGTGGGTAGTACGTTGAAGGTCTTCATGATTAGCCATAGGTTCCGCATATACGGAGTTCTAGCTAACCTTTCCATGCCTCCGAGCTCTTTCAGCTCATACTCGAAAGGTCTGGGTCCACTCTATGAAGTCCTCTCCGATTTTATACGCAACATCTAAATGATATAGGTTCTCTGCTTTTAGCTCTTCCGGTACATCAATACCACATACCTCTAATGTCGCCAGTGTAGTGTATACAATTCTGTGGTACTCGTTTGAAAAGTCAAACAACCCACCTAGGTATCTTGTAGCTGTAGCATGAATGCGCCCTCGTTCAATAGCGTTAGGCATTTTGATTTTCACTGTAAAATCCCAACCAAGCTCTTCATACTTGTAATTTTTTTCAAAAACGTCATTAACACCTCGAACAATGCGGTCAATGGCTTTCTTTTGCTTTTGACGTTCCTCAACTTCACGCTGCTCCGGTGTCTTTTCCTGTTCAAAATCTTCTAAAGGGATAAACTCTTCTGACATTTTAAATTCCTCCTAAATGTATTCTCATTAATAATATAGCAGTAAATTGTTCGTCTATTTTTATTATAACATACAAAAGGCTATTACCCTTTGTATTGGTAATAGCCCCGTTTCGGTTGTGAAATTCTAGGTTCGTAATCTTTAATCTGACCTAGTAATGCATAAACTGAGTTAGTTGGGATGCCTTTCTCCTCTAATTTCTCTATGATACGAGATGTTGACAACGGAACCCCGGCTTCTTTTAGAGCAGATGCAACTACTCGGGCAACCTGTTTTACATCTCTTCGTGATTTTGTTCTAACAGAACTAGCTTTGTTGTCATGATCTCTTCTTATTTCAATATCTACAAGTTTTCCTTCTGTCTTAGCAGCCTCTACATTTGCGCTATGTAGGCTACTGTGTTTGTTAATAGCATCAAGAACACTCATCTCTTCCCCAGATACAGGGACTGTCGGAACTTGTACATTTTCACTTTCATCAAGTTCTCTTAAACGGTTTGTGATATTGTTTGCGATGTCTAAAAGTCGTGATCTCTCTTCTAGTACATGGTTTAAATATTGCTGTAACGCTGCTCTCTCATTGAATTTAGTTGTCATTTAATCTTCCCCCTAGTTACTTTGTATTAACCTTGTAACTCTATTATATTTACTAGATTACATCTCGTCAATAGTTTTTATAAAAAAAAACAGGTGCTAGGCACCTGTTAATTTAAAACCGTTACTTGTACTGTTTTACGCCCAAAGTTTTCTGCTGCACTCTGGCTAGGGATGAACACATCAATACGGTTCCCTTTAATAGCTCCACCCGTATCGGCAGCTACGGCAGTTCCGTATCCCTCAACATAAACTTTCGATCCTAATGGAATAACATTAGGGTCCACTGCAATAACTTTTAGTCCCGGGTTAGCTTTCAAGTTAACCCCTGTAGCTGTTACACCTGAACAACCTGCACAGTACGCTGTGTACGCTGTAGCTTCCACTGTAAGGGATTTACCCTCTGCCTGTGGCTTAGCGGCAACAGGTTTGCTCTGAGTGACTTTATTAACAGCCGCTGGTGTTCCTTTCAGCTTTTCGAGAAGCTGTAAGTTCTGGTTGGCTGTTCCTCTATAACCTGTAATTCCATGATCAGCAGCCAGTTCACTACGGTGGCTAAGACTTGAGTCCTCTCCACGAGCAGCTAAGAAATCCACCACACTGTATGTATTTACGGATGCGGCTGATGCGGCAGACTGTCCGGCAAAAGTCACCCCTAAAGCTGCTGCACAAGCTACGATACCCTTCTTTAAGTTCATTTAAAAACTCCTCTCTGTGTTTGCAAGGCGCCTATTAGCGCTCAATGTGAGTGATATCTGTTTTACTCACTCTACTTAATTTAGCACAAAGGACTCCATATTAGACACATGTTACAGGATTGTAAAGTAACTGTAATGTACAGAGTAAATAAAAAAGGGACCCTATAGGTCCCATAATTCTGTTTTAACCTCTGACATTTGCGGATGTCAAGAAGTAGAAACGAGCTTGCTCACTTACGATTTCCCCAACGTTAGTTGTCTCATTGTAAGTGTCGATAGAGCATCCACGATAAGCGATGATAACCTCTTGAGAGTAGTTATCGTATAGTACAATATCCATAATGTCCATCTGAAGAACTTCTTCACCCAAAGCAGCCATACCAAGGGTTGCAAGGTTTTCTTTCTTCATACGGAAACGGTCAACTGTTACGCTGCCCTCGTATCTCAGATAGACGTGTTCTTGTGGCATGATAGAACCGATCTGGTAAACCCCAGTAGTACCAAAACTACGTTCAGCAGAGATGGACTGTGCCCGGGCAATCGGTACGTTCTTGATCATGAAGTACACCGTATTAGCGGAATGTACGGACTGGTTAGTTACACTTGCCATTAAACTTCACTCCTATCATTTATTAAGTGCTTAGGGAGGCTATAACCTCCCCAGCATTGTTAATTAGGCTGTCAACTCAACATCTTCATACGTGATGTAGACGTTGATGTAATCCAATCCTTGAGCAGGTTTTACAGAGATGTTGATACGGGCTGTATTTCCTGTGATGATAACCTGAACATCGTCTGGGTTGTAATCAACGATCAAGCCGCCAACATCTTTCTGTCTGTCGAGGAAGGACTCTACTCGGTTCTTCAAGATAGAAGCAGATGTGTTACGGAGACGAGTTCCGATAAACTCTTCATCCAACACTGTACGAATCTCAGTTGTCAAGAAGTCAGAGATTTCTCCCAGAGATGTACGGTTCTGAACTGGATCACTTGCTACGTTGTAAGTAGTTGGATCACTTACGATGCGGTAGTATGATGCAGTACGAGTACGTACAAATTCTGTCATGATGATACCTGAGTTGTTCAGCTGGTCTAACTGGTCTCCTGTGAACTTCATGTCTAGAGCTTCGATGTTTACACGTTTGTATGTAAGTGGTTCACCAATGTCTAAACCGCTTGCGATACCGCCGACAAGAGCTGCATACATGTAAGCAGGGAAGTTATACACTCGACCATCAGACATTCTGCGTGTACCGGAGTTACCGATGAGGTCCACCCGAGAGTTACGAAGGTTCATCTGACGACCTCTCATGGTCTCAATAGACTCCTTGAACTTACCTCCAACGAAACCTCTTAAATGGTTACCATTGTTAGACTCGTCACGTAGGAACTGAGAGAGCTCTCCATGGATTGCTTCTTCAGCAGTTAACGGGACGATGTAGTAAGCTCCTAAGTCAGCTACTTTACTAAACAGTTCTGCCCAAGAAGCAGGTGCTGGTTCAGTCTTAGCTCCAGAGAGGTTTGTTAGAGTGAAAGATGCAGGGAGAGCTTGAGCTCGGTCTACCTCAACAGCTACGTATGTATCGTTAGACACTTGGTTGATGAGGTCAGCACCTACAGCTGTAACAACCACTTGAGATGTTTTAACATCAGTTGCAGTCAACTCATCGAGGTACTCAGTTTCGATGTTTTTGTTTCCACCAAGAGTATTCATTTTTGCTTCGAAGTCAGGAAGGTTATTGATGTCGTTAACAAGAACGTTAACATCTTGGTAAACCCCTTGACCTAGTTCGTATGTACGAAGAGGCTGTAAAGACTCAGCGTCTTCTCCTGCACTAAGTACAAGACGAGTAGCTAAATGAGTGTTTGCATCCACTTCGATTGAGATAGTAGCTTGAGCCTCTGTCCCTTTGTACTGTACGGTGAAGATATTACCGATGTTGTCGTAGACTTGCTCATAACGTTCTTTTGTGAAATACACGCTGAAACGTTTAGACTTAGTCAAGTTGTTATCGGCATATTCTACTTGAATGCTGTTCGCATCTGCTCCATACAGCTTAGAGGTTACAGTCAAACCTCCGTTTGAGAACTTAGCTTGGGTAGCGTCATCTGTACGCATAGCGTAGATTTTACCTGCACCTTGAGCTGTAGGTGATGGATTCCAAGCCATTTCAATTGCGTCTAACAGTTCCCCGCCACGGAACATTTCCCGAGCTTGAGCGTAGTTGGTAATCAAGTGTGGTACGTGTGGCTGACCGCCGTTAGCAGAGCCCATGAGTACCAGTGGTTTTTCACTAGCTACGTTTGCGGCTCCCAAGTTGCTGGAGTCAAGAAATACTTCTGTACGTGGACGCTCTCTGTCGTATCCGTAAGATTGTGCCATATTCTAATCTTCCTTTCCGATTAATTATTTTATTTTTAGATAAGCTTTAAGCTCATCCACAAATACCTGCTCATCACGCTGGTACTGACGACCATTCATGAGGGCTCTAAATCCAGCAGCTTGTACGTTACTCATACCGAATAGCGGGATGGCAGTTTTCAAGAACGTATCAACGTGGATATATGGCTTAATAGGAGTAGGTTGCTTTGGGGTAGCTTTTGCTTTCTTTGTTTCTTCTTTAACGTCTTTTTTAGACTCAGCCATTACTTTCACTCCCCTTCTACGTCTAAGTTCACGTTAATTTTGATTTCTTTTAACATGTTCATTATTGGAGTGTCTAAGTTATACGATGTTGTATAAGACACGATAGCCTCTCTCCCATACAGCAACTCAGGGGTGGCGCCATCGGTTGTACCTAATGGAATCTCCTCTATCTGACCGAATTGAAGCTTCTGGAGCAGCTGGTTACTGTGCTCTTCAGCATTGCTTCTCATCATGATGAGGATTGCTTTAACAATTAAGTCTAAGCAGCGTACAGTGTCCATATTCGTGGATACTACTAGAACTGAGTAGTGCTCAAGGGCAGTGAAACCTTTTTTAAGACCTTCTTCGTCCCCCACTTTGGCAACATAGTTCACAAGGAACGACAGCCCAATAAGAGAGGGATCATATTTAAAGTAAATCCGGTTTCCTTCGATAGTCTTATTATCGCTTCTAGCGAACTCTAGTCCTTCAACGTTATATAGATCACCTATAGGCTGCGATACCTCTAAGTACAGCCTGCGGTTACCCGGTTCATCAGACTCTGTAGCAGCTACTACAGATTCCTCTTTATACAGGTTCCCTTCTTTGAAATCGTAGGTGTCTTCCATGTTACCCAAGCTAGGCTGAGATTCTTGCCCTTCTCGAAGACCAATATAAATGGCTCCTCTTTGGGACTGTTTATCCTGCGGCATAGTGTAGACAATCGGAATTTCCCACCTACGGTCCCCAGTAAATCTCTCGATAAAACTGGTGGAGACTTCCGGCTGCACTTCTTTTAATATTTCCTCTATAATATAGCGGTTCGATAGGATAATTTCTAACTTCTCCGCTATTTCCTTATACAAATATGTATCAATACTTGGGAGAGCCATACAGTACCTCCTTTAGTTGTTCTTCATCTGCCATCTTATAAGCCTATCAACGTTCTTGATAAACGTTTTCGAAGTGTCGGCTTCGTTAACCTTACCTCTATTAATAATCCAGCTGTTAGCCGGGGACTTGTCAGAAACTGTACGGTAGGACACATAGGAGTGTCTATTCTTACCCACACGCTCTTTTGTAATGTTTTTAGACCTTGGGTTGTAATTGAGCATTGTAGAATCTGAAATTTGTCGTCTATCATATAGGTAATCTGTGATAACAGTTTTCTTCGTGTTAGGTCGAGTATTAACGGACCTTAGTTGGTCATACATCTTTCTTGACATGTTTCGAGTCTTACGGGTGATCGGAACAGTGAGATACCATCCCCCACCTTTTTTCATCTTCTTCTTAGAACTCTTAGCAAAGAACGGCTTTAAGTCGATAACACCCAGCTTACGAAGCCTGTTTTCCGTTACCTCTAGATACTTAGGCTTCCGGGTTACAGAAACATCATTAGGCTGTGCGTTACGTACTGCTTCCTCACCTGCTGAAAGGGTTCTCTGTATCAGCGCATTACCGAAGTTGCTCATGGCTTTCTGAGTTGCTGCCTTGCTCTGGAACATCTTCGGTCTAATCGACTTTCTGCCTCGTGCCATTAGGAACCACCGTACCCTGAGAAGAATCCATTCAGACCATCTAGTTTAGCTTGACGTTTAGGTTCTATCATCTCTGTTACCTGAGTATCATTAACGCCAAGATCAAATGCCTCTTTGTCAATAAAACAGTCCTCACGTTTTAGAAGAAGCTTCTGCTGCATGCGTAGTAGGTTTCCCGCTAGGTCTCGTTGGTATCTATGCTCTTTTAATAAATCTGCCACAAGGTATCGCAGGGTGGTCAAGATATTAATTGATACGTTCTTACCTAAAAGGTGACTCTTAGGTATAAACAGATTGTTTTTGCTATCGAACTCGTAATCTTCACCCTCAGTAAGCTCCCCGTCTAGAGTGACAGCGTATTCGATCTGGTGAACGTCATACACCATGTAAAACCCATTTTTAACTCGATGATCAGTCACGTTAAAAATAAAGGATTGACTCACCAGAGCCCCAGTGATAGTGATCCTATCCCGGAAAGCTAGTCGGATTTCTCGGTCCGCTGGAGTACCAATAGCGGTACCAAAGTCCAGAAGCCCTAGATCGCCATTAAACACTCCTTTTTCTTCTGATTGGATGAGGATATCGAAGTCCCGGGGAGGGAGGAACGCTATGCCTCTACCCTTACAGTGATGGCAAGCTTGATCCGGCTGTCTTGTGTCCTTACGTCTACACGGACATAAATAAGACTTCTCCCATTTAGCGGGAGTAGACATACTTTTAAAACCTGTGTCGTGAACGTCCGCTTTAAAATACGCTGTAGATGTAGTAGGCAGTATTGCTGGTCTTTCAGACATGTATTATCCCTCCCTTAAATGAGACCTAAGTTTACTCCGTAGTAAGCTTTAAGACCTGCTACAAGCCCCTCAATATCTTCGTTGAGCTGCACGATATCTGCGGAAGCTCCACCGTACATAGCACTCTGAGTTGTATCAATACTCTGAGAAATACCGTCCATCTGAATGGACATGTTTGCGATACCTGCTCCAAGGATTAAACGACCCCATTGCTCGAATACTTCTTTAAGTGCCATTTTGATAACGAGGTTCCATAAATCCGGGTGCATCTCTAATGGAGCAGTAACACCTCTACGTTTAGGTGGAAGCATTCCAGCTATGTATGTGACATGGAACATCTGAGGTGCATAATTGCTTCCAACTGTATAAGGTAGCCCTGAAATCATTGGGTAGCTGGAATATGCTTGGACAAGGGACAGATTGTTTTGTCCTCCCGATAATGCCGTGTTTGGAAGCATTTGGACATGTCCTGCTAGGTTGTTAACTCTCCACCATCTCGCCGGGTACTTGTAAATGGTGTTCCCTCCATATTCCAACCTCACATCTTCTAGTTGTAAAATTGGCTTTGAATGTGTGTGGATGTACATATAGCTCTGGTAATCGTTACGGTAGAAGTCGTGATGCTCTGTTAGAATACGAGGGAGGATAACGATGTCTAGTCGTTTCTCAGCCTGAGCGATAGCAGCTTCAATCTTGGACTCGTAGAACGCATCAGGAAGGTATTCACCAGTACGAGGGTCAGTAACGTCCATACCGAAATGGTTTGCTTTAACCGCATCAACCGTGAACCCGTAGTCTGCAAGAGTATACTTATCAACGTCCTCTGGTTTGATGTGCTCAGGATTATTGTGATCGTAAGGATACCCTGAGTTCTCATTCGTGAACATCATTTCCATCCCTCAACTTTCTAAATTGTTATTCTTTCGCTTTCTTATTTTTAGCAGCTGGTTTCTTTTCTTTAGCCTTATCCTCGGATGAGGCTTCTTCTTTTGCTTTAGGGGATTTCTTCTCTACAACTTCAAACCCGTTAAACTGAGCGAATACTTTCTCCTGTTCCGGTTTAAGGTCTTTCGACTCCCCTTTTTCATTGAAGGTGATGTTTCCGAACTCTGTAGCTACTACCTTTCCTGCAAGTGACTTGTTTACCAACATGTATAAAACACTCCTTATCTGATTTTAAATAAAAAGGGAGCAGATAGTTTGTCTGCTCCCTATTAATTTTTGACTATTCAGTTTTCATCGGTTAAGCTGTTATTAACCGACTTTTACGTCAGCTGCGATAGCTGGGATGTACTTAACGTTCTTGATATGTACCCATTTCTTAGGAGCGTACAGAGCAAGAGCGCCGTACCATAATACTGAGAACGTTACAGTAGCGTTCATTTGAGCCAATGGTAACTTCATCATTGGAAGAAGCTCAAGCAAGCTAAGAACTTGTGGGCTCATTTCTCCAAGGAAGACATCAGTTGTCTCAGGGATACTGTCGTTAACATCTGTAAAGACGATTTGGTTGTTAACCATCTTAGATGCAGGTACACGAGCGATCAAGAAGTAATGACCAGTAGTAGCACCTTTACGGTATACTGAGATGAACTGTGGCTGCGCTTGATACATTGGTTGAAGAGTTACAGTCAACTCTACAGCGTCTGTAGCGTTTGTGATAGCCGCAGTAACCTCTTGAGAAGCAACAGATTCAGCTTCGTCAGAAGAAACAACAACTTTGTAAGCAAGAGTAGTTTGCTTGTTAGCAACTTCGTTCTCAAACTTACCACCTGCACCAGTTTTAACGGCTGCCGCTACATTTTGTGGAGGTAGTGGAGCGTTTTGTGCTGGTAGGACATCTTCCATAAGGATGTTATCGTTCTCCATGATAGTAGAGCCATGAAGGTTGATAGCGCCTCGTGTAGACAAGAATTGGTTTACAGCGAAACCAGTTGCGAATCCGCCAGAAGAAGCAGGTTGCAGTACACGCTGACGATCAAGAAGGTTGTTTGTGAAGTCAGCCATTACACCGATAGGCATGAACGCATCTGTAGCTCGACCATAACCTTTACCGACTACGATAGCCGCAGTGTTAAGGATAGCTTCAGAAAGGCTTTGCCCACGAATGTCTAACACGTTAGAACCTTGGTCGATCAACTTAGCAAGTCCATCGAACTCAATACCGTTTTGCGGATCAAGGTCTGCTGATAAGCTTGCGTCACCGTAGAAAATTGCCCACTCGATTGATTTTGCGATAACTGCAATCGCATCTTCAGTCAAGATAGTCATTGGATCAGCGATGTTGTTCACAAGGCTTGCAGCGATAGATTGTTGCTTAGTATCACTTAAGAATTTCATTTGTACGGTTTTTTGACGGATGTTAGGATCGTTGATAGAAGCTACTCCTACCTCACGAACGAAACGGCTGTGACCAGTACGACCGTGTTGGTTGAACTGAGCATATTTGACAACTGTGCTGTCTACTTGTTTCTTGTTAATCATTGGGTAGATTGTGAAGTCGCTGTTGTTAAATGCTAACATTTTGACTTCGTTGTCAAGGAACTCACGTCTTAAAGCTGCTGCATCCTGTTGAGTGTCTGGTGTAATACCGTAACCAGTTGTAAATGACTTCGACATTGTTTCAAGAACTTGTTCAGCTACTGCTGGAAGCTTGCGTTGAACTTTCTCTTGATTCTTTTCAAGATTGTTTCCGTTCATTTATGTATCTTCCCTTCTAAAAGTTTTATTTTAAATTAGTGGATCGCAAATTCATGATGATAGATAGTGGGAGCTAGGAGGAGGAACTCCCACTACCAAAAACCCCTGTTAGGTGTTCATGACCTTAATATAGCACTTTGTACTGATTTTTCTTAATTTTCAACAATTTCTTTAAATAAAGCGATATCCGCTTGTGTTGGCTGTCCTCGTTTTACACGGTGGATAGCTTCACGGAAGCTAGATTGTTGTCCTCTATCCCACTCACTAGCATGTTGGATATAGTAATCAGTAGCTGTATCAATATGTGCATATGGGTTGAATGGCGCTTCCTCAACTTCCTCTTCTTGAGTAGCTTCAGGAACTGATACATCCCCTTCTGTGGACTTGGAGATGAAAGTCTCAGCTTTACCTTCTGACAGCTCAGGGCTGCTCTTTTCAACCTGCTCAGCCTCTTCTACCTCTTCTTTCTCCTTGTCTTCTTTGACTTCTTCATCCTCAGATTTAACTACAAGGTTCATAAGATCAGTAATGGACTTTTCGATGCTGGACAGACGACCTTCTAGTCCGTTTTGCTGCTCTTTAAGAGAAGAGAAGGATTTTACGATAGATTCAAAAGCACCAAGAATTTCAGAACCCGATACAGAAATTTCGTCAGACTCAGATTTCTTTACATCCTCGTCTTTCTTTTCTTCCTTTTTACCGTCCTTAGACTCTTTTTTCTTATCTTCCTTCTTGTCTTCTTTTTCTTCTTTCTCATCAGCTTTAGACACTGGCTCATCGTCTCCTTTATCATCCTCAGATGATTTATCTTCTTGAGGCTCATCTTCTTTAGGTTCATCTTCTGGAGACTCTTCCTCTGGTGCAGGTTGCTCAGGTGTAACTTCAACAACTTCTGGCTCTTCAGCTGGCTCTTCTTTTACAGGCTCAGAACCTTCATCAGAGACTTTACCTGCTACAGGTTCCACTGTCAGACCGTCTTCAGCTAACTTGCTTTCTGCGTCAGCTGCCTCTTCAGACTTAGAAACTTGTTCATTCATTTTTTCTAAATCTTCTGTCAACTTAGAAAATGATTGTTTACCCATTCGTTGTTTCTCCTTTCTTATTTCCATTATCGTTTTGCTGCATTAGTTGATCAATCTTAGATACAGCCTCATTACGAGAATATCCTTTGAACAACTGAAGGAACATTACGGCACTCTCAGGGGTGTATCGGTCCATCGAGTCTAAGTAATCGCCGACCTCTTTCCACAGCTTGTCAAAGTCTTCAGGATCACCTAAAGCTTTATAAGCCCACGAGAGGTTATATAAGCTTCTTGCAAAAGACTCAGCTCTTAGTGCGGCTCCATCTACTTGAGTCTCCGGGGAAATACCGTGACCAGTTAAGAAGCTCTTCATAAAGGCTTCCCAAGTAGCGTTAGGGTTAGCTGGGCTAGTAGTTACAGCAACGTTTGTTATGTATGTACTCTTGATGATTCTAGGATCATTTTTGTCTCTCTCTTTGGCATAGCCTTCGATTGAGAATCCTAGTGTTCGGTTTATCCCTGACTTTTCAATGTTGGAAGCAAGTTCCCATACCTTCTTAGCATACGGATTGTTTTTGTAGAGTTTAGCTTCCAAGTACAGACCGACATCAGGGTCTACGTATGTACCATCTGTAGGAGCTCCGATTATAAATTCTTCTCCTTGTTGGTGTTCGTAGTTGATGTAGCCATGCTGTACAAGGTGACTAATGTCAATCCCGTTAGGGTCTACAATATCATCCTGTAAGTCTAGGTGAGGAGTTGTTGCATACCCACGTAAGTACCAAGATTTCTCTGTTGAGTTTTCGTTGCTCTTCTTGATGGATTCTCCTAAGTCAATAGGAACAAATAGGTCAACTCTTCCGGGTAAAGTTTTCAGGGCTACTTCCTCCCTTCTATGATATCACATATTGTGTATTACACTGTGTGACACAGCCATGTTACTTCTGATAATATAGCAGATACACTACTTTGTTCATAAATTTTACAGGAGGCTGCTCAAAGCAACCCTCCTGTTATACTTCCCAGTCGTTAATCGGACTACCGTCATCCTTCTTACCGCCTTGAGGGGTAGAGTTAGTGTTGTTCTCCGCTTTTAGCTGTCCGTCCTTACCTACGTCTTTGTTATAGGTGTCCTTACCATTAACGTTATCAAGGTTCCCGTTGTATCCTGACTGCTGTGCTACGAACTGGTGCATCTCCATCTGACGTTGATGCTCAATTTGTTTTTCTTGTAGGAGCTGACCTAGTCGCTGTACGTGAACTCCGGCGAGAGTAACGTCTCCGCCTTCGATTTCAGGGTAACCAAGCTCTGCACGAACGTCATTGATAGTAAGACCGATTGCTGCTTTAGCTTTGAGAATATCAATGATCTCAGCCTCAGTTTTGGAGTCTCCTCCGACAAAGTTAAATACATATTTCTCTCCAAATTGAGATACTATGTACTTATTTACTGCATCCTCAATAAACTTGAGCAGCGGCTCCAGACCTTTGTCTTTAGAACTACGGTGTTTCTCCGCTGTGCTACTTTCATTCAAAGTGTTACCTGAATGCCCAGTAGCTCCTCCTCTGTTAGGGAAGTTGATCTCCGAGGGGTCGATAGAGAAAATGGAACAGATAACGTTAATTAAGTAGTTAAGCCATTTCTCAAATTCCATGTCTTTAGAGGACTGAGTCATATTAACGAAGTTTACATCCTCTGCTGTGATGACAGGGATTTTCCAAGCACCGTTAATGCCACTAAACATAGATGTCCATTCCCGTCTGAAATTGGAAAGTGCTTGATGTGACTGTTCTTGTCCGGTTTTAATATGTAGGAGACCTCTTGTTGTCCCACCTTGAGCAAAGAAACGGGCATTAAACACCTCAGTGTTTTCATGGTACTGCAAGTGGTTTAATGCAATCTCAAGTTCAGGGTACCCATACCGACCTACAGTGATATCAGTACGAGGATTATGTACTTCCCAAGCCATTTCGTTAGCTTTAAACTCCGCTACTTTCTGTCTGTCTAGAATCTGAACGTACTTATAAGCATTCTTTCCTTTACGCTCTCTCCCTTTATCATCGACAGCAACGTAGATGGTGGAGGCATCGACAGCTTTGAAACTCTCTAACTTTCCAGTAGCCTTGTCGTAAATAAGCTCAAAATTGATCTTATCGTATGTAAGCCTATCTCGGATAATTTTCTTGACGAACGTTCTAAATGTATCTCTGGTAAAGTCCTTTTTATCTACTCCAGTATGTTCTAAGAAGTCCTCAATCTCTTTCATCCGCTTCTTATCATGAGTTGAAGGAGTCTCCAGTGGGTCTTTCAATCGGACCTCATAACCGATGCCTCTGTCACTGAACCGGGCAGGCGTGCAAAATAAGGACACTTGATTCACCCGGGTGTTAATAATTGCGTTAAGGATGATGTTCTTTCGTGACCATAGCTTTAATACTTCGAGTAGATTATGTGTCCCTGATGTAGAGGGCGCCTCTTTATAATCCGGGTTCATAGAGAAGCTACCTCCCACTAGAGGCTCCTCATAAGCTTTAGCGGACCCTTTACGTTGGCTCTTTTCAAGCGCATCCTGCTCGATCTGGCGGACAGCTATGGAGAAATCATCGTCAACTTGGGTAGTCTTCTGGATTTCTTCCTGACCGCTTATGCGATTGATCCAGTCCATTACTTTCATTTCCTTATCACTTCCATCCTATTTATGACTTTCGATTGTTACCAGATACTCCGCAGAGCCTAACTGAAAGTGCCTCTGCTCACTGTTCTCTGAATATTTAAAAACCTTTCTGCTGTTCTCTACATTGCTGTAGCTATCTGTGATGAGGTTGCCGTCTCTACCGATGAGAAGAACGTTTTCATCATCAAGCACGTCAACTATAAGTCGTTTCTCTCCGTCCACTACGGAATATACAAACACGTTCTCTCCGTCAATGGATCGGTAGTAGCTAACCACTTCTATCCAGTTGGTGCTGCCTACAGCTCTTTTAGCTTCCGTCCACTTATTGTCTTGGCTGAAAGATGCCATGGCTGCCTCCTTATATGTATAATATAGAACTATTGAGTCTCTATTTTAATTATACCATATAGACCTCTCCCAGCAGCTGCACAGTCACATACGTAATAATATAAGGGAACGCAAAAAAGACTCCGTAGATTACTTACGGAGTCTCAAAAAGGAGATAATGCACAGTGTTCAATGGGTAAGGAGTGATTCGAACACTCTAACCCCGAAGGGAGCAGATTTACAGTCTGCCGTAACTCTCCAACGTTACCGCTCACCCTTATTAATGGCGAAGGACCCACCTCTTCTTCCTATCATCGCCTCACTTCCCTCATCTGCGGCAACTGTTGGGAAAGTGCCCTCACCATCTGTCACCTGTCTGTAGAGGTCTTTCACCTCGAATGTTCTCCCCGCAGAGAACGAGACAGTCCGATATGGTTACTTAACGGCTCCAACGGGATTCGAACCCATGCTACCCACGTGACAGGCGGGCGTGTTAACCGCTGCACTATGGAGCCAAGAACGCTTCTAGAGCCTGCTCCGTCCCTACCACCCGAAACAAGGAGCTGAAGCTTTTTAGGAGGTGTCGGTGTGGGACCCTGCTAAGCTCTAAAAACGTGTACTGCCGAGGCTGGGATCGAACCAACGATAGCGAGTTCAAAGCCCGCTGCCTTACCACTTGGCTACTCGGCAAAATATTGTAGCGGGACCGGGGAATCGAACCCCGTCACTCAGCATATACCCGGGGTACCTACTGAGTTGATATCATCCTCACCCCGCATGTTTGGTCAGGGGATTTAAGACTCTTTTAAGGTTTTCACCTCCCCTGGGAAACGCTCCTTTTTTCCACTGCCCGTGTATACCCGAAACAGCTTCCATGGATCGCAGCTACCCGTTATGCGCCGGAGATAATAAAATAATATCCACTCCCACATGGATACAGCCCTTGACCCTCACATAGCTTCTAGCTACTCCCTTAGCTGCTCACACACTCCATCTATAACAGTGTGCCACCAATAGATTTTTTGACCGCATAATAAGCTGATTGCTTATAAGGGCATTATACGTGTGGGCTAGGATTTGCACCTAGCATGTACGGGTAAATTTGTCCCAGCCCTCTGTATCACGTTCATGACCGTGCCCGTACCGAGGGTTATTGCGTCTACCTTTTCCGCCACCACACAGTCGTCCGGGCTAACCCCGAACCCTACTAACGTATTAGCCTAGTGAATAAACTCTGCTTTTCTGGACCGAGGAATCTAACCTCGTTTATCAGACCCTTAACCGGTATAGATACTGACAAATTATACATCGTCCAGCGAGCTATAACGTCCTACCGTGGTCCGCATTGTTAAGAGGCGTGTAGGCTCTGTTGTACACATGAGTAGTACGTATGAAGCCGGAAAAACGACCTCAGAATTGAAGTAGTTTCATGGTCCACCTACTCTGCGTTTGGATACCCTAACCCAACGTCAAGTACCCTGCCATTAAAGACTGCTGCTCCCAAAACGAACAGCCACGGTTCCCAATGAAATTAAATCTTGTCTAGAAAATCTACTGTAAAGTCAGGATGGAGGACACCTGAGTCGCCTTCATTGAGCTCATAGTACAGCCCCTTGGCATAGGCGTCTACATCTGGCAAGTAGAAAATAAGTGCGTGTGTATTAACGGAGTAGGCAGGTGCGTCTGGTACAGGCACGTCTTCCACCAATTCTGCAACAATAGTTTGTGTCTCAGTGGCACCAGTACCCTTATAGTTCAGTGCAATTTGAAGAGGGTTCCCTCTAGTACCTCGATACCTACGATTCTCTATAGGATCAACATAAGCATCAGCAGTTACTGTCTGTCCGTTATAATTGAAGACGTAAATTGCTTCCTTTTTCATGCAATCACCTCCTCATTATAAGGTTAACTGTCCCAGCTGGGCTCGAACCAGCAACCTTCCGATTAACAGTCGGGCGCTCTACCATTGAGCTATGGGACAATGATTAAGTGGTTTTTAGCCTTTAGCCTTATCCATCGTATCCGGTGTCGATCGTACCACCTTTACGGTAGGAAAAGCGTATTCAGCTGAGGAGACCAATACCTCGACTTTGTCACCTATAGTTAAAGAGCCATACTTGAAAAAGTCTAAAAGCAGATGCTCATTGAACACACAAGCTGAAAAGGGGGAGGAGGCGACAATGGAAATGGACAGAGACGCCGCTTGTGTGCTCAATGAAAACCTACTTAGTTTACGGATAGGAGAGGATTCGAACCTCCGCTAGACCTCAGCCTACTATCTGGTTAGCAACCAGACCCCTTTACCGCTTGGATACCTATCCATGATTTAAAAAGAAGCTCCAAGGAAAAAACAAGGAGAGGAACAAAAAACCTTGGAGCGGGTTGAGACCACGAGTTCACCAGTTGAACTAGTCAGTCTCAGCACATCGAGTTCGCCGTTGAACTAGACGGTGTATTACTATTATAACACATATTCGTGTTTTTTAAACGTTACAGAGTAAATATTTTCATTTTTTTTTGACCGTCTGTACCACCTGACAATGAAACCGATCAGGAGGTAGTCTCAGCATCAAGTGGTTCAGGGGTCAAAATACGGTGTGTATTTGTAGGCTTCCTTAACCTTAACTATACTATAACATACTCTGTAACTCCTGACAAGTGTTTGGGATAACTTTTTTCATTTTTTTTTTCGCTGCTCGATCTCTACGTATTTCCATTTTCTTACAGCCTATATCATTATAATACTAAGTATTAAAAATAACTTTAATAATATATAGAATATATAAATATATAAATACAGAACCCCTTAAAATAAAATATGACAAAAAGTATCTAAAAGATGTCAGAAAGCCTTATGTATCAAGGGATTAAAATAGGACATAACATATTTAAGGGCTAATATGTCAGTAAGGTTTTGTATCTCAGAAGGTAATGCCTATTTTAAATCCTTACCTGACAAAAGGGAGTTAATTATGTCAGTTTTAAAAATGCCTATTTTATTTTAACTCCTCCCTGTTTATTATTTAATAACACTTATTAGTAATAATAAATATATTAAATACAGGAGGGATAAAAATAAAATAGGACAAAACCAATGTCAGTATGGTTTACAAACCTTGATACAGCAGTAATTAAAATATGACAAGAATAATCTAGAGTCAGTTACATAAAATAATTTTATAAAACGTGTTGACTTTCAATCAATACCATGATACGATGTAGTCAACAACAAAACAGACACAAAATACTCAAAGGAGGAAAAGGAATTGACACAGACAAAAATTAAAACATCTAAAGGAGATAACAACATGAGTAAAGGAAAAGTGATTAAACGTTTACGGAAGCACAGATTAGATCATGGGTACACCATTTACAGCTTAGCTGCTAAGCTAGGGGTCAACTTCTCCACAATCAGCTACTGGGAAACTGGAGAGAAGTTCCCTAGAAGACAGAAACTTGAGGAGTTAGAGGATTTGTTTAATGTAGGTTACCGGGAGTTGTTTAAGGACCTTACTGAAGAGGAAATTTTAGAATTAGAAAAATTTAAAGATGTCAACAACAAAAGGGTGGATGAATGATGGAGAAGAACGGCAATAAATCTGTAAAGTCAGGAGTAATTGTAAAACGGTCCAAAGCTCCTGATAGCTCTTATGAAGCGACAGAGGCTAGGATATCCGAAAGTATGCAGAAATATCAGGAAGGTTTAAAGGTACTAGCAGAGTTAATTAGGAAATCAAAGATGATACAAACACGCACCAGAGATCAGTTGATGCCTAAATGTATTAAAGTACAGGGTGAGCCTTTAAAACCTTGTAAACCGCTTACACACCCTCCAGAAAACCCTGTAGAAAAAGTAATAAGGGAGAGAAGAGAAAAAGAAATCAGGGACTATGAACTACACATTCTGCGGCAGCTTGAGGAGGACAACTGATATGGGCTACACCAAACAGTCAGAAACACCTACAGAGAAGCACCGAGATGCAGTAATAGAGCATATCGAGTACCTACTTGAACTGGCACCTCACAGCAAGCATTCAGAGTATGTAACTATGCAAATGCTAAGGACCTTAAAAGACATGGCAGGCTACGTATATAATCGCCAGATTGAGAATGAACACCGAGACAGACAGTACCAAGCTGCGGAAAATGCTATGAATGAGATTTATACAGACCCGGATATGTGGTGAACAAAAAGAAGACCAGCTCAGCTGGTCTTTTATGCTGTAATAAGTTTTACACTGACGATGAACGCCGGGTTGATAAAATAACCTGTACCTTCTGCGAAAGTCGAATCAGGATACACTGTTAGTAGAGGACCTCTGCTTCCTCTCAGATAGTTCCCAATAAAGGAGTCTACCGGAATAAACACACCTAGTTCCTTTAATGCAGAAGCAGGTACATACACCTTGGTCCCATCAAACATTCCCAGTTCTAAACCTTTAAGGTTATCCATAAGTATTGCCCCTTTCTGTGTTTAATTATTTACCACCCATTGTGCTGAAGATGTAGGTGATAAGTCCCCCAAGAAAAGCCATGAGCATATTCTCGATCAGAGTTCGCTGCTTGTCATTGGTTTTGACATCCTTCTGTTCAAGCAGTTCAACCTCTTTCTGTAGTTTCTCAACTATGTAGTACAGGTGGGACTGCTTTTCCGCTTGGATAGCTACTTCCTTATCAAGGGACTGCACAATGTTCTTAAGCTCATCAACTACTCTTTCAAGCTCGGTCTGGTTTATTTCTTGATTTTGAAGCACTGCTTCGATTGCCTGTAACTTTTGGATAAGCTCATTGTTTTGGTAAGTCACTAAAACCCCCACCTTCCTTTATTTGTCAAATAGCTTAGTCCCCTTCTGACTCCCATCAGTAAGTTTCGTGCTATAGTTCTCTAAAAAATCCTTTAAAACCTGCATGCTGCGTTCATCAGATAAGCTGCTGTAATTAGTCTCCGCATTGATCTTGAAGTACGCCTTCCCATGCTCTTTCAAGTCTAGCTCGATTGTAATACACCCATTGGGATCATCGGTCTTCTGGTACATGAACGTGAAGTCGATCAGTAGACCTAATGACAGCAGCCTGTGAATTGTATACACATGGAATAGTGATCTTTCACTGTTTACAATACTGCTTACTAAGTCCCTAAACTCGACCTTTATCGTACTGTGGTACTTATTCTCCGTTATGTGCATCATTAGTCTCCTTTCCGCTTGCCGCTGTTATCAAAGATGTTCCCAGTAACAGGAGCAGTAGCCCATTTTTCAAAATAGTCGATTCGTACATACAATTACTAAACAATATGACATCTGATATAATGGAGGTATAGGACACTAGGATGAACAGAGATGACTTTAAAATAGGCATCCACAGTCTGCTAGTGATACCAAAATATAGAATCTGGGAAGTAATATAGGACACATAAACAATGAGCGTGTAAAATACAGCAGTTACAGTTACGGAAATTGTGAACATGTCTATCCTCTCCGGCTTGTATTCCTTACTAATATAAGACTTTGCAGTGGAATTTTCCTAATATTCACTATCCTTTATATTAGTAACATATACAAATTAAATATGGAGGTACCCTGTATGACAAAAAAGGCAAACACACTACTGGTAAAATTTATATTAAGCTTTAGTACGATTATCCTTTTGACAATCGCTGAAAGTCTGGTGTCCACACACCTGTACTCTCTAGAGCATTATAAGCTGTGGTGTGACATCGCTATAGTCTTCATTGCTGTAGGTGTCTCTGTACTTTATGACTATTTGCAGCATAGGAAGAAGAAACGAGTTCAGAAGGAACTGAAGGAGATTACAGACGTTGTTTTAAAGAAATACGACAAAAAATAACATCAAGGGAAAGAAGGTGCATCACCAATGTTCGGACTTACAGAGCAGGAGATGGATAACTACCGAGATTCAGTACAATTCTTTGCAGGGGAGTTAGCTACGAACATAATTGGCTCCAGTAAATTTTTAGCCCCGATCTACCGGGAAGGGGACTATGTAGTCCCAGACATGGATGCCTTAGAGGACTTTATTGACGATATCGAGGACATCCTGAAACCTATGACAATAAACATGGCTTATGAGTATGCCCATTTACAGTGCGAGAGCGAACTTACAGAGCCAGAAATCATTCAGAAGCTGATCGAGAAATACAAAGAGTATTTATTCTCAGAGATGTTAGATCGAGGGCTAGCCTTTACAGAGGACGTTATCAACAAAGTCCCTGTGGAGATTGTTTTAGAGCTACCGTACTTATACGTGGATGTAATCGACCCGGAACGTGCGGACGAAGATACTAAAGACACTATGCTAGAAGAAAGATTGGATGCGTATACAAAATACATAAAGGATACCTTCGTGAATTTTACTGACTCGGAAGAGGAGGAGTGAAGATGGGGGTAACTAAAAGAGAAGTTGTGGAGAAGAGACGCAGCTTGTATTCTAACTCAAGCAAACACCACGTTTTCAAAAAAGGAGACCGTAGGGTGAACTCTCCTAGACTTTGTGTAGTCTGCGGGCGCCCATTATCTTCTTTAATTATTCGTGAGAACAAGTACATCATTATTCACTCACATGTGCGTTTTAACTTAGACCCATTTAAAGTGGACATATGTGAAGATGTTAGCTCGTGCTACAGAACATTCCGACAGAAAGGGGAGCTTATAGAAGATGTCAATGGCAGATGAAATCCGTAATAAGATTAATAAAAAGAAGAAAGTATTATCTTCCGAAGAGCAGGTCCGAGAGCTGATAAACGAATCTATATCTGTGTCTCTCTTACAGTATCTGCAACGGTTACTTGCCGGAGAAATCCCTATCGACAACATGTCTGACTTGGCTCGGGTGTATGGTATCTATAAAGAGGTAAACAACATCAACGATGCGATGGAAGGACTGTCAGGACAATCTACTCTTCCTGAGATTAACATGAGGCAAGAAAGAGTCCTGAATGAAGCCGTATCAGGAGGTAAGGTGGATGTTAACGAGGAAGAAAGATTAGACGTTACAGACATGTCTACTGAGGACGTAGCTGATCTGATAAGGCAGATGGACCTAGCACAAAATAAAGCAAACGAAGAGGCGTTTTAACATGCTGGACAATATTGATGGAAAAATGATAAGTAATGTAGCAAAACAGACCTTCGGTCGGACAGACTTAACTAAGGAAGAGCTGGTGTACGTGCTTACCATGCTCCACCCCTCTTCCTACCTGTTAAAGCACCATAAAGTAAAGAACCACCCTATCACTTTCCACATAAGTGGTCAAGACTCTACAAAAGCCCAATCACATAGACCTTGGCAAGTGGATATCATCAACGATCAGCACAAGGACAAGATTGTCATTAAATCACGTCAGCTTGGTTTATCCGAGATAGGGGTAGCAGAGATGCTGCACTTTGCTGACGTAAACAGCTATGCTGGGGTAAAATGTCTGTACACATTCCCTACGAACAGGCAGATGGAAGAATTTGTAGCAACTCGTTTAGACCCAGTTTTAAACGAAGGTTACTATGCTTCTATCCTAGATACTAATGTAAACTCCCTCAAGAAAAAGAAAATAAGAAATAGTTTCCTTATTTTCCGGTCTGCTTCTAAAGGGGCGTCTGTGGAGGGGGTAGATATTGACTACCTTTCTTTAGACGAGTACGACCGTGTATCTGCTAGTGCGGAAATTTCCGCAATGGAGTCTATGTCGTCCTCTAGCTTTGGGGTAGTACGTAGATGGTCAACCCCTACAGTTCCAGACTACGGCATACATGCCCTGTTCAATCAATCTGACCAACGAGTGTATATGCACAAATGCGACCGATGTGGTCTTAGGCAGCAGCTAGACTACGAGAAAAACATTGAATGTCTAGATGAGGATGGGGTAGATGTACGAGCTAAGACAGTTAAAGAAGGAACATTCCGATTCATCTGTCAAAACTGTGGTAAACCGCTAGATAGATGGTATAACGGAGAGTGGGTTGCTAAACATCCTTCTCGTACAGAAGACGGAGGAGGTACACGAGGTTACTTGATTACTCAGATGAACGCAGTCTGGATTAGCGCGGATGAACTAAAACGTAAGGAGTTAAAAGCTAAGTCTAAGCAGCATTTTTACAACTACGTTTTAGGTCACCCATATCAAGACGTAGCGTTAGCGGTACAAGATGATGATGTATACAAAAATATCAGGGAAGACTTACCTGAGCCGTTGATGAACAGAGGAAACTACAGATTTATTTCTGTAGGTATTGACTGGGGTAAAATATCTGCCCCCCTAATCAGTAATGATTAGTGAATAAACCCTGTTAATTGCGGGGAATCCCTTAGAGCCTTAGCTACTAACATATCATGGTGACATAGATATGGGCGTTGCTAATCACAACGGTATAGTAAAAAGGTTAAGGATAGGGTAATCCGCAGCCAAGCCTCTCAAGTAGAGGAAGGTTCAACGACTAAACTTCCGGGTAACCCTACAAATGGGTAGGGCTAGAACCGGATAAGAGGTTTACGATGAGATAACCGTGTAATTGTAGACCGTAATACAGGGAACCCTACACCAAAACGTAGGGTTAAGATATAGTCTAGTCCGACTGCCTAGAGCAGTGTTAAAGTACCTCGAAAGAGGCGGTATTAACGAATAGACATTGGGTCACCATACGTGGATTCCGGGATAACGGCATGATCGACATTATTCGAGTATTCTCTGTAGAGCGTGCCCGAGGTGTTGCCAATATCGAGGCAGACCTAGAGACCATCATCAATCAGATTACTCCGTACCAACCAAACATTATTTGTGCAGATATCGGGGATTCTGGTAACTATGTAGATAAGCTCATTGCTCATTTTGGCTCTGGCGTAGTATACGGGGTAAAAGTTAACCCGAACCCTCGTTCAAATGGTCAAATTCAGCCTCAATGGTCTGAGCAGCGTAACATGGTTACAGTAGATAAGCTCACCCAGAATAAGAAGCACATCGCTGATATGAAGATGGGTCGTTTAGGATTCTTCCGCCGCAACCGGGACTTAGACCTTTACCTCTCCCATTGGAAGAACGTAGTTATCCGAGATGAAGAGGATGAGAAGACCGAGGCAATCTACCAGATCATTACGAACAAGGGCGATGATCACTATGCTCAGTCCTCCGTGTACTCTATGGTGGGTATGGAGTATATTCTTGAACCGTATATAACAGGTACTGTAGAGAATGCATTCAACTATACTACTGTACAGAACTTAGTACCACAGGCTACCGATATCTTCGGTAGGGGATATTAATACATAAAGAGGAGGGTATAATCCTCCTCTATTTTATTGACATAGTTACAGACTTATGTTATACTGACTCCAAAGGAGGTTACTGTATGGAATTTTCAAAAAGAAAAATATCACCCGAAAAAATGGAAGAACTGACGAAGAAGATGTTAGAAGTAGCGAACAAAGGTATTAAAGATTCCGAAGAAGATATACAGGATGCAATGATTACAACTCATTATCTTAAGCATATCACTAAGGTTCGTGGCTTAGAAGACGTTATCGAACGAAACGAGCAGCTGTCTAAGACATTTAGAGGTTTCTTGAACCTGTATGGGTTTGAGTCTATGTATGACATGTACTTGTATGCCCGTTCATGTGACATTATGCCAGAGGACTTAGAGAAGTCTAAAGCCTCTCAAGTTGTACCCGTAAATCGAAAAGTCATGAGAAATGGTAAAGAGTTAGAGATCACTATTTACGAGAGTATACATAAAAGCGAAGAACCTAAAGCAGACACTACAGAAAAAGAGACTCAAAGACGACATGCCCGGGAACTAAAAGGGCTGCTGAAAGGCAAGGACAAAAACTTAGATACCAAATATGTTGCTATGCTTAAATCTGTGAGCTTACCTCATGGAGACAAACCGTTTCAAGAGACCTCACAGTATTACCTAGAGCTTAAAGGAGAATCTGGCGAGCTTGAAGGGCTTATCGGCTACTCAGTTGAGGATGATTACTTGAAGATGGATTTCTACCGCAGCAACGGACAGCTTAATGGTGTAGCTACCCGAGGATTCAGTGAGCTAGTAAAGCTCGCCACAGAGATTAAAAAGGGTGTTAAAGCCGAAGACCACGTTCAGGCTCGCCCGGTATACGCTCAGTTCGGATTGGAGCAGCATGGAGATTATTGGACTGTATCTTATGAGAGCTTACCTGAGTTTAATGGGAAAGGCAGTAAGGGCGGTGAATAACACCACTTGTGTTATAATAGTTATAGCAGCTATATGTTATACCCTTATCTTAGGATTAGGGTTTCTATCTGCTGTTAAGCAAAGAAAAAGGCACGATCCCTATAAACAAGTTGTCAAACATGTCATTGATGAAATAAAAGATTTAATACATAAGGAGGAAATTGAAATGGATAAAGGAGCATACAAGAACACAAGAAGTTCAGAAATGGGGAAGAATGAGGAGTTCGAACCTGTATTAGAACGTGACTTCTCAGTTGAGGAGATGTTATATCCTAACCTAAAACTCCCGACCACCCCGGGAGAGGCTTTAAAGCAGCAGCTCAGCGGAATGAAAAAAGCACCTAATTTAACATCGTTGATTACCCGTAAGGCTACTGATGAAGAATACGAGGAGATTTTGGACCTTTTAACAGACTTGGCTAAGTTTACGTATAATCAATACAAGTTCTTCATTGCAAAGTCTCCAGATGAAACAGAACATTTGAACTTTGTCAGCGTTGTTAGTTTCTCTGAAGAAGCAAAAAATGTTCACGCAGAGATTTTTAGAAAAGGCGTAGCTTATGGTATTGATATGGTGGAGTTAAGTAGCCGTTTTGCTAAACGAGCAGCGCTTGGGAAAGTCCTCGATCTAGGTGAAGACGTTGTGATCATTACTGATGATGGTACGGGTAACCCTCCAACAGGAGTATCTCCTATTAACTCAGGTATCGAAGGTGGGGAAATCCGCTTCAACTTCTCCTTCATCAAAAAGGATAATTATGAAGCTTGGGAGAAAAAGGCGTTCCCGAAAGCTGAGGGAGAAGATCAAGGTGAGTGAGAATAGACCCACTCTGTTAAAAGGTCTGTTAGAGGCTTTTAAACTCTACAGCAAGAGGGAGACAGTAGGGAGTGTGGAAACCTCCCATGTTTCCTTCATCCCTGCTGAATCCCTTCAGGACCCGGTTATGGATACTGAGCAGTTCATTAAGGCAGCGAGAACAATTAATAAACATACTGAGTGGGGATGCCCGGTAATGGCTCGTAAAACCAAAATAGTTGGGGTAGAGGGTGTTGAGTTTGAGTTTTATTTTAATGCTTCTACAGACTTTGCGTCAATCATTACATACTTAGAAAACCGCCTCCAAGAAAGTTAAGAATTTTGGACCAACCTTTATATTAAGAAGGACAAAATAAACGGAGGTAGATACATATGGTAAAAGTTAGAAAAGACCTCGTTTCTGAAGGTGTTATCGAGAATGCCTCTTATGGGTATGGCAATCCTAAAACGTACATCGTAATCCATGAGACAGCTAACACTTCAAAAGGGGCTAATGCAGCCAGTCACGCTAAGCTGCAAAAGAACGGTAACTCTCGAAGCGCTTCTTGGCACTATACTGTAGACGAAAACGAAGCAGTCCAGTCTTTCCCGGACAATGTTAAATGCTGGCACAGCGGTGGATCATATAATAGCAATTCTATTGGTATTGAAATCTGTGTAAACTCGGACGGAGATTTCAAGAAAGCTGTTAAAAACGCTGCTGAGCTTACAAAGTCTCTAATGCAGAAATATGGCATTCCTAAATCCCACGTTATTACTCACCGTGAGGCTAGTGGGTGGAAAGATTGTCCACATAACTTACGTAGCGGAGCCAAGGGTATTACTTGGAACGACTTCTTGAAGATGCTTGATGGAAAAGCTTCTGTGGTTACTGAGCCTGCAAAACCAACTCCAGCGAAGTCTACACCATCCAAGTCTTCAGGCTCACCGGACTTTAATACTAACAGCATCGTAGACTTCATGAGCTCTGTTGGGTTAGACTCTAGCTTCTCTACTCGTAAAAAGTATGCTGATAAGTACGGTATTAAAGGCTACGAAGGTACCGCTTCCCAGAATACAAGTCTTCTGGAGAAGTTAAAAGCAGAGTATAAGAAAACGAGCTCTAAGCCTAGCACCTCTAAGCCAAAGGGAGATCAAAAAACTAACAGTATTGTGGAGTATTTAAACTCTATCGGAGTTGACTCAAGCTTCTCAAACCGCTCTAAGTTGGCAGCTGCAAATGGCATTAAAGGTTACAAAGGAACAGAGTCTCAGAACCTTGAGTTGCTTAAGAAACTGCGTGGCGGAGGCTCTACTTCCGCACCGAAGAAAGCCAAAGGGGATCAGAAGACAACAAGCCTAGTAGACTATCTTAAGTCTATTGGTGAGGCTTCTGATTTTAAAAACCGTGCTAAACTAGCTGCGGCTAAGGGAATCAAGAACTACGAAGGTACAGCCTCTCAGAATACCCAGCTCCTTAAGAAGCTTAGAGGACATTAATAAAAGGACCTGCACAACGCAGGTCTTTTTTTTTTGTATACCCTATTGACACCCTATATCCTATACTATAAAATATAGGTAAGATACAAAAAGGGAGGGGTTAGATTGGGATGGAGGAAAGAAGCTAGAGAGCATTTTCAAAATTCTTATGGCGGGTACTGTAACTACGTTCGGGAAGAAGGTCTTACACCTATGGCGTATACACGCTTTGTAGACGTGTTTGAACACGTCTTAGATAAGGACTTGACTAAGAAGGAAAGAAAGGCAGCCATGATACAGGCTACTCGGCTTGAGAGCAATCGCTAGGACCCGTATATAGTATAATAGAGATAAGAAAGGTACTATTCTGGATAAAGGAGCAGCCACTAAATGACACATAAAGAATCGTTAGACCTCAGTAAGCTGACCAAAAAAGATTTTCCATTGATTAAGAATTTGGACCGTGAACAGGAAGATATGGTGATCAAGCTTTTCAAGTCCCAAAGGGTTATTGTTGACTCTGTAGCGGGATCAGGTAAAACAACTGTACTCACACAGGCTATGAAAGTCCTCAAGGATAAAGGGTATATAGATGCGATTTATTATGTGGTATTCCCGGTACAGGAAAAATCTTTAGGGTTTTTGCCGGGCGGTGTTTCTGAAAAGATCAAAGAGTATGCTGTCCCTTTTCGACAGGCGCTAGTAGAAGCGGGGGAGAACCCGCAGACCATTGATTTAGAGATGATGTGTGATGAGTTTATCGGCGGTGACTACAAAGTTATGCCACATACGTTCTTACGTGGAAGAACGATGGACCGGGTTGGGATTATTATTGACGAAGCACAGAATGGTACCGTAGACGAGATCAGAAAGACATTGACCCGGATTAAAGACAGCTGCTACGTAGGTTTAGCAGGTCACAACGGTCAGATAGATATTTCTAAAGGGAACTCTGGATTCTCTGCTTTTATTCATCACTTTAAGCGAGGAAAAGAGACCGGAATTTTTACAGAGATCGAGTTCGCTGAATTGACAACAAACTACCGAGGTAAATTTAGCTCATTCAGTGACGAGATCGGGATGTACTAGACAAATTAGGAGGAAAACATATGAAATTAGATCGAAAAACACTAGAGCTATTCTTCTGGGCACAGGTTGCCGCAGAGGAGGTATCAGATTGCCTTAATACAGAGTCTTTTCAGCTCACAGTTACGGACGATGAGTTTATTAAGAAAGTTCAAAAAATGAAACAGAGCGCAGATGAACTTCTAGCTGCTGTAGAAGAGAAGGACCCTAATCTAGATTTAGAAACAACAACACTACCTTCAGTAGACGGGCTATTTGAAGGGGAGCCGATCACTGACTATGTAGGAGCCCGATTAGAAATGATTTACGGTAACGATAGTCCAGAGAACCTCAATCGTATGGTCACAGCTGCATTAAAGCTAAAGGAAGAGCAGGAGGCGCCTACAGGAGAAGACCTACTCATGCGGGTTAGAAGCGTAGATGAGCTGTTTACATATGAGATCAATGATCTGCTTATTGCGATTGAGAATGACTTAGGGGCTAAGCAGGACTATTCCCTTAGTGACTTAGACTTGATTCGGTTCTATCTTGAGCACTTACCTTCCAACAGTAAGTTTGACATCGAAGAGATGTCAGATGCTGAGGTAGCTCGTGAGTGGAGTCGCATTATGTCTAACAAGAAGAACTAAAAGTTAAGCAGTCAAGCTCATTGGCTGCTTCTTTTGTGTATAATACATTAAAAATACAGGAGGAGTTATAGATGACAAAAGTTTTCTTCGATCTTGAGTTCACGGGGTTAAATAGAGGGACCACACCTATTAGTTTAGGTATGGCGGCTGATGATGGGAAGACATTGTACTGTGAGTTTACAGACTACGACCAATCTCAAGTAGACGACTGGATCAAACAGAATGTAATACAGCATCTTGTCCTACACTTTACGCTTGCTCCCCATCTTGGAGAGACATTCAGCCATGAAGTAGGAGATGCCACAGTTGCTAGAGGGTCATCCTCATTCCTATCCAGAGTTGTTCGTGGCTGGGTTGCTCAGTTTGACAAGGTAGAATTTTGGGGAGACACGCTGTATTACGATGCGATCCTTTTAAATGACTTGCTTGGTGGAGCTTTAAACTTACCTGATAACGTTTGCATGTACTATGGGGATATCGCCACTTTGTTTAAAATCCATGGTATAGACCCAGACATTAACCGGGAGTCCTTTATTGACACTCCAATTAGTGGAGATCGCCATAACGCCCTATACGATGCACGAGTTATAGAGGCTTGTTATGAAAAATTATACCGGAATAGAGACAAATATCCTCTGGTATTTTAAAATATGCTTAAAAATTATCGACAAATATATTGACAATATGTTATAGCCAGCATATACTGATGTTACAGGCTGGTGGTAAGGAGGTTTGAATGCTTTATATAGGCTTCACTATACTATGGATTATACATCTTTTATGGGTAGCTTTTTGTATCTGTGGAGGTATGAAATGCTTCTACGATTACTACTTGTTTAGATACAGTATAGACATTTACTTAGGGCTGATGTTCTTGGTCTACGCTGGAGTAGCTGTTTATGATGGTATGCTAAGTGTGCAGCTGTTTCTAAGTTACTTATAAGGACCTTACCCGCTAGATAGATAAACTAAACATAAACTTGCAAAAAAAAAGGAGAGGAACTAAATGGATGACCGTAAATTAAGCTTTAAGGCAGTTGTTGGATCGTATAACTACAATCTAGCTACCCCGGACTCAGACGTAGATCAGCTGCACTTTGTATTTCCTACTTTTGATGACCTGTATAACGGTGTTCAAATTAAGGGGGTATCCACCTCTAAACAGGAGGATGTAGCGATTCACGATGTTAGAAAACTGGCAGATTACCTGTGTAAGGGCAGCCCGAATTTTATCGAAACACTTTTCTCCGTAAGAACATATCAGAAAGACGGTCTGTACGGTCAGCTGCTAGCTATGAAATCCCAGATCACTACACTAAATTTACCGAATTTTTATAATGCGTGTCGAGGAATGTTCCGACAGCAGCATGCTAAAGCAGAGGTAGCGTTGTTCAATAAGGAATTAGATTATAAAGAAACTGGCAAGCATATCGCTTCAGCGATGCGTATTGCTAACCTTCTGCTTAAGTTCCATAAATCAGGGTTTAACAACTACGAAGCGGCACTGTGGTACGATTCTGGAACCATTGCTCAGGAGACATTAGTAGGTTTGAAATCGGGTAAAGCTGATTTTTTAACTCTAAGAGACTATGTAGAGCATCTGGATGGGTTAGATGGAGATATCAACGAGCTAGGGGACGACTACCGAAAACAGAAAGTAGACACGGATACAGCACAAGAAGTTCAAGACCTTGTTAGGGTATACGTAGAGAAAAATATTAGAAGAGAACTTAAGAGGGGGAACTAATATGTACCACGTAGACACAGAGTATTTTAATTTAGTTAAAAAAATTATGGACGAAGGAACCTTTAAGGATGATCGTACAGGTACTGGTACACTAAGCTTGTTTGGTCCGCAAATGGAGTTTGACTTATCTAAAGGTTTCCCTCTGCTGACAACGAAGAAACTTCCTTTTAGGATCATTGCCGAGGAGCTTTTCTGGTTCATCAAAGGAGATACGGACCTAAAGACGCTGCTGGACAAAAACATCAACATCTGGACAGACGATGCTTATAGATACTATTTAGATAACCATAATAAAGAGGATTCTGGAGAACCTCTTACTAAAGAAAGATTTGTAGAAATGACGAAGCTTACAGGATTTAAACTAGGACCGATTTACGGTCGTCAATGGCGCAGCTGGGGTGGTGTAGTTAACATCGAGGGAGACCTCGGATACCAGCGGCAATACGATCAGCTACAGGACGTGATTAAACAGATTAAAACTAACCCAGACAGCCGCCGACACATTGTATCTGCGTGGAACGTAGGAGACTTAGAGTACATGGCTCTACCACCTTGTCATGTCCTATTCCAGTTCTACGTAGTCAACGGTACCTTGAGCTGTAAGTTATATATGAGATCAAATGATATTTTCTTAGGTGCCCCTTTTAACATAGCAAGTTATGCACTACTAACCCACATCATTGCTAAGATGACGGGATTGAAAGTAGGGAAGCTCATCTACTCGGTAGGGGACGCCCATATCTATGTTAACCACCTAGACCTACTTAAGAGTCAGATGGAGAGAGAACCTAGAGAGATGCCACAACTAGAAGTCAAGACTGTACATGAGAACATCGAAGACTATACCCTTGACGACATTATATTAACTGGATATGACGCACACCCTACGATTAAGGGAAAATTAAGCACCGGGCTGAAAGAGGAGGATAATAAATGAGAGCTACACCAATTGCTATTTGTGGGGAGACACGGACAGGTAAAAGTACGGCAGCTAAGTATCTCATAGATAAGCTAAAAATGGTGCCTTTCTCTTTTGGTGCCGAGCTTAAGAAGGGTTTCCATAAAGAATATCCTCATATCCTTACCAACCCTAAGCCTGTAAAGGGGTATAGGCTATATGGGGAGTTAAAGAGATATGTCGAAGGAAATGATGTCTGGATCAAGAAATGCTTTGACTTAATTAATCGGTATGAAGAAGTTGCAGAAAACTACAGTTGGCACGGAATTATCCCGGAAGAAGAGAGAGTTTTCCGACCGATCATTGACGATCTTAGACAAGAAGATGAGTTTATCGCATGTCAGGAGAATGGATTCTTCACCATACGTATTGAGTCTTCAAAAGAAGTACGTAGGCAGCGTATGATTGAGGCAGGAGATGAGTTTACTGAGGAGGATTTAGAGTTCGGTCCAGAGAGTCATGTTAACAAATTTGATGTAGACTTCGTAGTAAACAACAATGGTTCACTAGCAGAGCTATATGAGCAGCTAGATGCTATCGTTGCTACCCTGACTAAGGAGGGGTAGTCCATGTTACTCCTAGCCATAGGTTGTATATACTCCCTATCTGGGTGGCTGGCTAATCGTCTTTTGGCACGTATTGAAGAGGACCCGGTACAAGAATTAATATACCGTCAGTCATCGCAACAGTTGTTTGTTCTGTTTATTTTAAGCTGCGCTTTACTTGTATTACACTTACCGTGACTGCCATAACACAATACAGCCCCATTAGGGGGCTTTTTTTTTATAATATTTTAAAAAGTTATTGACATAGTTACAGTCCCAGTTATATACTATTATCAAATGATACAGCAGGAAGTGATCAACATGCATGTAGCCCTAATCGCAGCCATGGGTCTCAATCGAGAGATCGGAGCTGGCAACAGATTACTATGGGACATCAAAGAGGATATGAACTGGTTTAGACAAAAGACTAAAAATAAGGTGGTGGTCATGGGGAGGAAAACATACGAAAGTATAGGAAAACCACTCAAGGGTAGAGTTAATGTTGTTTTAACACACAACAGGGAGTATGACCCACACCCAGATGTTCTTGTTAGACACAACCTAGAGGATATATTTTTCGAGTTTAGGAATGAACTTGAGATTATGGTCATCGGGGGAGAGACCATCTACAACCAGTTTTTCCCATACGCAAACCGAATATACCTAACACAGGTCGAAAAGACGTATGAAGAGGCTGACGCATTTTTCCCGGAGTTTGACCGCAGTATTTGGAACCGATATTTCTATCAAGACGGATCAGAGGATATAGGCATTAAGTATAATTTCAGTGTCTATAAAAAGAGGCTAAAACTAGAGGGGGAAGATTAACATGACGAAAAGATTTTTTGTAGAAAATGCTATTGCAGTTTGGGTCCCGGGAAATACTCCAGCGTATATGATTCCAAAAAGTTTCGAATGGACACCCAAAGATGAGTCATCCTATTTTGATGAAATTCCAGTCGTATTGGTCAGTAAGGCAGCAATGGACTCTGTAGAGTATGCGTTACCTATTCTACCTGATGACCTAATGGAAGCTATCGCAGGGGATGCTGTCGTGAGTGACGATGATATGGAGGAAGGGTTTGATCCCGACTTTGCTGCAATTTTAACTGATAAAAACCGAAGCCTTATTGTAGTTGCTGAAGACGAAGGATATATCACTAGAAAGAGTAGGCTAGACCCTGAAACTGACTACGAAGTTGCCTCTAAGGTAGCTAGATACGCTGATGAGCTTACTGAGTTTGACTGGGACATCAATGTCGTGGAAAAGGAGTCTAGGGAAAAGACTGCCTTAGAAAAGTTCGAAACACCTTCAGAAGAAGTGTTTATCGGAATTACTCGAAGAGAACGTAAATTGAAGGAGCTATTGATGAACGCTATCTTCGACATGGGATGTAATGGTAATGTTGAGGAGATTAAATACTGGATTTCTGAAATGGCACCCTCCGGTAACACATCTAAGGAGTTAAAAAATATGGACGTTGATACCCTACTTCAGTACCTGTACGATGCAGTTAAGCAAGGGTGGAATGAAAACCACGAGGTCTTAGGAGATGGGATTACCAAAGGTTACGGCGGAAGCCATGCTCAATGGAACCTGTTCAGAAAGACAAATAAGGATATGATTGTCCGGTTCGCTTACTAAGGGATTATCTTCTATATTATGGAAGGGAGGGGTATGAGGTATGCAGGAGGGATTTTGCTGTCCGCACTGTAACTACCACTACCACGACTGGTGGGAATATGTTGATCCTACCGACATGGAAGCTGAGTTCGTGATGCCCTGCGATTCTTGTAACGAGAACTTTAACGTCATCATGACAACTACTGTGGCATTCTCAACAGAGAAAGTCTAGGAGGGTTTTATCGGTTTTCCCTGTAGGTGTCTAAAAACACCAAAAGGAGTGCTTTTATTGTCGAACTCGAACTATATGTACTTTGTTGACTTTGAGAAATTCGGAATCAGGTCTGATGGGACAGAGGCTAGAGCAACCACTGACGGGTGGATTGCTGCACTTAAAGAGGCTGTAGAGCTCGGATATCACACAGTATACGTTCCAGAGGGTCTTTACCTTATTGACGCTGTAAGCACTGTAGGTAGCCTTCCAGAGTACGGTGGTGGCTTAATGTTCCCATCAAACATCGAGGTAATCTTTCATGAGAGAGCGCTGTTTATGGTAGCGCCAAATAGTTCAACAGGGTACGCCTGTTTCAATCTTGAAAATGTGGAAAATGTGACTCTTCGAGGAGGAACGATCATCGGGGACCGCTACGAGCATGACTACGTTACAGATGGAGTACCAGATAATCGTAAAACTCATGAGTGGGGTCACGGAATCCATATCAGAGGCTGCCGTAACATCACAGTAGAGAACGCAACTGTCATGAACTGCACAGGTGACAACATCTGGGTGCCTGCCAAAGGTATGATGAACTGGGAGGGCAGCACCTACATACCATCTGAGGGGATCACTATACGTAAATGCATACTGATTCGAGGAAGACGTAATAACCTAGCCACGAACGGCTGCCTTGGCATGAATGTTGATGACTGTGATTTCATCGAAGCTGGCGGAGACACTATCGGACCCGCATTCGGTATCGACTTGGAGGGATTCGCTGAAAACAGCATTAAGTACGACCATCCTTATGAAATCAACATCACGAACTGCCGCTTCAAAAGAAATGGTAAAGGTGCCTTAAACATCAACGTTACAGGTAAAGTTCATGCTACTAATAACTTCTCCGATGACGTGTTCAGCTACGGGTTCTCGACAGATAGTACGATCAGCAATAACACGATCACTAACGAGACAGGGATAGACAAACCATACGGTATAGACTCCATCCGTAAGTCCTCCTCCGAAACTGGTAACCGTACAATCATCACAGGTAACCAGATTAGAGGATTTGCTACAGGTATTTGTGCCCGAGGTGTAGGTGTTATTGTCAGCCAAAACTATCTTGAGGATATTAGCTCCGTGGGGATCAACCCTTACCTTTCCGAAGATGTTATGGTAGCTAATAATACGATTAACAGTGACTGCCTGCATGTGTGGGTCCGTAACTCTGTGGATGTTCAGGTGGGCAACAACAAAGGTAAAGACGCTGAAAATTACTACGGAATCAAAGTAGAGGACTCCAGTGATGTAGTTGTCAATGATAACAAGCATGTAGCCAAAGGCGGTATTCAGGTTGCCCGGTCAACAAATGTACGTATCAAAGACAATGATTTAACTCTTATTGGTAATGGTAACGGTATTAGCTGGGACAAGACTTCACAAGTTAAGTTGATTAAATCCAACTGGATAAGTGGTGCTGTAGCAGCTGCTATTTCCGGCTACGCAGACGCTTACTCCACTATTATCTCCTATAACATCTTAGAAGACTGCAAGTACCTAATCGCTATCTACTTGAATGGCGGGGCACACCACATGCTTAAAGGTAATGACATCATGTTCAGAAGAGGAGCTAACGGAGGATACGGAGTTCAGTTAGTAAACACCACACAAGCTAGATTAATCAGCAATGATGTCCGTACAATGGACGGCTGCACTCTGCATGCTTCTTACGACTCCACAGGATCAACATATACAAAGTATGCGTATAACACTTACATCGGAAAGATCAACCTTGGTCAAGCAGACACTGAAAACTACAACACAAAATTAGACTAATTGGAGGCAGATAGCATGGCACAAACAGACACATATCCAAATATTGAAGCACTAGAGAACGCAGAAACTGTCGGAGTAGCGTACAATATCGAGGTTAAGCGCCAAAATCCTAATATGATCTATTTTTCACCGCATGCTGGAGGAATTGAAGTAGGTACTACAGAGCTTATCTACCGAGTCGTTGAATTGACCGGGGGAAGCCTATACTTGTTCCAAGGGCTGCTGCCAAGTGGAAACAGTCGATTACACGTCACAAGTACGCATTTCGATGAACCTATGGCAGTGTATATGCTTTCTAAGCATACAGACGCCGTATCATTCCATGGGTACAAGGATGACTACAACAAGAACACGCTGGTGGGCGGACTGAATACAGAGCTTAGAAACCTCATTGTCAGCAAACTCAACTCTAAAGGGATTGCTGCTGAAGTAGCTACAGACCGCTTTACAGCTACTAACCCGGATAACATTGTAAACCGCTGCGCTTCCGGTAAAGGAGTTCAGTTAGAGATCAGCTCTGCACAGCGTAGGGCTTTCTTCCAGAATAACGACTGGTCTAAAGCTAACAGAGGGAATGTCACTCAGGAGTTCTTAGACTACGCAGAGGCTATTAAAGAAGCAGAGGCAGAGTATTATGGCTAAGGACTGGGTTTACATCGGGTCCACCCCTCCGCACTTAACCCGGGAGGCAAATGAAGCGGAGCTTAAGAAGTATGCATTTAAAGCTCAAAAGTTAAGAGAGGACTTAGCCCGCATCAAGAGTAAACTAGAAGAAGAGAAAAAAGACAGCCAATGAGCTGTCTTTTTTTTTATAAATAGGGCTTGTCTTCCTGTGTCATACCGTGTATAATGTGAGTATCATACAGTATAGTTAGAGACTAACAAAACAAAGGGGAGCTGTAACATGGAAGACAACAAAGTGGTTTGTGATACGTGTAATAGCGAGTGTAAAGAGAACTGTATGGTCGTACCTATGGCCATCAACTGGTCAGATATCGAGAAAGTAACATTTAATGAAGTTTACATCTGTGAAGAGTGTGCTGATAGAATAGATAAAAAGTTTGGTATATCTGAGATGATTGAATCCGAAGACTTTGAACCTAATTTGGATTTACTTTTAGGGATAGCGGATACATTCATGGAGAGACAGAAAGAGTATTTGGATGAAGAAGAATTTGATAAGTGGGTCAAGAGAGCGACAGAAATCTGGGAGCAGGAGGAAGAAGAGTATGAACAAAATCTGGATGAAAATTGAGGAAGAGAATAAGCCTACTATGTACGCAGTATTCACAATAGACGGTACCCAGTGGAATGTATCCGACCTTGTGATCGAACAGGAGGATGGAAAAGATTTATCAGTCAAAAAGAACTTCCAAAAACGTATCAAGGAAGAGATTGGGGATAAGATTGCATACTCGTTCGAGGAGAGGCAGCATATGGATAGAGAGTTTCAAAAAGAAATTTATAAACACGTTACGTACACAACGTTATATAAAGCAGCTATTGAAGCGTGGAAGACCATGAAACCAGTTATGGCATCTCTAGAGGAGGTTGATGAAGATGGGGAATAAGAAGAGAGGATTATTCTCCCACCTCATACTCACTCAGTATGTAGATGAGGTAGGCAATACTCACAAATTCGGTACTTCTGATGCTATTTATGATAAAGACGGTACCGCCTTAGATTATCAGGTTGACTTTGAAGAGGGAGACATTACGATAGAGATACAGGCTTTCAATCACTTAGAGGATCGCACAGAGGAAGTTTTGTTTACAGCAACCGAAGAGGACTTAGAGTTCTTTAAGCAGATGGTGAAAGATATGGAGCATGTATTCACCCTTAAAAGATTACGTAAAGTATCCAGCAGTGACACTATTGTCGGAGACATCGCCGGAGGAGAGCAGGGAGAAGAATGAAAAAAGTAGGAGTAGAGTACAGGGAGTTGATTAAAAATGACAGACGGGTATACGGTATTCCTTATGATGTGTGGGATGAAGATTTATGGGTAGGGGAAGGTGAGCCTATCTCTATCAACGGAAAGAACTGGGTTAAGGCAATCTGGTTGCTAGAGAGATACATGGTTGAGTGCGATATCGAGCTATTCGATTTTGTAGAGGACTGGACCGAAGAGGTTGAAAAAGAGTACCGGGAATATCTCGGATACTTCGAGGAGAGGAGATAGAATAATGGATCAAGAAGGGATTTTAGAGGCAGTCGAAAAACTCAAGAGTGTAGGATACCGAGAGCTCTATGAGGGGCAATTAGTCAAAACATTCAAAGGTCCTGAGAACCAACATGGACCCTCTGGTTTTCAAGTTAGTGTAGCGGTATCTATGCTCGAATTATCTATGTATAACGGGGACATTGACAGCTTGATCAAACGTAAAGATCAAGAGGCTCGCAAGCATTTGTTGTATATCTTGGCGGAGGATGAAAGACTCAGACTACCATCTTTAGAGCAGCTTATCGGCGCCTTCTCAAGTATCCCTATGCACAGGGTTCTAATGTACATCGGAATTGACATTGCAGAGGGAATAGCCCAAGGAGCAATCATAGGAGACTTATCAGGTATCTCCGGTAAAGAAGATCACTATGTAGTCCTATATGCACACCACTCCTTAGCTGAGAAGGCTGGTGACGTTCTAGGTAAGTATGGTAAGCAGCTGCTAGAAAAGTCAGTAAAACGTGTCACAACAGTTGGTCCTTCCTTTATGGAGGAAGCCTACTGGAGTAACAGGAGCTACTGTAAGGAGGTAGAATAATGAGTAAGAGTCAGGACAATAAAGGATTAGAACCAACTATACCTACTGCGGAGGCAGTTAGGCACGCGCATAATAAGTATTGGAAGTATTATACAAAGGGTGACATCCTAGAAACAGTCAGCGGAGCTATTGTCGATGCTATAGGGGAAACAACTGAAGTAACGATTTCCTTTGAGAAGAAGTTTGTGAACAGGGAGGAGTTTAATGAAGCCCTTAAGGAGCTTCGTAATCTAGGGTATGAGACATTTATTCACTATAACGGAGATAGCTCTGATATGTCCTTAGCGGTTTCTTGGGGAGACGGTCGAAAGTGGTACCAGCGCTCCGAGGTACTGTTACCTTACGGGTGCGGAATTTTCGTGATAGCAATGTTTATCTTTGTACTGTTTTTTGCCTTTATGAGCCAGTAGTTTAACTAGGAGGGTTGTTTAAAATGAAATTCAAATATTCAGCAGATGCTGTAAGAAAACGTCAGGAAGAAATGCATGGGAAAAAGTACACTAAAGAGTATATCTTTGATGAAGTGATGAAGATGATAGGTTCTACCGGGATTCAAGGTTCTTCATACAAAAGTTCTCATGTGAAATTTGATATTCCTCATAAGTATCTGGATTTGAAAGAGCTGAAAAAAGCGAAAGCAGCTCTTAGAAAAGAAGGATATAGAGTTAAAGAGAAAGACTACTCATCCGAGGTGGAACTAACGGTGAGTTGGGAAAAGTTTGACTGGAGAATGTTTTGGGTGAAGCACAGAAAAGACATTAAGCTGTATATAATGTATACGTTATTATCCTTAGCGATATGTGCCGTTTTTATGGGGTTTATCCTCGCAACAATCTTATAGGATGAAAGGGGAAAACAGAATGAAAACATTAAGTAGTGAAGACTATGATAGAATTGTAAGCAAGTACCCTCAAGAAATACAAGGTCTAATGGGGGAACTGTTAGGCTACCTGCTTAACGGTTATGAGATTGAAGTATCTAGGGTAATGGACATGGTTAAAGAGGCTTTTGAAGCAGGTAAGCAAAGTAAATGAGAGAGGAGAAGGCAGCGATGGAAGAGATTAAACCGTACTTTACACCAGTACGAGGGAAGGTGTATCTAACACCAAAGCAAGTTGAAGGCATTAACGTACTATTAAGCGGTGTTGATAGTATTCGGCTCCTTGCAGATTTAATACACGATGAACATATTTATGATAATGAGTATGGGTTAGGAGACCTAAAAGAAGAAGAAATTTTGTGGGTAGCTATGGGAGGAAGATACGAAGTTAAGATGGACGTTTTAGACGAGATCGACCGACTAATAGCTATCTGGGGAGAACTCTTAAAAGAGTTTCCTAATGAGAAAGCGATAGCTGATAAGATCGACTCCCTCCAGCAGGCAAAAGACAATATTATATTGCAGCGCAGCCACCAGCTATCAGATATTATTATAGACAGAGAAGGGGTTAAGATATTAAATTGGAATGGCAATAAGATCAATCTGTACCACCCATCAAAAGATGATCCATACGAGGAAGAAGATGAGTGAGTTAGAACTACTTGCAAAAATACTAACGTACTGGAGGGACAGGATAAATGTCGAGAGCTAGAGAAGGTGCAAACTATAATGTAGTTTTTGCAGAGTATACAGGTAGATCAGATAGGTCGTCATGGACCGAATATACTTGGGATTTAGCTTTAGAGGATGATAGAGGGAAGACAATATGTGGATCGTTTAAAACATATTACGACTATGACTCCGAGACCTTACTTGGAAGTACCATTAGATTCTTAATGGGTACGTTTAAGACTACTGAAGAGGATCGTATCATTGAAAAGTTAGTTATTGTACTGACTAACGGGGAGAAGATCACATTCAGTAGCTCCGGGGCTTATAAGGAATATGAGGCTCTCAAATTTGCATATGAGATCGGAGAACCTTTTTTCGAGCTGCCTACTCTCCCTAACGGAGACAGCTTAGTCGTTAATCTTAGTAATGTTACCCATTTCTTTATTAGTACGAAGGGGGGCACCGATGCGTAGACGAAAGCTGTCAGGTAACAAGTTCAATAATCTTAGCCGATCAGACTGGAAGGAAGCAAATGAAGTTTCTACAAACAATCGAGGGATCAATGGACTAACCCGAGAGGAAGTGTTTCATAAAAAGGAGATGCTGCGGAGTTTTATAGGAAGCTGTTCCGCAGAAGGATTGTCCCTCTCTGAGGTGTACATGGAAAGCAAAAAGGAGAGCACCGATGATTAAGACGATAAGCGCTGCATGTCCCAAGTGTAAGAAGTTCAATTCATTTAACGTCCCGGATCATGTTACAGTGGTAACCGAGATTAATGTACCTTGGTTTCGATGTTCGTTCTGCTTTCAACAATCTTCTAGAAACTCTTGGAGTACCGAGAAGCCCTCAGAGTTTAAGAGTGATGTATTAGGCGTTCCATACGAGGAGGATACCGATGAGTAAAAAAGAAATCTGGGAAGCTAAAGCTAATGTAGGAGACTTAATCAGGCTGGTTTACAGCTCTGACTATGATCATTACCCTCCGGGAACTATACTCCGGGTACACGACATTCTAGATATGTCTGTTGTGAGGGGGCAGCTGGAAAAGGAACGAGAAGAGATGGGAGAGGAATTTTTTGATTTCGCATACCCAAGCGGAACCCACTCAGATGAAGTTGAAGCACACCCTCCGTGGGTTAGAATGGGTGTGGACATTCATAATGAATGCTTCGGTGTTATGTTCTTTTTAGAAAATGAGGATTACGAGGTACTGACTGAGGAGGAAGCAGCAGAATATCTAAGTAAACATGCTGTAATTACGAAGGGGGAAGAGTATGGACAAGTTGAAGGAGATTGAGATTATAAAGGCAGCACTGTATACCGATATCCTTAAGCAGAAGGAATGGATCGAAGCTCTGCGTAAGCAGCAAGTCAGGAAGCCTGAGTTTGAAGAGCGTCTGAAAGAGACTGAAGAGCTCTATGATAGGGTGTGCAAAAAGTATTTCAAGCTAAAGGCTGAATCCGATCCTAAGCCTGTAGAGGTGAAAGAGATAAGCCAAGAGGAGCTCTCTGAGTTCCTTCAGGATAAGGAACTTACACTTGTAGGGCAAACTACCAGCTTTAAAACACATAAGGAAATCGTAAAGTGGGATGACAAGGGGAACGGTGTAATGATCATTAAAACATTTGATGATGTAGAAAGTGTGGACCACTGTTATGAATCTATGGGAGGAGACCCTTATCTTTACATAGAGACAAAGGGCGTGGACTTCAACATCAGGATGTCTAAGGAAGGTCTAAAAGATTTTATTGACATGCTGCAAGAGGCATATAACAATTCAAAGGTACGGAGGTAGTAGGGTATGGCAGAAAGAAAACACTATGAGGGTATGGATATTAAGGCAGAGCCCTATGAAGTCTTTGAACTAGAAACCAGTAAAGAAGACTACGAAGAAACGATCTGGGAGCTCAAGGAGACCGTCAAAAGGTATGAAGAGGCACTACTGGGTATTCTCAATGTCGATGTCCTGTTCCTTAGCATGAGCGGAGAAGAGGACCTGCCCTACGATGTCGAAGCTGCTCATGATGCAATGTTAGATACAGCTGAAAAGGCTCTACAATCGTACTTTGAAAAGCGTAGAAAGGAGTGGAAGGATGAATGGAAAGATTCCCCGTTTACGGAATGGAAGTAGCGAGGTCCTTCGAAGAGCATCCTCCCGTAGAAGGACACAGCTATGTTCTCGTAGAAGATGCCTTCGTGCCTACAAAAACACTTGTATATGGACCAGTACAAGATTCCGCATTAGATCAAATATGGTTTCTTGCGATGAAGATACGCAAAGCGTTAGACCTCGATGTAGAAGAGTATTACCTACGTTGCAGCGAAGATGAGGTAGAAGAGGCTTGGGACAGGTATCAAAAATTGACACGCAATACCAATAAGCGGATGCTGCGAGGAACAGCTCGGTGAGGATATTAAAAGCTATAGGGGTAGTGGTGAGCTTGCTGCTGTTAAGTTTACCATTACTAATGTGGGAGACTAGCTGCTGGCTTTGGGATATAATTAAAATCCCATTTCTATATGTATTAATTATTATAACGTTCTTCCTGTACGTAGCTGTGTGCGGAATGGGTTAGGAGGTGCAGCACGATGAAAGTTGTAGATGCAAGGTTTTTATCGTTTAAGCATCATGCCGGGGAGTATGTTGTACATAGCGTCCCTTATCTTGTCCTAGATAAGCCCCCAGCAGGATGGACCTCTACGCTTCGTATGACTGACGAGTACATGGATAGGCTGTCTTGGATCATATCCGAGTGTATCCCTAGATCAGGTGTAACGGAGTTTGACTTCTTCGATGATTGGTCTAAAGAGGTAGACGAACAATACCAAAAATATAAGGAGGAAGAAAACAATGAGTAATCAGGAATCTAAGTTTCCACATTTAATACCTTCAGTGGTAACAGGTATATTTTTGTCCAAAGATACTAAAGACGATTGGGAAGATGTAGTAAGCTACGTATTAGATACTAATACTGGGAAGATACACCTTGTTATTACAGAGGACGGTAACACTTCTGGAGCAGTCCTTTCAGCTGTGCAGCTGGACTTCTTTGAGCAGATGATTAAAGACTATAGGGAAATCATTAAGTATAGAAGGGGGTTAGGAGAATGAAGCTGTCTATGTCAGGATCGGGGATTACTATGTAGAGGGCTTTTGGTCTCATAATGAGGAAGGCAGCTTAAATGATTACGCTTGGCTGGGAGAAGACAATGTATCTTTACTGCCAACTAGGGATAAAAACAAAGCTCACAAGATGTTCGATGTTCATGCAGAGGAGTTGGCGGATTATTTTAATGGAGAAGCAATTTATACAGGGGAGAGGTGGTAGCCTGATGTTTGGTTATAGAGATTCTTTTATTATGCTCTTAGACAGCTTGAGGGCTAAAGATCATGAGGTATGGGAGTACACCCCTCCTAACCGCTCTCACGGGTTCACAGTGGTCCGTAATGACGATAGGCTCCCTTATGTCGAGGGATGCAGCTATCTCGTCCACGAGAAGGCTAGGATATGTGCAGGTCCCTACCCGGACGATGTAATGGACTATGTTTGGTACTTAGTTTGGCATTACCGGGAGTCCAACACAGTCCGCATATTCGATACGATTACCTCTATACTAGGGTAGGGTAGTTAAAAGGGTACCTTTTATGGTACCTTAGTACTATATTTACACTTCCTATATAAACACGGGGAGGGGTGTGTGGTGGAGAGTATGCTCACTATTTCACAAAGTATATACTACCTTCCTATTGCTGCTCCGGGGTTGGGTCCCATATTAGTGGCTCATCTTAGTGGCTCCATATTAGTGGCTCCTTACGATGGCTCCCTATTTACGTTTAAGATAGGCTCCAAATTAGGTAAAAAAATTTCTTGGAAAATTTCTACCCGGGGTAGAGAGGTGGCTAGGGTACCTTGTCGTTTATGGGAAAAAAAGGTACGGGGAGGGGTTTGACAGATTAGTCTGACAATTCAAACTAATAAGAAAAAGAGCGGACACCCCGCCCTTAAATGAAATCCGCTTGACTCAATCCATTCCGTTTCATTTCCCTTTGCATTGTGGTCATGTGTGCATATGGATCATTCTCCTGCATGATCTCTATGTCTGTGTGTAGCTCCTCTATATCCTGATCAAGCTCCTCTATAGCGTCTAACAGTTCAGCCGCTCCTGTCTCCTCATATTGTGCCATTAGATCATTGCGTGTGTCCTGCATGTCCTCCAGCTTGTCTGCTAACACCTGTATATCCATTGTCATGTGTATTCCCTCCTGATTTGGTATGTCTTTAGTATATCACCTTATTGTCTTAAAGTCAACACTAATCATAAAAAAAAAAGAGCGTTGCCGCTCTTACACTTCCTGCCCGCATTTAACACAATACGAGAAGCATTCAAATGATCCGTTTACCTCTTCTTGCACAATCTCATGATCACACCAGCCGTGATAACCTTCAAGCATCTGTTCCGCTTTAAGCTCTAGGATGTACCTTACCGAGTAGTAAGGGATACTAGTGATAGAACAGTTCTTCACTGCATGCTCTCTGCCTGTAAACGCTAGTTCCTTTAGAATCGCTTCAAAGTGTTCCCGGAATAGGTCATCATACGTTTTATCCTCATACCTTTCTATCTCTGTAAGTACATGGTCTGAACCGTGTTTGACAATGGCTTCGAGCTTTGCTGTACCTTCCTCGAATGATACGCCGTCAACGTGCCCCATTAATTCCTCAACCGCCCAAGTGTTCATATGTAATGTGTTCATAATAAAATCGCTCCCTTGTTTTTAGTATGTAATGTTCTTTACAATTATAATGATACCATATGAGTTGACCATAAGTCAACTCATAATATACATTTTTTCAATTTCTTTTTTAGTCCCAATTTCAAACCCATTTTGGTATAAAAAATCTTTAATGTGTCTTAAAGTTGTACTTGAGTGTGTCCCGAATACTTCAGCCTTGCCGTCCCTGATCTCTGCTACAATCGTTTGGTAAGACAATAGCTGTTTAACACCTTCACTCTCTAATACCCAAGCCTTTTTATAGAAGCTTTTACGTCTGTCATAAACTGGAGTTAACTCTGTTCTGCTTTCACCTATCATAATTGATCTCTCCCTTTAATTTGTTAACTTAAGTATACCATATGGGTTGACTAGAAGTCAACCCATATTTAAAACTTTTTTTACGAGTGTTTCCTCATGTAGCTGAATCGTATCGCCTTCAAAGTATTCCATATCGTCACCATAAAGGACAACAGCCTTATAGAACCCATTCAAACGCCTGCTTGCTATCTGGACAGTAATGCCTTCAAATAACACTTGCATTCCCTGTCTAGGCGTCATATCCTTTAATGGTAACGCCTTGCACTGTCAATCGTTCGCATACCTTCCAGCAACGCTTTCCGCTTCATTTAGGATGTGTTTAGCCTGCCATAGTTCGTCATAGGCTTCACCTATAAACCTGCCAGATTCTAAAGCATCTTGAATGATCCAAAATAGCTCTACTTTCTGATCCCACCATGCAGCATGCTCCCATTGACTTTTAATACTTCTCGCACTGACTAATAGCTCTTTAGCAGTTGCCACACATTGACTAGTTGTTTTCAGTTCCATCATAAATCCCTCCATATTTGGTATAGTTAAAGTATAACAGGACGTTGACGCAAAGTCAACACTTTTCTAATAATCGTTTTAATGACTGGTCATACTGTTCACAGATTGTATTAACCTGTGAACAGTATTCGTCTACCGTCAGCACCTTCCTACGTGTCAGCCGCTTCCATAGCCTTTTCATAGTGGAAGTTTACCCCACGTAATAGCGATAATAAACAGCAGAACACAGATAGTACCACCAATGACACCATAGAATAGTTTAGCGTCCACCGCTTCCACTTCTTCACCCTCTTCAAGACAAAAGAAATAACGATTAAGCATAGCATAGTAGCGTTTTAACATCCTGCATACCTCCAATTAGTTTATGTATGAGTTAGTATGTATTTAGTATAACACCGTATTGACGAAAAGTCAACACCTATTTTGCACAACCTGCACATTTCTTTCTGTCCTTTGATTCTCCTACAAGATAAACCTTGCCGCACCCCTTACAATTATCTACCCGATATCCTGCTAGTGTTGTCATTATGTATGTACCTCCTATTTAGTATGTCTTAAGTATATCACCGTATTGACTGACTGTCAACATCTTTTTAGAAAAAGAAGGAGAATTATTCTCCCTCTTCCTCTTCATTAATGAGCGCTGTTAGTTCATCGCTTAGTGTTAGGTTAGGGAGGTTTCCTTCTAGGGAATCCATGATTTCCTCAATGTGGTCCTCTAATTCCCGCTCTAAGTCATATTCTGACACACTCTTTAGATTGCCGTATCCATCGAATTTAACATAATCGTCAGTATAGTTGTAGTCACCATATACAGCCGCCCGCACTGCTTTCATAGGTTCACCTTCAAAGTAAGTATTAAAGAAGTCCTCATCGTTATACTGATAGTCAAGATGTTCAAGTTCACTATTCCAGCTGTTAACCTCTCTTACAACGTCCTTTAGTTCTTCCATGTTATCTAGTAAGTAAGCTTTAACTTTTTCCATTTTACTCTCTCCCTTGTTTGGTATGTCTTAAGTATATCAGGGTATTGATTTAAAGTCAACACCCTTTTAATTTTTTTTTAAAGGATAATGTTCTCTAGGTATTCTAGTCGGTCGTTTGCTTCATCCTCTGTTTTAAAACCATCTTCAAATAGTTCTGTACCTGCACATAGACACCATTCATCACTACCCTCTAACCATATAACCTCTAGTTGCTCTCCCTCTTCCTCTAGGTTTCTAAAAATGTTTTTCCACGTCTCTAAACTCTGTCTCATTATGTAAGCCCTCCCTTATTGGTATGACTTAAGTATATCAGGGTATTGACCACAAGTCAACACCCTTTTTCATTTTTTTTTTAGAGTTTGTAATCATGAGTGAAAGCTGGTTCGTCCTCATCACCATACGCATACAGTTTAAATGATTTAGATTCCTCATCATATTCTAATACGGCAACTGTTTCACCTTCGATATTCAATTCTAAACCATTGTCAGTTTCCTCTGCAAACATACTGTGCTTTCCTGCCTTTAACTGAATGTATTTAGTCATTGTAAAATTCCTCCTCGTTTTTAGTACATCTTTAGTATATCACCCTATTGACCACAAGTCAACCACTTTTAAGAAATAAAAATATTCTGACAATTAGCTTACCCTGTGCAGCCCGCCGTAGCTCCGGTATACCCAGCGGAGCCAGAGCTACTACAAAATGAGCTACTATTTAATACGATCCCAAAACCTCTTAAGTACCTGCTTACGTGTCATCCCCTCCGCATGGAAGGAATATGTTGAGCCACTACTATGATCAGTGTAATGACCTACATAGCCGCCACTGCCCCGCCGCATTACAACCGTGAAATGACCTACTGTATATTCATCATAAGCCTTCATCCTTATTCACCCCTTTATATGCGTCCTCTGCATAGCTCACCAGTATCTTTTTATACTTTTATTATACTATGTATGTTGACTAACTGTCAATACCTTTTTATAAAAAATTTGGTGAAGAGCGGCTTACCCTCCACCAACCCAAGGCAGTACATGAATCGTTAATGAGCTATCAAGAAACGATCCCTTAATTAAAAGTCAAATATAAGTCAATAGTATTGAGACGTTACTTTGCATACGTGCTGCTAATTACTTTTTAGATTTGTCAGTTTGGTTGCGTGCCACTTACCCTCACCTCCTTATAGTATATATCGTGTATCTTACTGTAACTATAGTGTAACATGGTCTATATGTTATGTCAACACTTATTATAGAAAAATATTTACTATTTAAATGCGTTTTAAGCCGTTTTAACCTGTTTAAGACTAAATATACTCGATTATTATTAAAACGTCTTACAGGGCAATCTGAGAAGGGTGAGCGGTATTCTGACAAAGGGATAGTCTAACACTTATATGCGCCCCCTTGAATTGTCAGAATATTTAGAATAATGAAAATTCTCCCGCCGCCCCCTCCACAAGATGCGAACAATAAAGTCTAGCATGAAGCGGACTCGATTTACACGCCC